CTTGAACTTTCCCGGTGTGCTCCGGTAACGGGTGCGGGACAGACGGCACATGACTCTAATTTCCCGATACATTACAGGCGCAGCCAGAATCAAGGTGGGATTAACCGGCTGTTAGACCGGTTAATTCCTATATGGATTCTGGTTATAAGCCTGTAACGTTGAATAACCTGCCCGTTCACCCGTTCTGCCGTGTGCCCGGCATGCCCTATAACGATGCTACCAGCGTATTGTACACCGCCCGGCTCGTCAATAAGGCGCCGCGCATGCATCCTATGGTCAGGTAGCCCGGAATGATTCCCGGGGTCTTGCCCCGGTTCGCCTTCACGTTGCGCCCTTTGCCCCGGACAATGCAGCCGTCCTGCCCGGTACTGACATATCCCAGACCGCCTACCTTCCGCTTGCCCGTACTTACGGCCCGCAGGCAGTCCATCACGAACTTGTTCAGTTCGTCAAGGTCTCTGCGGACATTGCATACCGGAAGCACCTGGGTCGCCCAGCTGAACTCCCCGTTGCCCTTATACAGGTAGCGGTTGACTGCATTGACCGCTTTTGCCGGGGTAGTGCGGGGATTGCGGATCGTGCGGCGTTCAATCTCTTTCTGAAAAGTCTTGATACGGCTTGCCGAAGGGGAGATCATGTCCCCCTTGATGCTGAACCCGAGAAACTTGAACCAGCGGTCGGACATCAGGTATTCCACCTTCTTCGGGTTGAGCTTCATGCTTTTCTCGCCGAGCCTTTGTTCCAGCACTTGCATTGCTTTCCCGTAGTCTTTCCCGATGAACAGCATGTCGTCCGAGTATCGGATGTAGTAGCCTGTCATTCCTGAGAGTTCCCCGTCGAGATCATGGAGCAGCACGTCGGCCAGCCAGCTTGCCACGGGACAGCCCTGTTTGAGGGACTGGTACTTGGCTTGAAGGCGGTTGTCTTCATCGAAGTAAAGATCGTTGTGGTAGTACTTCCTGAGCACGTCAATTAAGGAGGAGCGTCCGTGTCTGGCCTCGACCTTGTCGAACGCCTCGTCAATGTACCGTATCGGCACACTATCGAAATATTTGCTCAGGTCCGACTTCCAGCCCAGAATGCCGCCGCCTCTCGTTTCCGCTATCCGGCGGCTGGCCTCGGTGACTACGCTGCCACAGCCGATACCGCTTTGGTAGGACTTACACGAGGGGTGTACCATTTCCGGCATGAGTTCAAAGAGCAGGTCGTTGGCAATGCCCAGCACTACCCGGTCGACGGGCTCGTTGATGTATACCGTACGGAACTCGCCGTTCTCCTTCGGTATCTGTGCGGTATGCGGGGGAGCGATTTCGTACTTCCCCTGTATCATGGCATCGGCCATGGCCATACGGGTATGCTCGTCGGTCAGCCGGATAAGCTGGTCTTTCCGGATGTCTTTCAGCACGCCTTTCTCAATGGCCTTTTTCCACCGGCCGATGTCGAAGAACATCTGTAATATCTTGTCTGACATGGTTCGTATATTTTTTATTATTTTTCCTGACAATACCGTTCAAAGTGTTGGAGGTTATAACTTTCTGTCTGCAGGTTCTCCCAGCAGTCCCGGATAAACTCCTCCCGTACCTCAACTTTTGCCTGCGGGAATTCTTCCTCCAGCATTCTTCGGGCAAATTCTTTCCAGTTCCCGTTTTCTGCCAGTTCCTTGCGGATTTCAGGCAACAGCCGTTCGTATTCTTCTACCGTTCCGCACAAGGACAGCAGGTCGTCATTTGAGAGGTACTCTTCCGCGTCGTGGATTTTTCCGGCCTCGTCGGTAGGGATGAGAATTTTTCCTTCCGCAGTCAGCTCTACCGATACGGCACTGCTGCAGGCTGCAAAACCGTACTTGTCGTATATGGTCACCGAACAGGGATAGAATCCCTTCCCGTCCAGCAGGTCACCGGCCGGATCACCCGTCGGAAGGATGAAGCGGACTTTCCGCCCGTATTTTTGCCCAAGGTATTCCTTGAGCAGGCGCATAAGTTTTTCACGGGTAGCGGCCATATATTCTTTGCCGGCATCTTTTTCCTTGACAAGTCTCGGCAGGATGTCGTCCGGCATGGGAATGCCGGTATCCGATATGCCGTTTTCTTGCGTTTTACTCGGTTCTTTTTTCATTTTCAATTGTCTTTATCTGTGTATATCGTATCATTTCCCTGTCTCATCCCCTTTCTACAAATGCGGTGAGGCCTTCTTGCGGGAGGAGGAACTCCTTTTCCTGTTCACAGTAATAATAAATACCTTCATCGATCCTTTCTGCGGCTTTTGAAACGGGTGCGCCGCTCCTGCGTCCGATGAGCTTCCTCTGCAATGCGGTGACCGATACGGTTGTTTCCATTTCCTGTTCCGTCCCCCGGAACAGTGTCAGCTTCCTTATGGGGTACTCCTTTCCCTGCCACTCAATGACGTCGAGCAGGCTTCCCTCTTCGGGATATACCCTGCAGAATGCAGCGTGCACGCTTGCCGACACCTTGCCACAAAGCAGGCATATCTGTTCTCCCAGGCCCAGACAGCTGTTTCTGATCATCGCTTCGAGCAGGTCCGTGCCTGCCCCATTGTCCGCTGCCTGTGTGAGAGCCTCCCAGTATCCCCTGCCGAAGTGGCTTATGAAGGGCACGAGCTGCGAGGCCCTGACCGTCTTTTCCGACCCGCCTCCCGATTGCAGCGCCTCTATTCCGGCGGATACCAGCTGTACCCTTGTGTCGCCCTGCACGGGAGGATATACGGGGCAGCACACCTGCATGGTTTCCATCAGGTCTTCACTTTCGTTGTACCAGCGTACCTGTTCCCCGAATCTTATGAAATCATATCTGTCCATTTTTCTTTGTCTTCATTGTTCTGTTGTTGTTTACAATTCTTCCGGTTCTCCATCGTTGATACTTCGGTAGAAACGGTCTCCGTCCGCCCATTTCTTGGCGGCGATAGCCAGCCCGAACGCTTCCTCTATGGAAAGTCCGTCGGCGGGAAGGGCATCAAGGAGTTCTCCCATGCATACATCGTTCCCGCCATACTCTTCCTGCACCTTCCCGAGTGTCATTCTGCCTTTGTCCGTCTTTTTACGGCACAAAAGCATCTGTTGTATCCAATTTATCATGCGGTTCTTTTATTAAAGGAAATTTTTGGCATAACTGCGGGCTTCATTGAAAGTGTTGAAACCGATTCCACTCACGCAAGAGATTGCCCAGTATCTCAATTTCCTGCTTTCGGCACGGGCAAGATAGATTTGCCCGATACAAATCCCGTCTTTGAGGATGCCATGCCACTTGTCTTTTTTAATCCGTATCATGTTCCGGCATTCATTAGTCCATTTTCCAAAATCCGTAATCGGAGCCGTTACCGGGGTGGGCGCCGAAATAGTAATCCTCCGGGGAGCAGCTGTCAAGCGTGTCGAACAGCGATTCCAGCAATCCGGCCGCGTCATCGCTGTTCCACCATTCAGCATCCTTGTCTTCCATGGCATGGGCGGGGACGGCATCCATCACCTGCACGTACTCCGGTGTGTCACGGATAACATCCATGAACACCGGGATCAGGTCTTGCGTACGCATCGTGCTATGGGAAATGCTCTCGCCGGGGATGGCATGGATCCGGTTCTGTGTCCTCTCGTCTATGAACATGTCCTTTTAGATGAATGGAAGTCTGGTATCCTGTAACATGGGGGCCAGCATCCGGCACATTTCGTAAGAAGCCTCGTTGCGCCCGTCGATACGGCGCGGGTCACGCTCCGCCATGGCGAGAATACCGGCTTTTACAGTTCTGAAGAATGTCTGTTCCAGTGTCTTGTGGAAATAAGGAAGCGCCTGGGCGAAACGTTCGGACTTGAATCCCAAATCGTTCATGGCGTATTCCAGCTGTTTGGCCGCCTTGTACTCGCGGCTGTTCTCCAGGCTTTCCGGAATATCACCGAACTGTGCGGCCCGAAGCTGGCGTTCCAGTTCGATGACGGCCACTGAAAGCAGGAGCTTGATGGCAGCGGCATTGCCGATACCGTGTTTCTTCCCGTCAGCGGTATGAAATTCGATCAGGTTTACACTGTCGTTCTCTTGTAATTCTTTGTAGCGCGCGAGAATTTCGCTGAGCGCTTTTGCTTTTTCTTTATCCATAATTTTTATCTGATTTGATTGTTGTTGCACACAAGTACGTCCCCGACGATGAAGTCTTTCGACGCCGGGTGATGAGCACGGAATATCCTGCTCGCTTCAAGATTGAGGGACAGAGGGATAAGTTTGCCTTCCTCGTTGACGACCATTGTCGTGCTCCCGTCCAGTTCCACCAGTTCGATGTAGCCGCCGACAATCGCCTGCATCTCCTCCAGCGTGAAGTCTGAGCCATTGGCTGGCTGCACGGGTTGGCGTGTTCCGTCCGTTTTGATGATTTCTGTCATAGTTGCTTTGAAATTTTAAGATTCATGACTCGCCAGTATATCCAAAATCTGTTGCAAAGGGAATTTTTCAGTATAGAATCGCTCGTCGGTATGTTTGCCGTACGCCCGGTATCTGGCTTCCCCGTTTGCAAATACCGCCAAGATATGGCTGACCAGCACATTGTCCGGCGGAACCAACCTTTCCAGTTCCGTTTCGGTCAGTTCCACGAAGCACCAGTTATTGTCTTCCGGCAAGTCCTCGCTGCCCAGTATCCCGTCCTCGTCCGGCTGGTAAAAACCAACCGATATGTCATAAAAGTTCAAAGACTGGAAACTGATGTCATCCTTGAATGGCTTGACGGCTTCCAGCCTGCCGGACTGTGTCTGTTTCCACTCTTTTGACAGGTACACGATTGCAAAGTCGCAGCAATCCCATGCACTGTAAGTTCCTGCCTTGAGCAAAAGGTATGGGGTAGGTTCATTTGAGATTTTCATCGTGTTTCCCTCCTTTTATGTCACGCGTGATACCGTTTCACGGTGCGTAGCTGGTTAATGATATGGCTGAAAAGCTCGCGTGAATAGATGCGGTAATGGAACACGGCCGAATACTCACGCACGTTGCCGTGAAAGTCCACATAGGAACGGTCCGGAGCGAAGTCGAACAAGTCGCCCTGGACTTCCAGCGTGTATTTGTTCTGCCGCAGCCAGTCGAAGAACTCGAAGAGGTCCTTCTTTTGGGAGTAGAAAGCGCAGTATTCATAATCGTTCCCGCGCAGGTTCCGGAGCAATGCCGCCAGTTCATTCCGATTACTGCGATCGTAGAATTCAACCCCCGTCCGTGTGGCGAGATTCCGGAAGAACCGTTTTTTCCCGTCCAGTATGAACGAGTACGGGATATAGGCCACGTCCGACCGATACCATGCCATGTAGCGTACCTCCGGCGTGCCCTTAACGAGGGCGGGACGGCGGTTCAGCCTCTCCGCATGTTCCCTGATCTGGCGGGAGAGTTCCCCGTCGGAAAGACGTATGGAACGTTCCGCCATGAAGAACCGCTCCTGCGAGCGGAAGCAGAACGGATACAGGTCACCGTAATAAGGTTCTCCAACGAAGAAATAACCGTTTTTCCAGCGTGCCGGAGGCAGGCATTCCCACAGGTCGTAGTAGCGTTCCTCCGTAATTTCACGGAAGGGCTTGCATAGTGCCCGGGTATAACGTTTCACAAGCTGTGTCATGCGTCCCGGTGATACGGCGACCAGATGCGGGTTCTTCTCCCTTTCGCGTAGTGCTTCCAGCGTCTCGCCGCCGTAGTCGCTGTGCATGTCATCGGACATCGACGTGAGGCATGTCCCGTCGAAATAACGTGAATCTATGATGTATTTCATGATGCCGGTATGTTAGAAGTCGATACGCAATACGTGCCGTGCGGCGGATTCTGCCGCCAGTGTCAGTTGCCGCTGCCATGCCTGGTGGCTCGGCGCCCATTTGAATGCGGTCTTTTTCAACAGTGTCCGGGTCTGCTCGTCCGGTTTCCCGTCGAAAAGTATCTGCAGTCGGTTCTCCTCGTAATTCCATACCAGTCTGCCGCCGTCAAACAGTATTTCACGGTTCTCACGACCGGCCTGTTCCTGCTGTTTCTCCCGCACCTTGCGGGCGATCTCGGGGTATTTGAAGATGGAATGACGCTCCGTGACGACGGGTTTCCCGCCCTTGCCGTTCCACTCGCGGAGGCGGGCGACGGCACGGTCGATTATTTCGACATTGCCATGGTTGGCATATGTGGAGAGCCGTCCGGCAAGATTGCTGACGAAAAGGGAGCGGCTATAACCGCGTGATGTGCCCGTATCAATGCCACGGATGGTGGCGGCCGTGTCGTCGATATCAGCCTTGACCCTCTGCCATTCCTCTTCGGCACGCTGTTCTTCGGGCTTGGCGGCTTCGAGGGCCTTGCGTATCGCTTCGAGGGCACGTTCGCGCCACTCTCTGAATGCCGTAACGCTCTTGTTGTGGCTGTTGCAGGCCTTTTCGTTACGGGCGGTGTTGAATCTCGCAGGTCCCGTGATCATCGCGCTGGCACAGCGGCTGTTGGCGGCAATCATTGCCGAGAAATAGCGTTTGTAGTTTTCCATGTAACGTTCCCGCTGCTGTTCGGGCATAGACTGCAAATCCTCGTGCAGTTCCTTTTCGTGCGAGGCGATGTCCGTTTCGCCCCGCTCTTCGGGTGAGAACGAGGTGAGGTTATAGGAGTCGCACGCCCGGCGGAAGTATTCTTCCAGATAACCCGGATGCGCCACTTCCACAACCTCCCAGTCCTTGAAATTCGCCGGGGCGAGGATTTCTTCCCCGCCCGGATTCCCGACAAGGTGGGAATAGCTGCAATACCCGTATCTCTTTCCCCTGAAAAGAAACGCCACCGGCTCGCTTTCCGGGGCATCCACACGCCGCACCATGGTCACACGGTGGGCATTTTCCTTTGTCAACAATGTTGTTTCCATACCTTTCTTCTTGATTATTTGATTGTTTCCGATTTTTATTGTTGCTTTATCCGGGCAGCATGGCCCATTACGGAGGCGAACCCCACCTCGATACCTATCTGGTATCCGCCCTCGATGGTCGATTCCAAATCCGCCTCGCTTTCGATCAGGGATTCCGAATCATCGGCATAAAGCCTGTACAGGGCAAAGACATCCGCCTCCCATAGCTTCCGGGCATTTTCCGCCGGTACAAGCAGCCACACGAAACCGTCTTCACGGGTTACCTTGACGGCGGCTTCGCCATGGCGCAGGGTCCGCCGTTCCCTTATGTCCAGTGCCGCCGTCCACACGATATACATCAGAGCGTCGTGGCGGCTTTTAACATCGGGGGAATCGCACAGATGGCTGGCCGCGTCTTTGAGGGTCCGGAAAGAGTCCGCCATGAACTGCTCCACGACATACGGCTTCCCGGCAATGGCGGAACAGGCTTCGTCCGCCCTGCCTGATTCCGGCACGGCCTGAATATCCTCCTCTTCAAGGAAGATTTCACGGTGCAGGCAGTCCATGTAGTAATATGATTTCATTCCGGTTGTTCTTTAGGGGTAAAAGTGATTCTCGTATGTCCGTCATAACCGAACTTGACCTGCAGCCCGAAGGCTTCGGCATCGCTCGATATGGCACAGATATCCCAGATACTGAGTTCCGCACCACAGGTTATGACGGTATTGTCTTCTGAAATCTGCGGTGACTTGTCTTTCAATGCGGCTCCGCCGCAGATACCGCGCAGGATCACACCACGCCGGTGGGTGGACAAGTTGTTTGTTCCCATGGTTCTCCTATTTGTTTTTCCGTTATTTTTGCCATTCTTTTTTTTCTCCTGTTTGTAAAAGCATAGGGGCATTCCGCCCCCATGGTTGTTATTAATTCATATTATTTTGTACTGACTGTCTGTGGCGCCTGTTCCACAAGGGTGTACCGAAGTGCCGGCTTCCCGTTTCGGAATATGGTAAACGAGTTGCCTTGTACCTGCACGTCCTTTGCTTTTGGCCACCAGAGCCACGAGAGTTTCCCACCGCTGAGGAAAGCCACGGCATTGCCCTGTACTTTGCCGACCTCACGTACGCCCATATCCTCGTTGCCTCCGGACAGCCTGACGCAGTGCCAGTTGGAACCGAGTTCCATTTTTCTTTTTACATCTGCTAATGTTCTCATGTGATTATGTCTTGTTTTGATTATTGCATTATACCGCATGTATCCGGCATTTCCGGTTGCAACTTCTGAGATTGTCGGCATATGGCACCGGGTATGACCTGTTCATCCAGTCAGGAAACCCTTCACGGAAGCAGTGTTCCGGAGTCGGGTATTCTTTGCGCAAACGTTTCCTGTGGCGTCTTTTTGTCCTGTTTTCGACGGCATGGGGAACTTTGGGTATCCGTGGCGTATGCCATTTCCCGCCGGAATAAGTTGCGACATATTCCTGTTGCGGTTCGTCATTCTTGTAGCTGCACACCATGACAGCCGGTTTTTCGCTGAGTATCCCGGCATCGGCAAGCCCGCTGAGTGTACCTTTGGCAGCCTTGAAATTTACAAAGCAGCCCAGACTCATGGTACGGTCTGTGGAAAATATCTCTACCATGTTGAAATATATTATAAGTTATCTGTTTTTCGGTGTTTCCTTTTACCTCACGTTCCAAACTGGGGATAACAGCGGGACGTAGCTCACCCAGTGAAGGGTGATTTGAAGGCAGCCCTGCTGCACTACGTCAACCGTGTTATGTCGGGGGTGGGAACGGCATCTCACGACGCAAAGAAGTAAATTGTGGAAGTTAAATTGGAAGTGTGGGTGTACGGGAATCGAACCCGTTTTCAGCCAAGACCTGAAGCACCCGTGAATTTAATCCGGCATCTCCCTGTAAAACGGGAGTTATGCTGATGGCGGCATTTTGACCGCAAGTGTTTGCCCGGATGTGCCACGCTGTATAACAATGGCGGTGATACGGCAAATAGCAACATCTTTACTCTCACAAACCACTTTGTTGCAGGATATACCATTGGCATACAGTGATATGTAGACAGTTGGACGGAAAAAGCCCGCAAAGTCGGCACACTGCCATACAATGCGGGCATGTTACCTGCAATTCACCGGAAATTCCAATGAATCAGGCGGCAGTTTTCATATCAGTGGCAGGTTGTTGTCCTGCCGCCTGTTCGGAAACAGCTCCGGCGGTTGTTTCAGCGGTTACTTCAGCAGGCTGTTCTTGGGACTGTCCGGCAGCCGGTTGTTCGGTTGCTTTGTTTCTGCCTTTGCCCTTGCTTTTGGCGCCCGCCTGTTCCGCCACGGTTCCGGCAGTCGTTTCTACGGTCACTGCTGCCGGGATTTCGGCAGGTTGTGGTACCGGTTGTTCCGCTTCTCTTGGCAGCGCCACACGGAAACCAAGCGCATCAAAGGACGCTTTTGCGGCGGCGTGGATAGCTTTCTTGTAGTCACGTGCCGTACGTTCAAAGTCCTTTTTGGTCGGTACAAGACCGATTTTTGCCCATACGGACTCTTCCAAGTCGAAGCGTTTCACCGTTTCACCCTTTTGGGTGCGGAAGATGACGGCACACGGAGTTGTGGCACGGAGTTTCGAGCGGATGCCGTCGTTCGCCTCACGCAATTTGATTTCTTCGGCTTTGACAGCCCAGAAAGTCATCACCACATTTTTCCACACACGGAAAATTTCATCCTGCGTCTTGTCTTTCGGTTCATAATCCGCACCGAAGAACTGTTGGGCGGTTTCTTTTTCATTGCCGTCACGGTCTGTACTTTTGTACACAAGGATCACGCCTTTCAACCCGTTCACCAAATTTACAAACTGTTCTGAATTTAATCTGCTTGTTGCCATAATGATAAAGTATTAGTTACTACGCAAAAGTGCGTATTGCGAGCACTTCCGGAATCGAACCGGAAATCTCACATTGCTGCGAAATGTGGCAGCCATTGCCACGTGCCCATAACCCGCCCATGTATTTCACCCTACATGCGCGGGTTTTAATTCATTTCCGCAACTTTCTTAACGTGCCCTATAGTTTGCTCGCAAAAAAATACTATATTTGCAATGTTAAATGACAAATACCTGTAACTTCGCATCATGGCAAACGCTCGCTTACTCCAATTTCGACAAGACGTTTCTTTGGCACGTCCCGGATCTTTTCCAATCCGGCAGATAACTTTAAGGTGAGGCATTTAGGCGTTTTGCCGAGCCGGGTATTGCGCATAGCATTGGCATATACATTTACCGGCGTCCCCTATACGGATAGTTTTTACCGCTATCGTGCATTTTATTCCGAGCGCACTGGGCGCAATTATGGCATTATTCTTACACGTCCTTTTTCATACAACTTGCACTCCCAAATTTGCGTGCTTTGTGTATGCGGTCTAAAAACACGTTTTTAGCCGTTCCAACTTGCTACATTGGTTTGTAGTCCTGCTCGGTGTGGTTATTTAACACCCTATTTAATCGCTCCAAAGCGAACAAGCGAATTTTTGATTTTCCAAGCCTCAAAAATAGGTTTCCCACAAAAAGGGCTTTTTGTTTCTCGCTCTTGGCGGTCTTTGTTTTTCTGTTTTTTAAATCTGTTTTTTAGTTATCTATTTTTTTTCTTTTTTTCTCCGTACTTGTTTGCCGTTTGTTTGGCTTTCGAGTACATGACTATTATAAAACTGTTTTTCAGAACTGCAAAACTTTTTGAGAATTTTTTTTAGATTGTTTCAAAAACACCCCTTTTGCGAATATGGTACGCATACGCGCGAAGAGAATTATTAATTCATTGAATATCAACAATATATAAAATAATAGCTTTTGCGAAAAAAAAATTTTTCATTGCAAAAAACGAAAAAAGCCCGTTTCTATATGTATATTAAAATGAAAGTTTTACTATATATTTAATTATCAATGGTATAGGTCTGAATAAATATCCAAATTAGATAAAAACAGAATGAAAAAATATATATTGCTTTCATTTTGTAACTAATAATAATAACAAAGTCTGTTTTATGTTTACTTTATATAAAAGTAAAACAAGTAACTTATTGTAAATTAATATAGTAACAATTTTAAAAAGAACCGGGTGGGTGTACTCCAAGGTGCGGATTCGATTTCTATCCTCGGGGCATTTTTCCAAATCCTGTTTTTTAAAACGATCCAATATGGGGTCCTGCCATAAAATTGTAAGCGGACGTCAAAAAATATATAATAACGGGGACATGGACTTACAGCGGTTTTAAATACAATCATAACTGTTATTCCGGCATTTATAAGACATTCCCAAGCCACAGATACACATACTTCCGGTTTTCATGGATATACAGACTTTCAGAAGATTTTCGTTTCTTGCGGGTAAGGCCGGTTTTGGGGAACATCGGAAATGTGGGCATAAATATATAGTGCCAAAGTATCCGGCTCTTGGTATATATTCTTGATTGTACCGGTAAGAAACGGCTTGTTGGATTCTGTAAAACAGCATGTTCAAATGGAATTTTCATCGGTAGGGATTACGCTGTAATAGTCTATTTATTAACCATATAGAATATATATGGAAATGCATGTGTATGATTCTTGACTTTTTTGTATGTTTTTTGTGATTTTGTATAAGAATCCTGAGAATTGGTGTTTAAACGCCTGTCTTTTTGCTGAATAATGTGTATATTTGCCATAATGTTTCTCTTGTGTATGAAACATGGCTTTTGAATGTTACAGGAAGGAAGCGAAGAAAAGGATGAATAATGAAACCATATCGTAGAAAGGATATCAGGAATATTCCGGGCGAACTCTCCATAAGCAAGGGGCTGGCCGTGTTCAATGAGGCAACATTGGAGACGGGACTTGTGGGTGATGTTTCCGGCGAGTGTATTTCAGTCCCGGTCAGGGTGACTGCGGACAAACAACTTCTTACGGACGATGTCGTAATGCCCTTGAAAGATTGCCGGGAGGCGGATACGGAACAGAAGATTGCGTTACAGCGTCTGTTGAACAAACGGCATCTGGTATGGGACAGGCGCAAAGGCGCATTGTCGGAATCGATGTACATACCCAAAGACGGGCAGCAGGTGAAAGTGAGCCTTTTGGACGAGCATGTCATATTGGGGGCGTTCAAGGAGATTGACAGGAAAGGGAATCTTGTGTTGTATTGCCTGATGGAGGAGGACGGCACCCTGCGTCATTCACTGCATGAGGAAATCGGCGTTGCGGAGAATTGGCAGATTACCCCGATAGGAACCAGTGCCCGCAGCCGGTTTGCCGATGCGCTGCACCGGGAAGGGATTGTATGGAACGGACGGCTGAAACGCCTTGAACCGCTGGAAATACATATCAATCGTGGAGGAAAATACTATTACCTGAATGATGTCCTGGAAATCTGTGAATGCAGGGACAGCAGCCGGCCGTCAGACAGAAAGCGCCTGGAATGCGGAAACTATTTCAGGGAGCATAAGGATGCCGAACTGGTGTGTGACTGTGTGCGCTCCATCGTCAAGCTGAACCGGGGCAAGGATGTCAGGCGATAACACGACAATAGGGGGAGAATATTATTCTATCGTTCTCTCTTTTAGGAATCTGAAGGGGAAGTGGCCTTTCTTTTTTTTGCTCTTTCCCTTATAAAAACAAAAACAGACGGCGATGCCGTCTGCTATCTATCTGTTTCTTTTTTGGTATCTTTTTTCTTTGCTCCAAAGAAAAAAGTACATCTACCATCTTCTTCTTGTATGATACTACTTATAGTATTGTTGCTACATTTGTAACACCCCTCGTCTCAGTTATCCGGTACATTTGTATCATCTTCAAGGTAAAAAAAACGGGGCGTCCGGGGCTTCTCCCCCTGGCGCCATATTTTGTTTCAATTTAGACATCTGTTGTTTGTCGCATATGGCTACGGATATAAAAAAACAGACGGCATGCAATGATACCGTCTGTTATTCTTCCATGTGCCTCTTTTCAGGGCGGACATGTTCCGTGCTTTTGCCCGTTCTCCTTCCAGTGGTAAACCTCCTTGTCGGAGACGGACATCACTGTTCTTTTTTCCACATCAAACACCTGCCGGCAGAATGCCTTGACACAAAAGGATGTTTTCAGTTCCGCCAGTATTCTCACGAGCCTGTCATAAGCATGCATGTCCCAGAGATAATCATACATTCCGCCAAGCGGCACCCGTTTAAGCAGCCCCATGCATGTTGCCTTCTTCACGCATTTATCAAAAAGGCGCGAACCGATCTCCATGCTCTCCATATGATACCGTTTGCTACGCAAAGTGTCATATCCCTTCTCCCGCAGACGTGTGCGGTCCGCCATGTACATCATGAATATGACCTCTTCCGGTGGAAATGCTCCCACCAGTCCGCTGAAGCATTTCAGAAACGGTATCACGGCCGCTTTTTTTTCATTATTTTCTTTCATGGCGCGCTATTTCCCGGAAACGTCCGTTTGTGAATTTCCCGCTTCATCATCCCTTATTGCGGGATTGACATAGAAGTGGCATATTTTGCCATTTCGCATCGGTTTATACACGGAGTAACCCAGTTTCCTGGCATAACGTCCCACGGAAACCCGGTTGGCGAACTTGCCGGTATGTTCCGTCAGGTGTGCCGCCATCTCCTCGACGGTCATTCTGCTTTTTAATTCCATATCATTGCTTTTATTTGGTTTCATGGTAAGGATAGCCATGACTGGTGCAAATTGTTTTCAATTGATATGAATTAATAAGAGACGGCCATGAAATCGGCACGGAGGAATTAACGGGTTATATTTTAGCCTCATTCACGGAGCCGTCTCCCGACTATTTCTCCATCAGCCGGCAGATCTCCCGTATCGTACCGGCATTCCGTTCGTCCAGCCACTCCCTGGCCACGTTCCAGGAGAGCGATTTGCTGAATTTCAGGTTCTCCTTTGTGATGGTGTGATATGACAGTCTTCCTTCCGTAGGTTTGAGTCCGATGGAGTGCAGCCCGCATAAGCCGTCCCGGAAAAATGTACATCTTCCGGCTTCCTGCCTGGCCTGTACCATTGGTACAATGCCCGGAACTTTTCCATGCAACAATCCCACAGCCCATCCGGTGGGTGCCAGCCTCTCCTTATATCCGGCTTTCAGTAGCCGCAGGATATCTTCCGGCGTACCAAGGCACGGGGTGTGGCATTGCCGCCTGCATAGCGGACAGCGGCATTCCACCGGACGCCTTCCTGTCTTGCGGATTATCCGCTGTAATGCTGTCTCCATCGTTATGCGCCCGGTAAATGGTATTCCGGATTCTTTTTCCGCCATAACTCTATGATACATTCACGGCCGGCCTGCGTCCAACGTTTTGTCGAACCGAAGGTATATACCTTTCCCCGGCTGTTTTCCCATGTGTAGGGGACATCACATTGCCATGCCCGGCAGGAGGGGAAGACCACCCACTGCCGTTTTTCGTACTTGCAGATTCCTTCCTCGGCAAGAAACTGATGCAGCTGTCGCGGGGAGATACCGAGCTCGTCGGCGATACGTGTGCTCTTGAACCAGTCCCTGTTCTCGATGAACTCCTCGTAGAAGACAATTTTGGGCATGGAGTCGCGCACCACTTTCCGTAGTTCCCGGATCAGTTCCTTTGCCGCCTCCATATCTTGCGGCATGGGACAATCCAGGCAAGGCATATTGGGGGGCGCCGGCTTCGGATGTTCACGAATGGCGGTCGTCGGGCGTTTCATGGACAGCTTTTCGATAGCTTCACCACACCATTCCGCCAGGGACAGGTCTTCCGGTGTGACCCACCGGACCAACGGTATGATAAGGGGGGATTCCAGCCAGGTCGCCCCATGTCCACGTCCACGCGTGGTGAAGATTTGCGACTCATACTTTCCGGTACGTCCGTTACCCGCCATCTCCCTGCGGAGCATATCTGTAGAGGCAATGCGGAGCCACTCGGATGGAATCTTCCCGAAATGCATCGTGATCTGTGTGGCGTTGACCATCAGCTTGTCACCGATGCGCCGGAATGTGACAGGAAACCCTTCCATGAAATGAAGGATTGTGTCATTCTGGACCGCGGAGTGCAGATCATCAGACTCCAGTTCCAGAAGCTGGTTGCCCCATGCCTCCAGCTCGTCAAGCATGTCGCGGGGTATAATAGTCTCCTTGCGCACCGTCCGCAAAAGCCTGCGCATATCGATGGGCCGGAAACTCCACTGCTCCCGTCCGTTCTTCCGGAAACTGATCCTCAATGCCGTCGGGCAGATACGGGCGATGGCCCCGTCTTCAAGCAGCTCGCTCCGTTTAAGTATGTTACATACGTCCATGGCACAGATGTGCAGATGGCCGCTGTGGTTTCGGGAAACCCGTATGTTCCAGTCCCGAAACGGAATGTTCCTATTCTCTCTCATAATCATTTCCTCCTTTCTTTTTGTTGTCAGATTTATGTTTATTCTCAAGCAAGGCCCGCTTGTGGGCCATTTTGCGCACCGGATAGTATGTACGTTTCTCACCGCAAAGGGCATCATAATCCTTCAGCATCAGCGTGCCAAGGTCGGACAGTTCGATCTCGACATCCGGATGCAGATGTCTGAAATAGAGCCCGCCGCTGCATACGTACTTGCCCGTGCAACAAAATGAAATGGCCTGCAAGTTGCCTTTTGTCAGTTCCGCCGCACTATGTAGCGAGCGCGTAATGGCGACAAGAACCTGTGCCCCGTTGAAAATGAGCACCATTTTTGGCCGTTTAAATGTACTACGTCTCATGTTGTCCTAATATTTGCGTTAATTCCTCCTTTGTAAATCTAAGGCCGGCAGTCTGTACCAGCCAAGTGTCTGAAACGGTAAATCCACCGGACAGCAATTCGGACATGCGCTCCAGAAGGTAGGCACCGAATGCAGGATCGATGTAAACGACAAATAATAGAGCCAGACATTCATCAATTAACAGATGTCCCGACGCCTCGTCACGGATAACCATGTTTTCCTTGTCTATTCCGTAAACATCCGTCAGCGCTGTTATCCAATGATGGAAAGAGGCGCGGAAGTCACGGACGTTGTGCCGGTGTGCGTCTCCTCGGGCCCGGATAAAATGTGTTGCGTCGAAATAGACCGGTCCGTCCTCCTGTGACGTTCCAAAAAGCAAATCGGGGAATTCCCTGTACCGGACTGTCCGGCAGGGAATCTTTTCTTCTTTCATGTTCTTTTTTCCATTGTTTTCAAATTTGTATTTAACATTGTGCAAATATATATCTTTTTACGGTGAAATATCACAAAAAACAAGACTGATTTTTCGTTTTTATTTAATTGATTATCGTTGATAATAAGCGATTTACAGAAAATTCAAATCGAAATATCTATATATTTGGTTGTATTATTTCGTTTTGCAAATCAAGCATTAAGAAGCCTGTTTTTCATATACTTTTTTTTGTACAAAACTTCTCTCCCGCCTGCTCTCTACTCTTTAGGTAAAAAAGCAAAAAAAATATGGTGACATCGGACAATTCATTCAACGGGGAGCTTTTGGAGAGCATATTCAGGACTTCCAAGAAAACCATTCAGGAGTATGTCCGCGAAATCGAACGCAACAACCGCTACCGTTCATGCCGCCAGGATATAAGTTCAGGATACATCCTTGATGACCGTGCCAGGCTCATTGACCTGTACGAGGCCTGCCTGCAGCAGGATGCGCATATACGGTCGGTGGTTGAAACTTTGGAGAGCCAGATACTCGGCGACCGTTATATGCTTGCGCATGTGAACGGGAAAGGGAAATATACCAAAGACGTGGTGAACTCGCAAAAGATACAGGGCTCGCAATTTGACAAGATAATCAAGGGTATCGTGGAAGCCAAGCTTTACGGGTATACTTTACTCGAAATCATGCCGTATGTTGATTCCGGAACAGGCAGGTTGGCGGAAGTCAACATCATCGAACGGCGCAATGTATTGCCGGACCAGAGAGTTGTACTGAAAAGGCAGGGTCTATGGGAGCCGCATTGGGATTTGCGCAATCCGGCCTACCGCCGTTGTTATGTGCTGGTAACCTCGGGTGACCTTGGGCTTTTTTCTGCCACAACGCCATTGATACTCGCCAAAAAGTTCACGGTGGCCAATTATGTTAACTTCTCCCACACCTACGGACAACCGATCATTCATGGAAAGACGGTCAGTGAGAGCAATGCCGACCGCAAACGGCTGGCCGGTGAAATAGCCAATGCGGCGCAGAACAAGGTCGTGGTCACCGGCATCGAGGATGAGGTGGACATCAAGACCTTCACCATGTCCAATTCGGAAAAGATATATACCGGACTGATTGACTTTGTCAACAAGGAGGTTGCCAACCTTGTGCTCGGTTCCGAGTCCATGGCCGGAGGGATGCAGTCGTATGTGGGTTCTACAAAGGCGCATCAGGATATTTTCCGTGACCGTATCGAGGTTTACCGCAGATATATCGAGAATGTCATGAATGAGGAGATAATCCCCCGGCTGGTAGCCATCGGATATATTCCTGCAGGACTGGAATTCAGGTATTCAAACCGGATAGAGATGAATAACGAGGACCGTATCAGGCTCTATTCGCTCATTACAGAAAAATACGAGGTTGCGGCTGACGAAATCGAGAAGGAGTTCGGAATCAATGTGGGCAAGCAGCTTAATGCCATCCCGGTTATGGGGCTTGAAGCGGATGGCGGCCGGTACATTCCCGGCCATAACGACCGCGGTATCATGTCAGACGAAGAGTATTTCCGACGTTACGGGCATCCCCGGGGGAGTAAGGTTGAAAATTTTTTGCGGGGAACGGAGTGATGGCCCGGCTTCCGTTCCCAAACGGTGTTCCATATGGAGCCGTCAGGGCGTCCGCTTTTCAGGAATCCGGTACGGAAAAGGAGTACCGTGTCATATTTGAGGCATTCCGCAGGTTCATTCTCCACTATGAAAACAGTGCCGAACGTCTCGATATTATGGAGGACATCATCACTTTGCGTGCTTCTTTCCTGATAGACAAAGCGTTGACAGGTTTACGTATTGACCTGGACCGTGCATTGGAGATTCTGAGAAACCATAATAGCTTTACGACGGAGAGAGAGAGGCTGCAGCGTGACATTCTCATCGCTGCCATAGACAACCTGGTTGATTTTGCGGCGGCCGAAGAGTATGCGATGTTCAAGGATATGCCTGAGACAGTGGATGAACGGGATATGGAGACATACGGGGAGATATGCCGCCGGTATAACTTTATTTATGCGGAGAGAGAGAACAGCCAGGTGCTTTTCGCCGCTTCGATGGCGGCATGGTGGCTCACGGTGGATACGGACACGGTGCTGACCTATATGACGCAGGGAGACGAACGGGTGCGGGCGTGGCATCTGTCCCTCGAGGGGCTCTCGTACCGCAAATCGGAATTCCCGCCGGAGTTGATACCGCCCATTGAGTGGGGATGCCGTTGTTTTCTGGTAGCGGACGGGTTCGCCGCGGTACGGGCTGCACTGCCCGTTCCGGAAAATTACAGGAAGAGGATCGATCCTGTCTTCCGGGAGAGTCTGGCCACGGGTGGACGCATTTTTTCCAGGGCACACCGCTATTTCGACATGCCGCTGCCGGAGCACATGACCAAAATTGTAAAACGGATAAAAGAAAAATTTCATGCAAAAGATAACACTCGATGAATTTTGCACCCATTGGGTGAGGGAAAGGGGAAAGGGAGGCTGGGATCCGTTCCTGCCCAGCCGTCTGGCGGGTAACACGTTTGATTTTGCCACCGAGGCCGGACAGTACAGCCGGCAGCAGTTTCTTGCCTCCTTTCCCTCGGGAGGTTTCTGCGGCGGCACATGGACGCCACGTACCTCCCGTTGGGGGCGGAAGTTTACACATCCGGTCATGAATGACACGGGAGCTCTTGCCGCAGGTATCAAGGGAGAAGCGGACAGGACCGATATCAGGGGGCGGCGCAGCGACGGCAGCCGGATATTCCGTAAAGGGGCCCGCTACTCAATATGGACTACCGAGAAGAGCATTCCGATTAAGGGCAAACGGGGACGCAGCAAGAACCGCTACGGGCACTATGCCGCCGTACACAATACCGACCCGAAATTTGGTCTGTACACCGTAAACCAGCATTCTTCACGGCGTCCCGTACACCGCCAGTTCATAGGTTTCTCCCCGAAGATAGAGGATTACATCGCTGATAATTTTATGGATATGATTTTTAAAGGATTCCCGGGCGTATGATAAAGGACAAGCATTCCGTAGGACAACCGCATCAACCGGCTCCCGTGCAGGAAAGCCTGCCGGAAGAAGTGTCCGAAAATCCGTTTGTGAACATGTATCAGGCGGTGAAGCGGGCCATACAGACCATAAAAGAGGACCCGGACGATCCGCTCTCACCTCCCTTTTTCAAGACCATAGCCATTGACAACGGACAGTTCGCCCGTATCGTACGTGGGGAAAACACGGAATATGAGACCGTTTTTCCGGCCGTCTTTATCCATTTCGTCAACGTGAGGTACCTGGTGCAACAGCAGAGAATCGGCGAGGGGCGCGCCACCATGCGTGTACGCTTCATTCTTAATACGCTCAACAACGGGGACGAGGATAGGGAATGCGAGTCATTCATCGTATTCCAGAGGCTGAACGTGGCCATTCAGGATGCCAAGAACAGGGAACCCGCCCTTAACGAACGGTGTAACCTGACCTATTTTGACATGCCGACCACCACTAATATGCTCCAGGCGTATTGGGTGGACTATGAGGTATGGTTCCGGGAGTCTTCCGCATGGAAATACAGGGACTGGGTAAAGCGCTATCTGGTCATGCCGCCTTTCACGCAGCATGGCGATGCGCCGCAGCATGACGGCGGCGGGCACGGCTATCACCCTGAACCGGGCTATGATAAGGCGACAGGATTCAGTCAGGCGGTGGAAACAGGCGTACATGGCGGAAACAAGGATGAGATTTCCGGCATTTGATGGTGGGGCCTTGCACATTCACGGCATGGGTATCTGAAAGGGTGGTCCGGCGCTTCGTCCGTTCAAACAATGCATGGTCATTTTTCGATTAAATGTCATTATTCCGGGAAGTAAGTCCCGCTACCATATCCAAATGTCTTGTAAAATGATCTTAAAGTTGCGTGGCGTGCAGGTGGACAGCCCGTCCGGAACTGTTTTTAACCCATAATCTTGTCTAACGCCTACTCTTCCATAAAAAGAAAAACATGAGTACAGAAGAATTGCAATATGTGGTGGGTGAAGCAAAAACGGGTGAACCTGCCGTTATCCGTTTCTTCGGCCGCGTAACGGAAGAAACCACCTCCCGGTTCAATGACGAGTTCGACTTTCTTGAAAATATTATCCGTCCATCCTGTATCCGCGTGTTAATCAATTCGGAAGGTGGCAGTGTCCTTTACGGCATGTCCACTTATTCCACCATCGCCAATGCCAAAGTGGACACAGAATGTGTCATCGAGGGCGTGGCGGCGTCAATGGCTTCCATTATCTGGGCTGCGGGCAAACGTTCCCTTATGCGGGACTACGCCATTTTAATGATCCATAATCCTATACTGCCGGACAATGACGGGGAAGAGCCTTCGGACATGCTGTTGGCTTTCACCAGGCAGATAGAAACGATTTATCGGAAAAGGTTCGGTTTGACCAAGGAGCATGTGCGCGCCATTATGGACGGGCAGGCCGGCAAGGACGGGACTTATTTTGATGCGCAGGCTGCCGTAAAAGCGGGCATCATTCCATCAGAGAACATTATTCGTACATCGAAGCAGCTCTGTCGCAAAGTACATGACGAGATTGCCGGACTGGCGGACACGGCGGCCATTCAGGAGTTGATGGACCGCGTCAGTGAGGGGAATAAACCTTTTGAGGATATTTTTCCTACTCTTACAGAAACAGAAAACGATATGGCAAACGAAAACAAGACACAAGGTTTTGAGTACGGGGCGATTGCCGCCTCGCTGGGCATGAAGGACGGAGAAGTCAAGGACGTGATGGCCCGTATCTCCGAACTGGCAGCGATGGAACCTAAATACAAAGAGGTGCAGAAAGCCCTGAGTGACGCACAAACGGTCATAGCCGGTAAGGATGCTGCAATCCGGAACTTGCAGAAGGATCTGTCCGCTGCTACGGCACGTCTCTCCACTTACGAACAAAAGGAGAAGGACGAGAGGACATCCCGCATCGAAACGCTGGTGGAGAACGCCATTGGCGAAGGCAAGATTGACCGTGAGGCAAAAGCGCAATGGGTGGAGATGGCGGAGGCCAACTTCGAGTTGGCGGAAAAAACACTGGCTTCCATCCCCGCGCGTGAGATCATCTCCAAAGAAATCGCCAATGACCCGGCCAACATCCAGGCCACGGCGGAGGCGACCAAGACGGCCGAGCAGATGATGGCCGAGAAGGTGGCCGAGGTAGTCGGTGCGGATTTCAAGTTCCGCAAACTCTGACAGGCAGACATCCGATCTTAATTGACATGCCGGAGGCCGCAGGCCTCGCGCGGAAACACAAGTATCCGCCAGTCGGCCGAGTTTCACATTTCAACGGAAAAACTTAAAACGACAATGGCCGATACAGTAAATTTTCTTCAAAATGGATATAGCGGCGAGGTTCTTGAGGACCTGCTGACCTATACCGTGCAGGGTAATGATACGGTTCGTGAAGGACTGATCCATATCAAGACGGGCATCCAGCACCGTTATACACTCCCTGCCATCAAGCTGGGCAATATCATTCAGGACAATGTGCCGACCCCACAGCCCATTCACGGTTCCAAAGGGGATGACGGCTCGAACGAGTACCAGTTCACCGAACGGTATCTTGAGCCCTCCGATTTTATGGTTTACCTTGAATTCAATCCCAGGGACTATGAAAAGTACTGGCGTTTCGCACAACCGGAGGGCAGTCTTGTATTCCGGGAACTTGACCCGAAAATCCAAGCCACGATGCTTCGCTTGCTCATGGACAAAAAAAACGAATACATCGGTAATGCCATATGGACCTCCGCACGTGGCGGAGATACGGTGGCAAAAATCACCGCACCGGAAGGCTGTACGAAAATTGGTGCCAACAAGGAGAAGTATTTTGATGGTGTTGTCAAACGCATCCTCGACAATGTAAACTCTACGGACACGCAGGTAGTTGCCGGCGGACAGTGTATCGTTTCGGGAACGACCGAGTTGACGGACGGTGCGGCGGTGGAAGCGGCTCTTTATGCGATGTGGAAAAAATGTCCCAAACAAATCCGCAAGAAGACATCCTTGGCCTTTGTGGTAGGATGGGATGCTTGGGACGCGTATGACCAGTATATCTCGGACAAACAGGTCAAATACTCCGAAAATACCGAGGTCAACCGCTATCGCTTTAAAGGCAAGAGGATTATCCCGATCGTGGGAATTCCCGAACATACGATGGTGCTCGGCGAGTTTTCCACCGGGATGGACTCCAATCTTTGGATGGGGGTGGATTATGCCAACGATACGGATATTCTGAAAATTGACCGGTTGCAGGCCAACTCCGAACTGTTCTTTTTCCAGATGCGCATGAAAATGGACGTGAACATTGTCCGTCCCGCGGAGATCGTGGTGCATACCGCCTACAAAAAGAGCGAATAACACACCTTTCTTCATTTTTCAATATCCACCCGGGGAGCGGAGGTCAGAGCCCCGTTCCCCATTTTTATTCCACTGTTATGGCAAAAAAAATAAATACGGAGGAGGAACCTCAAAAAGAAGGCAACAAGGTTGCCGCACCGGAACTTCCGGCGGAAGCAATACCGGAAACGTCCGAGAAAATATCCGCTACGGTTGAAGACAAACGGCCCGTCCCGGCTGAGAATACAGGGAATACGGAGGACGAGGCGGCAGACCCGTATATACTGGCCCTTTTGGAAAAATTCCCTGCATATCCGTCCCTGTATATCGACAGGCATGGTGGAACCTACACTCCGGACACGGCGGCAACTGTCAGAGGCGGGGCTGTACTTTACAAAAACCCTTTTTATAACGAACTTAAAACAAAACCATAATGGCACTCGGCAATGTCTTTATCAAGGATGTGGACGGCAATATCCCTTACGAGACCGGTTCTTCCAACGAGAAGGTGACGGGATTATTGTTTGATATTTCCCTCCAACCCACACTCTTTACGGAAGGGTATGGCAAAACCAATGAAACGAAGCTTAAACCGGGGGATGTATGCTACATCACCTCATTCAAGTCCGCCGTTAAGGATTTCGGTATTGTTGAGCGTGTGGAGGCTACCGACGAGGAGGAGATGAACGTCAATTTTCTGCATGGTATTCCTGCCTACCATATTCGTGAGTTTTTCCGGATGTCAGGCAATCTGAACGGTTCAGGAAAACTCTATGTGATGTTTGCTGACTGTTCTGCAAACTGGGACGCACTCGAAATCATGCAGCGTGCCGCCGGAGGCATGATCAACCAGATGGGAATTTGGACGGAACAGCCGCTGTGGAAAGCGAACGGGACTTCCGGAGAGTACAATCTCAACCTGGTAAAGGGACTTAATGATGTGGCTGTAGGGCTTGCCGGACAGAACCAGCCCCTGTCACTCATACTCTCCGCCAATCCATCCAATACAGGGGCGGACACGACTGAGGGGCGTCAGATTGACTTGAATAGAATACCGTCATGTATCTGTGAGTCAAGTCGTATCAGCTGTATATTCGGCCAGGCGCATCACGAAAAGATCTCCACGATGCAGATGCGCAACAAGAATCACACACCGGTAGGATTCTTGGGCGCGGTCATGGGTGCCATTGCCAAGGCGAACGTCCATGAATCCATAGCATGGGTCAAACAGTTCAACCTCTTCACGGATGATTTTCAGGAGATAGAGCTGGGGTTCGGTGATATCAGCCTTGACGAGGCGGAGGAACATTTTATCAGCCTGAACCGGTATGAGTCGTTGTCCCCGTCACTGCTTGACGAACTTGATGACAAGGGCTATATTTTCCCCATCAAGTACGCCGGCCGTGAGAACGGTATTTATATTTCAAAGGACCAGACCTGCTCAACGGGTGATTTCCGCACCATCGCAAGAAACCGTACTATCAACAAGAGTCGCCGCGCCGTGCGTGCCGCACTGTTGCCATATGTGAATTCCCCGTTGATGGTCAATCCTTCAACCGGGTTCCTTGCCCCGTCGAAGATCACCGCATTCAAAACACTCATCGGGGATATATTGGCCAAGATGCAGGCGGCACAGGAAATTTCAGGATATGCTGTCACTATCGATCCGAACCAGAATGTACTGGTGGACGATACGCTCCGCATCTCCTATGTCCTTGTGCCTGTCGGGGTGGCTGTGGAGATTTATGTAGAGGAAGGACTTTCATTAACCGCAAACAAATCATAGAAAATGGCAATAATTAATAATGTGGCATATTCATGGTCTATGATAACCCTGTCATCGACCGCCCTGGGAATTGACGAGGGATCCACGACCCTTGAAGGTGTGTCCGCTATCAAATGGTCGAAAAAACGTAAGGTGGAAAGTAACTATGGCATGGGTGGAAAACCTGTCAGCCGCGGATTCGGAAACATTACCTATACGGCGAGTATCACAATGGACTATGCCACGCAACAATTGTTGCGTTCAGTCTATGGCTCGTTGCTCGAAATCGGTGAGTTCGACCTGATCATCAGCTTTGCCAACCCCATGGCCAGTGATGACTGGACGACCACAACGGTGACACTCAAAGGATGTATCTTTACGGAGGACTGTCTTGAGTCGCAGCAGGATGATACCAACATCACGCATGAGTTCGACTTGAATCCGTTTGATATTCAGATAGGTAACGGCGATACAATCTGACTTGTCATGAATGTGACCTTTGAAGGAAAATCTTCCACCGGAAAAAATGAATGGCTTACACCTCCTTGTTTGCTTGACAGGTTGGGAGAATTCGATTTGGACCCGTGTTCACCGGTAAACCGTCCATGGGATACGGCGAGGCATCACTACACCGTCGAGGATGACGGGTTACGGCAGCCATGGTTCGGGCGGGTGTTTTGTAATCCGCCCTATGACACGCCGCTGATTGTCCGCTTTATCCGTAAATGTGTGGAGCACCGGAATGCTATTGCGCTCACTTTTGCCCGCACGGACACCCGGCTGTTTCATGAACTGATATTCCCTTATGCGGACACAATACTTTTCATCAGGGGGCGGCTCAGGTTCTATCATGTCACCGGAGAGCAGGGAGGCACTGCCGGGGCGCCATCCTGCCTGATCTCCTTTAACAGGGAAAATACCGCCGCCCTGAAAATGTGCGGTATCGAAGGGAAATTGGTAGCTCCCCGATTTTTATGATCATTCCTTGGTCGGGTATGCTGAAATTGGCCTGTCTGTCGGAAACGTAATTCCGGCGGACAGGCCGTCTGGTATATCAGGAACGTTACAAGCCCGGGCTATATGGAAATATGCGCTTCCCTGTCAAAGGACAGGTGCTCATTGCCGGACACATATCCCAATTGGTTGCAGATACATCGGGTATGGCCGATAACCTTGTTTATATTACGGTGGGAATGACCGTAAATCCAGTATTCAATCGGACTGTCTGCAATAAAGTCCCCCAGCTCGACAGTAAAGGCCCCGTTTAGCGGACTTCCCCTGAATTCTGCAGCCATCAACTCGAATGACGGCACATGGTGCGTGGCGACAATGATATGTCCGGCCGTACTCTGCATTACGCCCTGTTTTAAAAAACGAAGACAACGTGAATGCTCGTCGTTGAATCTTGTATAGTCCAACGGCTCACTGCCATGGCGTATCCTGCGGAAATCGGTGATGGCACTTTCCGTCGCATAGGCATCCTGCAACGGAATATGGGACCAGAGTGTGGTAGCAATCAGGTCGGTATCTTCATCCAATGAAATAACGGAGTTGTAGTGGCAGGTGATGTTTTCCCTGATTTTGAGCGACCAGCCGTTATACAGTTTGTCAATGTCGAACATTTTATAAAACTCGTGGTTGCCGGGGATCACTATGACCTCCCTGTAATTTTCGGAAGCCCAGTCCCAAAACGGATGTCTGGAATAGTTCTCGTCACCGATATATCCAATGTCACCGGCAAGCACAAGCACTTCTCCGGCAACAGACAACGGATCGTCCCTCAAGAGGCAACTGTTCTCCCTGAATTCAAGATGAAGGTCGGAAGCATATTGAATTTTCATCATTGCGTTGTAAAATTATCCTTGAGTTGTTTCAACAATTGTTCCGCCGTAACGTCTTTCAGTCCGGCTGATTTGAAAAAGTCCGCATTGGGCAGTTCGTCCTTAACACTCCCGCAGAATCCGTCAATGTCTTTCTTGAGAGTGTCGGGTACCGTATGGATATCTGCCGGAGAAAGCATTGCAGCCAGTCTGAACACATCTTTCTTATGTTTGGCAATATGCCTGCTGTCCACCTGCTCTCCATTGTCCTTTCGTCCGAGCATTTCCAGATAAGCCTTGCATTTCAGACAGATAAGGCTTTCAATATTGGCAATATGCACCCCGTATTCCAGTCTGCTGTGGGCAATTGTAAAATTGTAATAATCATCATCCATCAGAATGGCGGACAGGCTTGACAAGTCCTCGTCAACCGGAACCGGTGTGATATGGGCATCCTCCGGAAAATTGACAAGTCCGGGATTTCTGGAAAAAAGTTCCACCTGATAGGGGAATTCCGGGGCTGAGGGCTCCTTGAACCTGTAATATTCATGCCGCTGTTCCCCTTCGCCCGTTCCTTTGTTCCGACTCACATATCCGGCGACTTTTACGAACTCCCAAAATTTAGCGACAAAATCTGAAGACAGGGCTTCCACTATCAGAATAATGTCTATGTCCTTGGTCGCCCTCGGATTCTGTGCATATATTTCCTCATGCACTTCGCAGGCGGTACCTCCGATAATGACATAGTTGTCTTCGTAACCTACAAAAAATTCTTTGAATTTCTCTATACCTCTTACCATTGTATATTATTTATCATGTTCTCCAATTCTATTTGAATCCGTTCGTCCCCGATATCTTTCATGGACAGGAATAAAGACAGCTTGTCCACTATTCCATTGTCCTGCAACAGTTTCGGATTGTAACGCCATATTTCAATACGGTTCTCTCCATATTCCTTGTCTGTCCGGAACTGCAACCTGCGGAACTCTTCTTTCGAAACCGCATAGCTGCCGTTCCTTTCCCTGTTGAGCATCGAATATTCCGACAGGGCATTCACGCCGCTTATGGAAAGAGTGTCATCCGGGCGGATATCCGTATACACCACCCGTTCGACGGGGTTCGCCAAAAACGGCAGCGCCCTGTCCCATAGTTCATGTTTTGCGGATTTGAATTCCAGACTCTTTGTCTTAATCCCGGACAAAGTTACGATTTCTTTTTCCTCCAACCATCTGACCGCCCGGTTTGCATTGGCATAAGAGACTTTAAACAGGTCTGCAATCTCATAAGTACCCTTGCCGGCAAGGGAATTTACTTCCAGATGATAAAGGATGGCACATTGGGCTATCGCCGGAATTTGTGTCCCTTTTTCCTCTTTGGGGGCCTTTTGAGGTTTCAGGTCAATCAGTAAATCCGGTATGAACATCTGTCTTGGCGGTATAATGAAATTTACGCGTTGTCTGACAAGGCGTTGTATGTTATAAGACGCCATCATGTCAAATACAAATATTACCGGATGCCGGACCTTCCGCTCGACCAGTTCTTTCTGCCTCTGTATTTGCCCCGGCGTATATGCGGAACTGTCCGTACTGCATAAAAGAAAGACTTCCCGGCCCAGCAGGTTTGCCGTATAAAAATGGTATCCGGCGGTTATATTGACCGGGAACATATTCAAGACCTCTCTTCCAATGGGCGCAATATCAACCTTCAAATCAAACGTTTCGTTGATATATTGGCTTGTTTTATGTATATAATCATTTGATTTGCACATAATCATTCGTATTTGATAATGTGCAAATATAGTGATTATATCTTGTTTTACAAATAAATATAATGTATTATCTGCTTTTATTTCCTGAAGATTTGTTTTAAACGGGCTCTTGCCCGGAAATGCAGTGTTACGATCAGCCGGTAGCTTCATCATATTATATATGGATAATAAAACCCTATGTTTGGTCCATACCGGATAAAATGTATGCCCATATAATCTTTTCACCGTTCTTTGCCCTACTCTTTCGATGAATCAAAACAATATTCGACATGGACGAAAAAATGCTTTCACTGGAACAGGAAACTAAAATCAAGGAAAAAGCTCTCAAATTGAAAGAAGAGAAGAAGCTCCGTAAAATTTATCCGATGGTGGTCTTCGGAGACACGTCCAACGGCGAGAAAGAGACTTATGTGGCTTATATGTCCGAACCGAACTTTCCACAATTCAGCAAATTCATGGCCGCATCAAAAAAAGACGAGGTCATGGCCATGCGCACACTTGCCCGGGACTGTTTTGTGGATGGCGACAAGGAACTTGTGGATGACGAGTCACTCTTCCTTTTCGGACTTATGGGACAACTTTCCGAACTTATCACCACGCGGCAGAGTCTCCTGGTAAACTTATAGGCCGGTGGGTGGTGACGGACGATCAGCGTATCCGCCAGCGGACTGTCTATATCCGCCACTACTTCCCCGGCGTCAACCTTGACACGATCTCTGACGAGGAGTTCGCCATGCTCTCCGAAGAGGCGCTGTGGCTGCACGAGCAGATGCTTGCCAGCCGCATGCCGTTGCCGGTTTCCATGCCGGAGAGGATACCCTGAACGGCCGCTGTAATCCTCCGGGGTTACGGCGGCTTCGCTTTAAACCCCGTCCTTTCCGGTGACACTACTCTTTTAATGCGACATTCCCTTCAATCATGGCTCAGGAACAAAACTATCAGGTCAATTATACCATCAACGTCGACGCCTCGCAAGGCACTAAACAGGTCATAGCTTTCGGTGAGGCTGTGGGCAAGCTGGTGCAGGCGAAAGCCTCGCTGTCCCCTGCGGTAAACAACATCAAGACAATGATGAACGAAGTTGACCGTGTCTTCCGTACCAAAAATGGGAAGAAGCGTAGTTTTGACTATCGGTTGACCATTGACACGAGGAGCAGTGAGGAGAAGCTGGAACGTGTCAAAAACCTGCTTACGGACATTGCGGCCCTTTCCAAAGGCATCAGCCTGACCATTAATGCGGGACAGGTGCTCGACAGCAGGAAAATCAAAACCGCCGCTAAAAATCTTTACGAGAAGAAAGCTGCGGAGATTCGCAAGGCCGAAATTGAGAAAAATGCGGCCTCTTCAGTAGGTACGATGGTCGACGCCCAGAAGCGCATAACCAAGGCCATCGGCAAAATCAATTCCGCCCTGGTTTCCGTGGAGCGCGGCAGGGAGCTGCAAATCAGGACCGATACGGCGGAAAACCGGCTGCAACGTGTGCTTTCCCTGCTGGAACGTATCAAGGGGGAATCCCGCCCGGGCCTGGGCATGCAGGGTGGAATGTCCGTGGGGAGCTTGTTTCCTTCCGTTCCCGTTCCTTATGCCCCGGGAACATTCGTCATGCCGGAAAAGGCACAGCAGAAACTGATGGAGCGTCTTTATGCCCGGCAACAGCTGCATCGCCAGAAACTTGCACATGCCGAGGATGTTTTTGCTGCCGACCAGCGTCGCAAGGAGGAATCGGCCCGGGCCTCCGCAGAGGAGAAACGGCGTACCGACGAAGCCCGTACCAGGGAACGGGAACGTAAGGATGCCGCCCGCGAAGCGGAAAAGTTACGCCGGCAGACAGAACAGGCACGCCGGAAAGCCGAGACGGAACAGCGCAAGGCGGAACAGGCGGCAAGAAAACAGGAACAGCGTAACGCTATGCAGTCCGTACGGCTGATGCAACGGGAACATACCGCTGCCGGGACACTTTACCGTAGCAAGCGACGTGCGGCCATCAACCGTATCCAATATTCGAAGGCACCCTCGCTGAGGAATCTGCCTTTCGCTTCCATGCTGAACGCCTACATGGGCTACAGCCTGGTACGTTCGGAACTGTCCGACGCTGTCGAATATGCCAATATCATGAAGTCGGCCAGATCCATCCTGCGCGTGGCCGACATGGATCTGGGATCTTTTGAGACCCGCTTCGACAACATGGCCCGCCATGTCCGCAAGATAGGAATCGATACGAAATATACTGCTGTGGAGATCGCCGGCGCCGTCAAGTTCCTTTCCATGGCCGGCATGGATATCGAGACAATCCACAAATCCATCCGGCCGGTCACGAACCTGGCGCTCATCGGGGACAATGACGTGTCCTATATTGCCGACCTGGCCACGAACATCATGGCTGGCTATGATATCCATAACGACAGTATGGATAGTGTGGCGGACATTATTGCGTCGACCATCTCCCGCTCGAATGTCAATATCGTCGAAATAGCGGAATCCTATAAAATGGCTGCCGGTTACCTGCGTATGGCCGGTGTGGAGTTCACGGAAGCCAGTGCCGCCATAGGCCTGCTGGGCAATATGGGGTTGAAAGGAACACTGGCGGGTACCTCGCTGCGGGCCATGTCCACCCGTTTTGCCAAGCCTACGAAAGAGGCCCGGGAGGTTTTGGACCGCCTGGGCGTCAAATTCACGGAAAAGCGTGACGTGGAGGGGGTACGGGTGGAGAAGTTGCGCCCCATAGCGGACATCTTCGAGGAGCTGAACAGGAAAGGCGCCTCAATGGCGGACATGCAGGCGATTTTTGGAAAAATCGGGGGGAATGCAGCTATGATGTTTGTCCGTAATTACGACCAGCTGCGTGCACTCAGCTCCCATAATAGAGGTTCCCAGGGAATATCGGCGGAACTGGCACTTGTAAAGCAGGATACCACTAAGGGATTGTGGGCGCAGGTTACCTCCCAGCTGAGCGAGGGGTTCATGCGCGCGTTCGAGGTGATGGAACCCTCGGTACGTGCCGTTCTGCGTTCCTTTCTGGATAAATTCAAGGCTCCGGAATTTACCCGCGGACTGCTTTCTGTCGGGAACGCCCTGTTGGACATATTTACCGTCATAGGTAATATCGGGGCTTGGGTGGCACGCAACTTTCATTGGATAGAACCGCTTGCTTTTACGGGAGCGGTGGCTGTCCGGCTGTTCAAGGTGGCCGGTGCCCTGACCAATATCGGTATCGCCATGGGCTTTATCGGCAGACAATCGGCGGCGACGGCGGCCGTCGGATCTGTACAGGGATTGTTGGATATGGGGAGTCCCGGCAAGATGTCTTTCGGACAAAAGAGGGCCATTGTCTCGGCCATGCAGTCCGCAGGCGTGGCAGGACGGGGAGCTATGACGCGTACCTTGATGTCCGGAGGCGGTGTTGTCGGGGCGAAGGGTGTGCTGCAGTCGCTGTTCGCAACACAGGTGGCCACAGGTGGCAGCCTGACAGGCGCAGCCGCCTCCCTGAGTGCCATGGGCACGGGAGCGGTGGCTGCCACGGCGGGAATCGCTGCATTGGCCGGTGCTCTGGGATGGGTGGCATATAAGACCTGGAAGATAAAGGAGGCGAAGGATGCCGTACTGGAAGAAATCGCCTCGAACCGCAAGTACCGTTATCCGTCCATAGAGGCCCTCCATTCCTCTTTGAGTGAGACCTACAATATGGCGCTCAAGACAAAACGTGCCGTGGACGAGGTTGTGGCGGGGAAGAGCATCGAAGAGGCTTCGGGACGTAAGATAGGTGCGTTCACATCCAACTGGTGGACGGGATTTCTGGGAGAGTTTGCCATTGCCTCCTCAGAAGGCATGGTGTCGCGCGAGCATATATACAATATGGACAAGGCACGTCAGGACGACATAAGGGAGGCGCTTGTGACCCTCGCCAAGCGGGACAGCCAGACACGTATTGACGCTGCCTACGCCGAATTCGGCAAGATGGGTACGGCACTGGACGTCGACGCCTTCCTTAAAACGGTACAGGAACGTTTCGGCCAGCAGGACAAGGATCTGGACAAGTCACTATGGAACGTAAGGGACGGTAAAATCGTCTATGTGGATGATATTGGTGACAAGCCGGAAGCGGTGGCCGCCCGGACATACGATTACGCCCGGTACATGAACACGCAGACCGTACCGGAGATTATACGGGCCGCAACAGCCTACCGTAACGCCATCTCGAGCGCCGCAGACGCGCAGGAGTTTATGCGTAAGGGCGGTTTCGATTTTAACAGGCTCAGGAGCTGGGGGTTCGAACAGGATGAGAAAGGCCGGTGGAAACAGCGGACATTGGGACAGGATGCCACGGACGAGCAGCGTATAGACAATATTGCCAACCGTAAACTGGCACACAATGTCCTTGTCAAATTCTTTTCATCACTCCGGCAAACGTTTGGCGGGTCAGCGGAGGCGGCCGAGAATATCCTTCGTACAGCAGGATTTACACCCGGACAGTACAGCAACGAACCGGACTCCAACGATACCCGTCCGTTCGACACGAATCCGATCACCAATTCACACCTGGATGACGGAGGTGCCGGCGGAAACTACTCGGGCACGGGCAAACTGTCATCCGCAGCCCCCAAACAAGTTATCGTAAACATCGACAGCCTGCTGAGTGTAAGGACTATCGACCTGATGAAATCAAAGGAGGGACAGACGGAAGAGATACAGAACCTGAAGGAACAACTGGCACAGGCGCTTATTGATGTTGTCCACGACTTTGACGCATCATGGAACGCATAAAAAAACTATAAAAAATGGGAAGACTGATACAAATTGCATCCTCGACCTTGTTAAGCGGGGGGATACTTGGAAACGGTTCGATTGGCAGCTATATCAGCAACTCAGCCCGTCTTGCCATGGGCATGGGGCTGGCCGAATTGCAGGACGGGCAGGTGCATTATTTCTCCAAACATCATGACCTGCTCAAACGGGCAGCGGTACAAATAACCTCACAAACGGCCTACGGATTGTTGCGTTCATATCCCAGATACCTTAAATATTGGGAACAACAGGTACGGGATAAATACCTTCAGACACAATCACAATCCAGCCTGGCCAACAAGACCGGACAGTACTACCGTCTTATCAGCGAGCAGCAGGCCGTGGCACAGAAGAAAAGCCATACCGATTCCATTGTCGGACGGACGGTAGCGGATTTTCTGGAACTCTCCATATCCAAAGAGGGCAAATATTACGACAACAGTGAGTGCAAGGTGCTGCCCAACAGCCAATACGGCCTGGTTACATTCGTGGACCTGGGACCACAGATACAAATCGGCAGCCGGAACAATATCCTGTTGACACAAGTGCAGGGGCGTGATTATACCCGTAAGGAATATATATCCGGCGGTGACCTTGAGATCACCATCAACGGTAAAATCACATCCAAATATCCGGATGTGTATCCGGAAGCGGAAGTTTCCAAATTTATTAAACTGGTACAATACAAGGGGGGTGTCGATTGTGACAATACGGTATTGCGCCAGTTCAATATCTCACAGCTGATTATACAGGGGTATACGCTTCATCCGACGGACTGCAGGAACGTGCAGCCATATTCACTCAATTGTGTCGCCGTTGAGCCGTCCGAAGCGGTGGAGCTCAAACTGGCCGGGCAGGAAAAGGCAGATACGGCTATCAGGCACACGAACAAATGGATCAAATATGTCAAATTCGGTACGGAGATCGTCGATCCCGCCTCATTGCTTAAACTGACACGCCTATGGGTGTAGCCGCAATGGATGTTCTCTGCTGTCGTATTACCATTGGAGATGCCGATCCGTCCAATCCGATGAAGATTCGCAGCGGAGTGGAGATAACGGAGGTTCATACGCTTGAGATTAACGAGAGCTACAAGAAGCTGATCGGGACGGCCAAAGTCACGTTCCCGAAAGGTACCGTATGCCGTTCGACGATTATAGGCAATATGACACTGGAAGGGAAAGACGTGTCCCGGATAACGACAGAGGTCATGCAGGATGGTGTGATTATCGAAAAGCGCAGCACACAACACCTGGTTGATGAGACGACTTTTAAAGTTGGGCAACGCATCAATATCAAGCTGGGGTATAACGGTGTATTGAAAAATATGTTTGACGGTTACATTACCGGCTACAACTCGGACAGTACATTGGAAATACAATGTGAGAATATGGCCTACAAACTTAAATTGAAACAGGCGCCCCATTTCGAAACTCCGGCAAAGGGGACAACCGTGAATGATGTGCTGGATGGGAAATACAACATCTTGAAAGATACCGGTTTCAAGATACATTCCGATACAAAACGGTTTGATATCCATATCGGCAAGATCAAGGTGACGGATAACTTTACGGTGGCGGACATTCTTTCCGAATGGTCGAAATATAAGATTTATTGTTTTTTGAAATACGACGCTGAGGACGAAGGCGTCATGCCTTCCATTGCTGTCGGACGTCCTTATTCGTCCAGCAAGGCGCAGCCGGTATTTCCGGAAGACGGCCCGGCCGGGCCGTTCAAGATATATTTTAACGAACATGTGGCGCAAAGCAACCTGAAAGTGGTCAAGACCGACCCGAAGTTTCTGGCGGTGACGGGCAAGGCGCTTGGAACGGACGAGAAGTTCTTTGAAGTGACGGTACGCATGAATCCGGAATATGATCCGGCAGTACCGGGCAGCAAGGAGTTCCAAACGGTAAATGCCACCCAAATTTCAAAAAAGACACATAAGGTGACCGGAAACACGACGGCTTCGGGGGCAAAAACCAAAACAAAGGTGGATTTGTCCACTTATACCATCGTACCGTATATGTCACCGCACGTAGGCATCAATTCAGACCGGCTTGTGGAAGAGACAACTGAATACTTCCGGAATTACAACCTGAATGGAATCACCGGCAACGTGACCATATTCGGAGATTTCGGGCTGTCTCCTGCCGTACAGGTGGAACTGATCGATTTCCGTAACCCGTCCAAGAACGGCGTGTATCTCGTGGAGGAGGTCACGACTACGTTCGGGATCGGAGGGTACAGGCAGCAGCTGAGTATTCCGTACAGGATTCGCAAATAACACTATTGTCCACCAATGTACATCCTTCCCTTCCAGGAAATTTCCTGGAAGGGTAAAACTGCATTCCGTTCCGCTCCAAGGAGCATCATTATTTTCATTCATAATCAAAATTCATTGTCTCCAACAAATTTCTGCCTTAAAAAATATTTTCGTAACCGGAGTGTTTCCGGCAAGAAGAACAATATCCGCAAATACCTTTGATATCAATCAGTTAATCATCTTTCTGATTCTCTGAACCAGCATAGCCTTTCGTTTTTCTATAAAATCAGAAAAATTGGACAATGAAAGATCCGTATCCGGGATAAGATGGTCCTCCATGAATTTCCGCATATCCTTGTTCCGGGTCTGTTCACTGACCCACTTCTCCAATGGTTTGGCGTTTTTAGACTCGTTCTCATTGGCATCGAGCATCTGCAGGTTCAGGATGGAATTGTAGACCTGCCAGCCGTATTTTTCCTTGTCTTTCTCTTCCAGATCATTGTATGCAGAGGCTGGGTGCAGGTGGTCCTGATGGAAGTTATTGTTTCTGTAATCAAGATCCGGATACAGCATGGCCAATATTGGAAAACTGTATCGTGAATCTTTCTGGCTGTAAAGCAGGTCTTCTATAAAATCGTCACCTACATCCGACAGTTTCCTGATTTCCGAGTTTATTTCCGTTGCCGGGAACAAGGTCACGGTTTCTTTTATATAGCTGCCGGTGATGTCTGTTGTGTATGCCCTTCTTGACTGTGCAAGCACGGAATCCGCGCTTGCTCCGAATGCCCTGCGGAGCAGAATTGAGAACAACCATTTTTTTATGATTTCACAATCCTCTCTATTTCCCATCTTTTTGTAAAAATCCTGATATATGTCCTTGTGGTAAAGATAATATAGTATGGGCATGGCGGCATTATATGAAGTCATTGTGAAATCCGTCAGTCCGAAAGATCTCAGCAAGTCGAACAGGTTTGAAATGGTATCCCTGATCCTCGTCCAATTATTTTCCACCAGTTCAATAAAGCCCAGATTGAAACTTGTTATAAGGGAACGCACATCTTTATGATACAGGTACAGGAACGATTTTAATATGAAATCGTGAGATATATTAAATCCTTTTGAACGTACATGCTCGACCAGATTATTGATTTCTGTCTTCGCGTCCATCTGTTTGCAATTGGCAATGGCAATGGACATCAGGATATCAGAAAAACTTAATGCGGTTCCCCCGGAATTGATCCGGATAAAAATATTCACGGCTTTGTCCGGTTTCTGTTCATCCTCCTCGTAAAAATTTATATTGAGCTTGGTGTGGATGACATTGTCCAACAGTCTCAGCAGTCTTTTGGATTCCTTGTCTATGTTATTGTCCTCGGCAAATTCATCGATGCCATAATTGTAATCCTGGTGCAAAGCCAGAATCTTACCTACACGGAACCATTTTTCATTAGACTTGTCAATAAATAAATCATTTTCCTTGGAGATATTCTTGTCAACAAAGGAAAAGATAAACTCCCTGTCGCTTTCCTCCTGTGTGTATTTACGGGATATATTGAAATATAGATGCCGGGTAGGGAAATTATATTCAGAATAATCCCAACGTTTCCTATAATCCTTGTACGCATAACTGCCGCACAGACCGATATACAATGACGTCAATCTCTGTTGTCCGTCCAATACCGCATAAAAATCGTTGATATTGTCTGTAGGAATCGGATCGTTGCATATCCGATGATACTGTATGAAAGCTGATAGAAACTTATAAAACCGGAAATCAGTCTTTGTTCCTCCTTTTACCTTCCAAAACAGCATGGAACTGATCGGGTAGCCTTTCATCAGAGAATCGAACAACTTTTCTATCTGTTCTGCCGACCATACAAAATCTCTCTGAAAAGCCGGTAACAGGTATTCATTCCGGTGGATATGTTCTATTGCCTGCGCTATTGTTATTGGTGATTGGAAACCTGCCATAATTACATAATTAAGTGTTTTTCGCAAAGATAGAAAATTCTATTTTTATGTTTTATTTTCGAGGAGGAAAAATGAAAACCTGAATATATTCCAACTACCTATTCTTCTATAAAAAGATCAATGTCTTCAGATAAGTCGAATCAGTTGCTTATTCGTGAGGCTATCCGTAAAATAGCTCTCGGCCGTAGCATGGAACGCATCAGTCTGGCTCCGGGAGGTATGTCGGGCATTGGCACGGCCCGTATGATACATGGATATGTCGCCAAAATACATGATGACCCGTCGGACGAGGAATTTTCCGAGTATGGCGGTACCGTTGATGTCGGCGAGTACCCGGACGAGACAGCCTCTGCAGAACCCGTCATCCACAAAGGCGTATTGCTTTCAGCGGCAACAAGCAGCGAGGGCGGTTTTTTGATTGTACCTGCACTTTTTTCCGATGTAACGATTTTTATGGATGCCGCCACCCGGTACGCCTATGTGGTGAACTTCTCACATGTGGATATCCTGCGGCTGAATGCCCGTAAGGAAACCGTTGTCGGTGTAACGGAAATGGAGGAACTGGATCCGGAGAGTGACTCTGCTCCGGACTACGACGAGCTGGAGGCTACGGGAAATATGGCTTTCACACATTATACGCCGACAACCGTTACCGCCACTGTCAGGAACAAAAAGGGTAAGGAAGCCTCTACGGGGATTGAGGCGGAGAGCATTACCCACATTGTAGACAAGTCGGAGGTCAGGCAGACAACGGACAAGATAATTCAAAAGGTGAACTCCACGACCGTAACGGTTGCCGACAACAAAGTGGCGCTCGGTGACGAGAATGCCACCGAACCGTTGGTATTAGGCAATGAACTTGCCGGGCTTATGCTCGACTTCCTGACCGAGTGCAGCAAGGTGATGACCCCCACCTTGATGGGTACAATGTCACCTGTCAATTTCCCTAATTTCATTTCTTTGACCTCGCGCATTCAAAGGTTCCTCTCCAAAACCAGCTATACCAAATGAACGTACAACTGCATCCGGACATAGACAGCCTTGATAAGGAGAGCCTGTGTTATTCCATCTATTCGCAGCTCTACCATAACTTTTTCAATGCCCAGCAGAAAAAGGATGATGACCATCCTTACGGTGTCGAGGAAGGGGACGAGACCAGCATAAGGTTAAAAAATACGGCCTACGGGTTTGCTTCGGCCATTGCGGGGGCGGTTGCCGGTGAAGGTGCCCCGGGTGATGGAGGGTTGTTGCTGGAATACCTCAAGAAGTCGGGCGGTGACATGACCGGGGCACTCCGTGCGAATTACGGTTTCGAGGCGGGTGTCGCCAATAACCGTATTCTGGAGATCTGTTCGCAGGACATTACCGATGCGGATGGGGCGGTGACTGCCGTTGAATACGGTGTCAAAATTACCGGCAGTCTGAAAATAGGCGGCAGCAGCCTCCATATAGGCGGACAACAATTATTGGGTTACGATACGGACAGGAACACGGCGACGCTCAATGCCTCCCGCATTGATTTTCAGGATGCCTCCATACACTCGGGCGGAGAATGGATTATCGGGAACAGGGAAACGGGAGTGTTCATTTCTCCGTCACGGCTGACTGTGGGGGGACATGGCGTATACCACCGGGGCAACGCCAATCTGGCGGCAGTGGACTGGACCATGCGGGACGGAACGGTGCAGCGTCATCTGGTGGTCTGCGGGAATACGGCTCTGAGCGGTGGTCTGGATGCCTTGTATGGGGTAAGGCTGGGTGACAAGGGAAAGTGCCTGCTTTCATTTTCCGGTGAGGAAGTCGCCCTCGGAGGCTTTCTTTCATTTCTGGACGGTTACGGGCTTCGTATTGGTGGTATGCCCGTACTCCAGAGGACTGATAATGACAAGATACAACTGGGCGGTATCGGAAGCGATCTGTTGCTGGGTAGCGGGCATACCACCAGAATACGCCTGCTGTCCGGCATTTCGGATGTGGACGGTGACTGTCTGATGCTCTCGTCCTACGGCAGGGCCTGCTTTCCGGGTTCGCTCACTGTCCGTCACAACTATGGTGCCGATCTGCTGTCTTCGTACCGGGTGGACAACTCGGATGAAGGCATAATTATTCACAAGCGGCTGCGTATGGGTATGGCTGGCGGATTTTTGATTACCGGAGATAAGGAAACCCTTTCACTGACCTCCATGGTTGTATACGAAAAGGAAGGCGTGCGGACAACCGTCCCCCATACCACAGTATTGGGACACCGTCCGTCCATAAGTGCCCATGCCCCTCAAAACCGTTACAGTGAGTCTTTCCATATCCAAACCGATGCCGATTTCATCTCCTCCGGGGTTCCGGTGGAGGCTGCCGGGCATGTCGGAATCTGCGCGTCGTCAACCCGGTTGGCAGACAAAATCCTATACTTGACAGAGTCGTTGAGGTTACAGGCTGTTTCCGGCGGTATCAGGCATTACGGTGACAGCTGTTTTCTCGGCTCCGTCTCTTCGGAATTCTTTTCTTCGGGCTTTGCCGGAAGCGGCTGGGCCATCCGGAAGAACCGTACCACGGGAAATGTCATCGCCACATTCGACGAGGTTGTCGCCCGGCGCAAGTTACGCGCCTACGAATTCGAGGTAAAGAAGGTTTCCGCGACCAACGGCTCTTTCTGGATCAGCGACAGCTGCTCGGGAGATTCCGTTGAAAAAATATCATAGCCCATGTCCGTATTCCGTTATTCAAAATACAAGGTCCGTATCGACCCCGACTCGCAGAAAACACAGGGGCTGCATGTCGGGGATATCGTCCGCAGACAATATGCCGGGCGGGAACGGGTGGTCTATTCCCTGATGTGCGTGACGGAAACCGGAACGGAGCTTGTCGGCGACAAGGAGGCGCCTTATTTTATCGGGGCTTTGCTGGACGGCGATGAACCGCAGAGCGGGGAGCTTCTGGACTTCGTACGGAGTACCAACCTGTTCGATACGACGCGTAGCGGGGCACTGTACCTGACGGCTTCGGACAGCGAAGCCCCCTATATGGATGTCATCGACGGCATGGCAACGGAGCGTTCCCTTTGCTATCCGGTCATGAACGGAGGGGTGGCGGGGGTGCCTGACAAATCCAAGTATGCCGTATGTGGCCATGTACTTCAATCCGGATACAGGGAAAACGATGCGGAGGCGACACGCATTGTCCGGATAGTCCGCAATGCGGAACCGGCGGGAGAATCCCTTTTCGGACTGATGCAGACTCTGGAGGAGTCGGTCGGGCATCCGGAACGTCTGCTGGTATCCTTCAAAATCAGGGCTTTCAGGGATTTGTCCTCCGTCCCCCTCTCATTCGGCTATACCAACCGGGAGAAATCAGATGCCGAGGATATATTGTCCGCCGGGCAGGAATGGGAGTACAAATTGTGGGTTATCACTGTGGACTATCCTGCGCAATATAGCCGGAGCCTGTTTCTCGATCTGACGGAAAGCCTGACCGCAGAGGGTGACTGGTGTGAATTGGCGGACCTGAATATCCTGCGGCTTTCTTCCGTGTCCGCTTTCGGCGATGCGGCCAAAGCCCGTGTGGGAAAGGTCTGCGGCATCATCGATCCGGTATTCGGCATACTGGACGGTTACGGGGCCTATTTTCAGAATCTCTACGCAACACGGAATGTCAACATCGCCGGAACATTGACCGCCGGAGATGAAAACGGTTTTTCCTCAACTTTCTATGTGGGCAAAATTCACAAAAATGTCATTCCGGACAGCCTTTCCTGTGCTTTCAGCGGATCTATGGTTGTCAGTACTGCCACTCCCGCCGGTATCGGAAAGAGTGTACGTGTCATTTCAGACAGCCGTCTTACATTACAGGATGCCGGTTGGCGCAAAGCCCGTGCCGGCAACTATTATTGTTTTTCCATCTGGATAAAGGCGGAAGAAACAACGGTTGTCCGTTTTTATCAGGACGAGCATCTTGTCGGCGAACAGGCTGTGGATGCCGGCAGGGGATGGACACGTCATAAGGTATCCTTTCCAGTCCGGGAATCCGGGGCTCCTGAAATGACACTGGGTATCGCAACCCCGGTACCGGTCCTTCTGTCCGCCCCGCAATTGGAGCCGGGCAAGACGGCGACACCTTACCAGGCGACGGATGGCGTGTTGTCTTACACGGAAGATTACGGGGCATGGTTCTCGAAAGGAGGTATTGGCGGAACTATCCAGAATCCGCTGCTCAGGTTGGGTGAGGACGGTTCGATAACCTCGCGTGACGGTTCTTTCGTCATTAATCCCGACGGTACGGGGCATTTCGCGTCAGGGCGCTTCAAATGGAGCAAGGACACCATCGAACTGCGGGACGTGACCATCCGCTGGGAAGATTTTGACGAGGAGGCACAGGAACAGCTCAAGCCCCGTTCCGTATCCCTGACGGGCGGTACGGCCTTCCATTTCACGGATGAGTTCTCCGGCATATGTGAGCCGGAAAGCATCCCTCTTGTCCCCACCGAATATAACTTTAATCCGGAAAGCCGCTTATGGGAATATCTTGCATCGGACGGAATATGGAAAGAAACAGGCTGCAATGCCGCCGTGTTTGAAATGACACCGGCGTTTCACGGCTGGGAAGGGCGTGACGTATTAACCCTCCGTTACACCGCTGTATTCCGGAATGAAAATATTGGAGCCACCCATACTTTCTTCAAACTTTATGACGGTGCGCCATCCTATACTGTTCATGTGGAGTCGAAAAATGGCACGATATTCCGTAACGGCATTGTTTCCACGGTTCTGCGGGCCAGAGTGTACAGGGGCGGTGAAGATATTACCGCACTCATTCCCGATGGTAATTTCCGCTGGCTGCGGACAAGCAGGGATACCGATGGCGACAGGATATGGAATGACCTGCCGCATTATGGCAGGGAGATTGAGATAACCGGCAGGGATGTATGGCATAAGGCCGTTTTTGACTGTGAAGTGGACATATCAACAACAGAACAATAAGCATATGGCAATAAAAGTAGCACGCGGACAGGTAACCATCATTGACCAGAATGATGCTGTCTCCTTACAGGCGTTCATCGGTTCTTCGCAACCGCTCACCCAGGTATTCAACAAGGATACGGGCGTTTATGCACCTTCATGGGCGGCATCGCCGTTTTTGGTGCTCACTCCTTCGCTGTTCGTCAGCGGCAAGGCCGCCACCGACCAGATTTCATCTGTCGGTAATGCGGCTACGCTGACAGCCGGTGTTAAAAGCGGCTCCGCCAAGTGGTATAAGAACGGTTCGGCCATAACTTCGGGCCAGGACAGCTGTACTGTCGGTGCGGCGTCCGCCAAGTATGCCCTGACCATCAAGGCCAACCATATGACCGTTTCCACGCCGCAGGTACGGTATGCCTTCGAGGCGGTTTATATCGATGCCAACGGGCTGGAGGTGCCTTTCCGTTCCGAGATACAGTTTACCCAGCATCTGAATGCCGGGGCGATGATAGCCGCCGTGGCATATGCTCCCGACGGTGTTGTCTTCAAAAATGACGAGGTACCCACACTCAAGGCGCATTGCGACCTGTGGCGTGGCGCCACCATCGATACCACCAATGTCACCTATGCCTGGGGAATCAAGGATTCCTCCGTTTTTGCCAATACCACACTGGCTGCCGCCGCTACTGCCGGTGCGACCACCGTCACGGTGGCCTCCACCAATAACATGGAAGCCGGCGGAAAGATTACAATAAATTCCGTGCAGTACACCATATCGGCGGTGAACACCTCCACCAAGGTCATAACGCTGACATCGGCCCTCACTGCGGCGGCCAATTCAGGGGCTTCGGTTTCCTGTCCGTATTACAATTCCATGCTCGGTGCCGGATGGTCCTGTCTGACTTCCACCAATCCGCGTGGCGTGACGGCAGGATGGACTACGAACGAAATAACCATTACTGCGGATGCCGTACTGAATTTCGAGACCTTCAAATGTGCCATCAAGGACACGGACACATCGGCCGGCAACGCCTCGGCCAACAAGGTTGTATGCGATATCATTTCTTTCACGGATATGTCCGACCCCATTACGGTGGACCTTGTCAGCCAGAAAGGGTTCACCATCAAAAATAACGGGAATGATGTCGATGCCAAAGCGGTGCTGTATCGTAACGGTGAGGTACTGGACGATGACGGGACTGCCTATACCTACACATGGAAACTGTGGAACTCGGCCGGAACATCCGTCATAAAGACTTATACGGGCAAATCCATCACCGTATCGAAAGCCGATGTGACAGGCAAGGGCGTACTGATGTGTGAAGTGTCGAAATAGTAATGAAGGAACGGGGCTTCTACGGATGGCAAGCGGTGTGAACCGGTCTCATCCCATCCGTGCGACAAAACGGGAGCCTTGCCATTTGGCGGCAACCTGCCGCCTTTTTTTTGTCCTATACTTTTCTTAAAAGAGCATATGGCAAAGATACTGGTCGCCCGCGGTCAGGCGACAATCAACATACAAAAGGACGGTTATACGCTTAGCCAGTCACCCGGTGAATACATCTTCCCTGCGGATGCCGACGGGAAGATAGTTTCTGCCGTATCCGTCACCTCCTCTGTCAAGGTCACGCTTGGCGATTCCGGTTTTACCGGATTTTCCATCGGCAACATTACCAGACCGGCAGGATTCTCCTCCATATCCGTCAACAACAGCAACAAGACCATAACTTATACGGTCGCAGCAGGAACGACCACACTGGCCGATCATGGCACTGTGGTTATTCCCGTCATTATATCCGGAATCACCTACACCCTGTCATTTGTCTGGTCAAAGGCCAAGTCAGGGGCACCCGGCAAGGATGGAAACGACACAGCGATGCTTGACTGGGTCAAGGAGTGGAATACCAACAAGACACTTATCGGCAGCAGCACGGTCATCACTCCAAAAATTTTTACAGGGATCAAAAACAGTGACGGCACGATAACCGGTGTGGCAATCGGGCAGTTCCCCCTCTCTGTCAGGACAGCTTCCGGTACCGTTACCTCTGAAACGGTTAACGGCATCTATGGTTTCAAGAACGGTTACAAGACCTTTTTTGTAGATAACGGCGGCAATGTCCAGTTCGGTCATGGCGACCAGGTTGTCAAATACAATGCGGCTACCGGCAAGGTGGAGTTCGGAAATGGTGTCAGCCTGAACTGGATAGGTGCAACCTTTATTGACAAAGACGGTGTCTTTACCGGTAAACTTTCAGCGGGTACGGTAAAGGCGGCGCAGCTTGACGCCTCACAGATAACTTCAGGTACGGTCTCCGCCTCACGTATCGATGTGGCTTCCCTGAAAGCCTCTCTTATTACTGCCGGGAATATCGAAGCGCTGACACTCAATGTCACGAAAGGGAAAATTGGCGGCTGGTCCGTCGACGGTGACAGCATCTGCCGGGGAACGAAGAACAACACTTCCGGGGCGATGACCGCCGCCTCCGGCTCCATGACTTTGGGGTCAAACGGCATCCGCGGTTTTAAATGGCGTCTGGATGCCTCGGGGGCGGGGGCTGTTGCGGGAGGCAATATATCCTGGGATGCCTCGGGCAATGTCACCTTTGCCTCTTCCGTCTCTTTGCAATGGACAAATCCGATCAATACTATCGTTACCGCTTTGGGCGGAAACGGCTCTCCGAAACTGACAAAAATCACTGCGGCCGGTATTTATACCGGCACTGTCACCGCCTCACAGATTACGGCAGGCACTATTTCTGCCGACCGTATTGCCGCCGGAAGTATCACCGCCTCCAAACTGGACATCGCCAATGTGAAGGCTTCTCTCATTACGGCCGGAAATATCGAGGCCCTGACGCTGAATGTCACGAAAGGGAAAATCGGTGGCTGGTCAATCGGCGCAACCGCGTTGAGCGGCAACCACATCCTGCTTGACTGCGGAAACAGGCGTGTGGTGGTTTACGGACTTAATTCCGGCGCGACAACCGGACAACGGGTACAATTGTATTATAACAGCGACAGTGATTTCGGGTTGTATGCCACGAACAGCACAGGCACATGTGTCGCACGTTTTGGGTCCCAGAACAATATTGCCGGCTGGACGGTGGATGCCTCCTCCATCCGTAAGGGAAACATTGTACTGGGGAGTGACGGTTCAATAACCAATGGTACGAAATGGAAATTGAACAATGACGGAAGCGGGCAGATTGCTTCGGGGAACATATCATGGGATACCGCGGGGAAAGTCTCGTTCTCCCCTGCCGTTTCCCTGCTATGGAAAAATGACATAGAGGCCGCAAAAACAACCAATTACGGCTATCCGTATTATTACAGGCTTGTCATCAACGGGGAAGAGAACAAATACTATCCTGTCATCCTCAAGGGCGGTGAACAGAATTTCAAGCGGGACATTCTTGTGCGTCGTGCCTACAGCGAGCAGGCTCCGGCAAGTTGGAACACGTCCACGCATAAGGGTGGCCTGGTACTGCTGCTGAAGGCCAATTTCGGTGGCTGGGGCGGCATCAGCTATTCATGGGACATTTATGAACTCTCCGAATCCTATTGCCGCATGTTCGCAGGTGCGGCCCTATGTGGGAACAACTGTATGTTCGCCGTGTTCTTACGCGGTGGCGGAACGACCGGAGCGGTCTATCATATCTATTCCGACCAGCCGATTGTCAGTAACGCGATGAGTCCGTCCCCCATACCGGCAGCACCGCAGATCGCTTACAACTCGGATTTGATTTTTCAAAGCGGTTCCACCAAGGCGAATGCACCGGCTCCCCGCACGCTGACAGCTTCGGTCGAGGAAGAAATACGCCGTAAACGTTTTATTGCACTGGCACAGGGAAGTGACAGCACTCTTGCCGCACATCCGCTGACCTATATCGGCTCTACAGGCATCTATACCGGTACGTTGACGGCCGCACAGGTCAACGCTGTCGATATCAGTGCATCCAGTATCAAATCCGGGACGCTTTCGGCCGACCGTATAGCGGCAGGCAGTATCAACGCCTCCAAACTGGATGCGGCCAGTATAAAGTCCTCCATCATCAATACCGGTTATATCAACGGCTTGAGCTGTACCTTCACCAAGGGAAAAATCGGTGGGTTTACAATCGGCAGCGACAATATAACAACAGGCAGTATCGGTGCAACCGGTGCAATACCATTACAGGTCCGCTCCGCATCTGCCGGTAGCGGGTATTGGTACACGGGGGCCTACAAACCGTTGGGCATCACGCTGACCTGGCATCAGAACAGCAATGCGGGGCATATTGTCTTCGGCCAGGTGGCTGCAAGTGGAAATTCTGTCAAGACCGGATTTATCGGTATCCAGATGATGTCATGGGACCATCTGGAATATTTCTGTCTTTCGGCCAACTATACAAAAAGCGGTGGAAAGGAGGTTTATAACCGGATTGCCGGCTGGGCGTTCGACCATAACCATATTTGGAAAAACAACATCTCGTTGGGCTCCGACGGTTCGATTACGAACGGCAGCAAATGGAAACTGAACAATGACGGCAGCGGACAAATCGCAGGCGGTAATATTTCATGGAACGCTTCCGGAACCGTCACCTTCGCCTCTTCCGTGTCTGTACAATGGACAACCGGCATCACGACCGCCCAGGAACTTGCCTCTGCCATGGCATTCGGCAAGATGCTCTACAGGGACCCGACCTTCTGGAAGGGGAACAACAGTACCGGTGTCTATAACAATTCCGGCAACGGCATGGTGACAGTCACCCGCCAGCAGGATACGTCGGCGCCCAATGACAGCAAGTATGTCCTGAAGATACAGACTAATGGAACCGCCAGTCCTGGCAACGGAGGATTCTATTTCGGAACGGCCTGCAGTTCGCGCAAGGTGCTGGTCGCCCGTATCATCGCCAAAATTCCCGCCGGACGCAATATCTGTTGGGCCTCCAACAACATTGGTACGGGCGGTTCGAGCCGCTGGCTTACCTCCACGGCAGGAACCGGAGACTGGAAAGAGTATGTATACAAGGTCGTATGCGGCACCTCAAACTTCTCCAGTACCCATTTTTTCTATATTGACGGGGCACAGGGGACATCTGCCGCACCATTGGTCTGGTATGTGGCTTATGCCACGGTTTTTGACCTTACTTCCACAGAAAAGTATACCACGACCATCGACGCCAACGGTGTTTATACCGGTACGGTGAAGGCAAACCAGATTATTGTGGACAGCGCCCTGGTTGTAGGAGGCAGCTCTTATAACGGCAGTATTTCAGTCAAGGATGCGGGCAACGCGGTCAAAGTGACGCTCGACAGGACGGGTATCACTGCCGTAGCCGGCAAGATCGGAGGATGGACGTTGGGCACCAGCTCGCTTGCGGCGTCCGCGCCAAGTTCCGGGCATAGGATTGTAATGGCGGCCTCCGGATATATCTATCATGACAACCCTTCCACAGGAAAAGAGTATTGGGCTTTGAAAACCGACGGTTCCGCTGTTTTCGGATATGGGAAAATTTCGTTTGCGGCGGACGGTTCCGGATATCTTGCGAACCAGAATATCAAATGGGATACCGGCGGCAACGTGACGATGACCGGCACGATCAATGCCAATGCCGGCACGATAGGCGGCTTTTCCATCGGCCAGGGACGCATTGGATCTACGGCCACGGGAAGTGGTTCCGGTGGCGGTCTGGCCATCTACAACGATTTGTTCCGCGTGGGAAACACCACTTCCTACGTTCTGTTTGGGGCCAACACTTTTCCCGCCACCTCGGGTGGGACCTGTGCGGCGGGGCGCATCGTCAACAACAAGGTAAATTCATATATGAACAACTACGGGTTGTATATCGATGTGAAGAACGGTTACCGGAACTATGGGGTGTGGTCCAATGCCTCATTGGTCGCATCGGCCGCCATCGGTATCAAAATGAAGAATATCTATTTTACAGGTTCCGGCTATACCATTGACTTTTCCGCCAGTAATGTCTTTTGTGTCTATGCCAACTCCACCTACAATGTCAATCTTCCGAGCGCGTCGTCGGTTGCAAGCATGTTCGGATATTCGAGCCTTCCCTCCGATTTTGCCTATATGTTTACCCTGTTTTACAGCTACAACTGGGGAGGGCATATCAATATCATGAATGTGCGGAATCAGAATGGGGGCACGTCAAATTACGGTATGGAAAGAGGGGACTCGCTGACGCTCCTTTGTTGCAATTACCCGTCTTTTCATTACCAGGTATTAAATTATAATGGTTAATAACCGGAACAGAAACTTTTACCCTATACTTATTTAAAATTCAAATTATATGAATATCACCAATGTCACTATTACCAGGACAGCAGAAGAGAAGACGGAAAATGCCTTTTATATGCTGGAGTATTCCGTTGTCAATGACGAGCTGAGCCGTCTGCATGTTTCTGTCAATGAAAAAGAAGCCGATGAGGAAGGCAACATAAAGCCTGTTGGAATTATCTATATGGAACAAGGGGTCCTTTCCTGCAACTTTCCGATGGAGAGGGAGCTTGGCCCCATATTCCAGGATTTCGACAGGATGCAACAGGATATTCGCGAAAAATCAATCCTAAATAAAGAATCATAATGGAACTGAGCGTCAAAGACCGCCTTTACCTGCCGACTTTCCTGCCGGCACGCGGCAATTTCAAGGAGTTCAACCTTAAAAAAGAGATTCTGCGCAAAATCGCAATTGGCGACGAGGAACGCAAGGGTATCAATCTCCGCGAAAATGCGGAGGACAAGCGTATCGAATGGGATGTGGAAAAAGAACAGCCGTTGCCGGTGGAGTTTTCCCCTGATGAGATGGCCTACTTGCAGGCCGCGTGTGAGAAAATCTCGGACGAAGAGTTGCCTGACGATATGTGGGGGACTGTGGAAGCGATTTACAATGAAATCTCCAAGGAGGCATAAACCGATTTTTCTATCTGCCGCTACTCTTTATGTAAAGAGTGCCCCGGCCGTACTCTTGGTATGGCCGGGGATTTTTGTATCAGCACATGCCCAGACAAGATATCATAATGGATGCCGAATATGGAGAAGTGGAGACTTCCGGACAGATTGCCGGAAAAACCTTCTACGACTTCCACCTGTTTGACAGTGTGGAGGGTGCCGGCAATGCGGCCTGCCGTTACGGGGAGATAGCCGTACCGGTAGATTTCCTTGCATCATACAGTGATGCAAGGGGTATCCATATCCACATTCCCTATGTAGCAGACATACGCCTGCTGAAAGTGCGTATCGCCATGAAAAGCGGTTCGGGGGGTGTCGAATATGTACGTGGTGCAGTTGACGGCAGGCATTGGTTTCCCGTCATGAGAGAGAACGAAAACGGGACAAGGGAGACGGTCACCCCCGCCTCGCTTTATGCCTTGAACGATGAGGGGATCTATAACCTGCTGCTCGAGGAGGACTGCCTGGTCATTTACAGCGGGGAAGAGACGGATTTTGGTATTGGCGCCTCTAAGGTGCAGAACGAAACTTTCCTTTTGAAAGCCGCCGCCGGAAACTTGTACCAGCATCCGACCACCGGTGTGGGGCTGATTGACTTCCTGCATTCCAATATGGAGAACAACGGGCTCGCCGCCAAACTGCAGGCTGAATTTACTTCCGACAAAATCATCATCAGGAATGCCTATATAGATTCGGTGACAGGAGAACTGTTCCTGGAAACCGAGGAGAAGGAGGACAGCCATGGGTAGTTACCGCGTCGTTGCAGGACAGAACATCTATGATGTAGCCCTGCACCTGTATGGAAGTGTCGAGGGAATCGTGGACCTGCTGGTCAACAATCCTGCCCTCTCGCTGGAAACAGAACTCTGTTCCGGACAGGAACTGGCATATACCGACGGCTTTGTCATCAATGCCGACGTGGTCGCCTATAACGAAATGCACGGCATCGTCCCCTCCAACGGGGAGCGGCACGTCTATCCCAAATATTTCACCGGTCCGTTCACGGCAGCCTTCCTGCTCCCGCCGGCATTGGTCTCCGCAGAGTGCAAGGTGTCAGGAACGGGGACGCTGGAAGTTGACTGGGGGGACGACAGTGCTGTGGAGACCGTCATTCTTGGCCATACGCCATGCACGCTGCGCCATACTTTTGACAGGCGGGTGCGCCGGAGCCGCAAGATCCGCTGGTTTACCGATGCCGAATTCCGGTATATGGATTGGAGCGGACTGCAACCTTCGTCCGTTGTTTTACTCCGTCCGCTGCACGTGGAGGAGCTGATCCTCCGGGACTGCACACCCGCATTGGACAGCTTCGGGATTCTGTCCGGAACTTACCGGATCGATCTCTCGGGGATAATGACGGACAACCTCGTTCCGCTTGCCGGGTGCCATAACCTGATGGAGCTCGACCTGTCCGGAGCGCGGATAAAGCCGGCCGTCATAGACAAATACCTGACAAGCATTGTGGAGCATTACGGAAACAGACGTAATTGCCGCATGACATTGCCGACAGCCCCGACGGGAACCTATAAGGAACCCGGGCGGGATGAAACGACCGGACGTTACCGTATCACATCGGGCATGGAGGCGGTATGGGTCATTCTGCATGAGGAAAGCTGGAACGAAGGTGGAGCGTGGGAATTTATCATCAACAATAAAATCTATACAGTGTAATGAGCCGTACAATAAAGGAAATATACAACGAGGCCGTAGCGGAACGGAACCGGCGGCTGGAACTGACAGAGTTCGCCAGTGATTCCAAGATGTCCGTCATGAACGGAATCCTGTGGGTAGTGGCCGCTGTCATATACAGTTTCGAATCCCTGCTGGATGTCTTTGCCGTGGATATTTCCGAAGCCATTAACGGACGCATCAACGGTACTCCCGCCTATTATGCCAACGCCCTGTTGCAGTATCAGCAGGGAGATGAGCTGACGGTACGGGAAGACGGCCTGGCCTTCGGCTATGCCAATATCGACGAGACCAAACGCATCGTCACGCAAGTTTCCTATATGGAGAGCACAGACGACCAGAACCTGGACAGTAAACTTATCCTGAAAGTGGCCACCGGTGCAAAAGGCAGCCTTTCTGCCATACCCCCGAAAGAACTGGCGCCTATCAACGCCTATATCAACAAATTGAAATTCGCCGGTACACGCGTGGAGGTCATCTCAACCAAGGGCGACGTGCTGATTCCCCACCTTACGGTCTTTCATGACGGGGCCGTACCCGAATCAGAAGTGTACGACTCCATTGAAGAGCAGTTGAATGCCTACATGATGGATATCGATTTCGATGCCGCCGTCTACGTTTCCCGCCTGACGGATGCCATACGGCGGGCAAAGCATGTGACCGATGTCCATATCGACGGGCATGCCGTTCCCGAACAAGGGGTTTTCATCGCCAGCCATGACACCGACGGCCATATACAGCCGCCACAACGCATTGCCCGTATGGCTTATACCGCATCAGGATATCTGAAGGAGTCCTCCGGGAAGGATGAGGAGGACGGGCTGCCAAATTTCCGTGAAGCCATCATTTTAAAAATAGAAAACCATGAGATATAAGCTGTCCATAGACCGTACCGTGAACCGCCTGGTTCCGCATTACCTGTCGGGACGCAGGTTCATCCTGTTCGTGCAGAGCTGCCTTTATCCGTTGCAATGCACCAATGAGCGGTTCCGTGATTTCACGAAAGAGATGCATATCCGGGCACGGATGACTTCCCAGGTAATCTACTTCGAATGGTTTCTGAACTACAAGTTCGGCAAATACATCAGGGACGGCAAGGACCGTATCCTTATCAGGGACAGTGAGAGTGTCGGTGTGGACCTCTACCATGAGGGTGCGGAATACCAGCGTCCCTGTACCATCTGGTACAATGGGGAACAGATCATATCAGATAATGATGCGGAGCGGCCCCGTCCGTTCTACCTGCTGATAGAGGAGAAACTTATCAACAAGGTCAGCTTTGTGGTCTGTGTCCCGCCCGTCACCATATCACCGCACGAGCTGGTCTATATGCTCTCCTATGTGGTGAATACTTACAAGACGGCCGGCAAGACCTATCTGATCAGGATTGACGAAGAAGAATATACACCTAACAAGAATACAGGACAATGAAAGAATATATCGCAGAGACCGGCGGACGGTACACTTATTCCGATGACATCCTGAACCTGCAGGAACTTGCCCTCAGCATGAGCGCCGTTTTTGACAGCTGTTCGGATTTCATCATCTCGGGCTGCGAGCCGGACGGTCCCCGTATCTCACCGGGATATGTGTGGCTCGGCGGTAAGGTCCGCCGTTTTGAGGGAGCCGCTGATGCCGTCTATCCTTATTATATTTACGAGGCCAACAGGCATGAGTCGGTGGTCTATGCCAATGATGTCAACAAACGCGGACGTACTTGCTACCTGTGTGCCGGAGCGAAGGCCATACCTGAAACGACCGATCCTGTTACGGGTAAATTGCCTGTAAGCATTGAAGTTACAGAAAATTATGCCCCCCGTTTTATTGATAAATTCTTCGGGCGTTATGCCGTACTGCTGGACACGCCTTTCACCCGGCAGACCGTCAAGAAGGACCTGGTACTGGCCGGCACCCTTACCGGACAGAAAGAAATCAATTCCAGAACCGCCGTTTCTGTCAGCGGGGAAAACGGCTATATGCTCAAAGGTGTCGTCAAAACTGACGGCGGCATCTCGCTTGGCGCTTATCTGCACGGATTGCCGGTCAGTGAAATTATCATCCGCACAGACGGCGGCTTCAGTTTCATGAAGCAGGGCAAGGAACTGGTACGTATAACGGAAGACGGGATCTCTTACGGTACCTCACTGGGTGATAGCGCCCGTATCGGGGCAATCCGTATCAAAGGTTCCGATATCTATAACACTTCGGATACGACAGATGAGGGCTGTGTCCGTATCAATTATTACGGTGCGCAGGGAGGCGGAACAAGATACCGCAACTTTGCCGTACATGACGGGAAATCCGGAAGCAGCCCGGTCCTGGAAGTAACCGGCCGTACCGCCACCGTACGGGCGGGCGGGCTGTTCGTCGTGCAGAATGCCGGACGTGGGATCGACCTTCAGAATACCGCCTATACGAAAGACAATGCCAGGCTCACCAATCTGGTCACCTGGCGGGACAGTGCCGCCTCCGTACTCGCAATGGCAGGTTTTGATACCACGGACGATTACCGCTTTATCCTGCGGAACACATTGGGGGATATTGTGCTTGCCCCTTCCGGCTCGGTGGATGTGCTCGGCACGCTTAAGATCAACGGGAAATCCGTATCGGACACCTATGTGAGCGTCACGGCCTTTGCCGGGGAGATGTCGAAGAAGGTGGATGCCGTCAAGGGAAAGCAGCTTTCCACCGAGGATTTCACCACCGAATACAAAAAGAAACTTGCGGCCATCACCACCGGGGAGCTTACGGGAGGCGGTGACGGCTATGTTACGGCGGGGGCTGTCCGTGCCGCACTGAAAATGAAGCTTTCAGCCGATGAGAACCTGTCCGATATCATGGACAAATCCGCCGCCCGGAAGAATCTCGACGTCTATTCCAAAACGGAAGCCGGTGAAGTCTTCCTGAAGACCTCCGAAGGGTTGAAAGAACTGGTACGTCTGACCGCTGAAGAGATCAACAGGCTTCCGGCAGAAGAGGCCGCCGCTTTGAAAGCGGAAAAGCAGGCAGCCGTGAGGGACACCCTTGATGCCGAAAGGAAAGGTACCGGAGATTTGAAACTTGCCAAGCTGTCGAATCTTTCAGACCTTTCTGACAAGAACAAGGCCCGGAAAAATCTTGAAGTCTATTCCAAGACAGAGATAGACACGATGATGGCCGGCAAGCTCGGTACGGACTCTGCCTATCAAGGCATTGTCTTCACGGCCGGGCTTCGGGATAAATTACAGGCCATTACCACCGGTTCTTTTGCATATACCGACAGTAACGGCACCTCACACGCACAGGTCGAGGGGTATGTGATGACCTCACAGGTAGTGGGGGAACTCAAAAAGAAGGCTGACCGGCTGTTGGGAGGCTACAGCGCTTCCGAAAAGGAGACCGTCGCCACGAACCTGAACCTCTATACAAAGGCGGGTGCCGACGCCCGTTTCGCCACCCTTGAGAATCTGTTCCAGGATTATATCAATTTTTTAGTCCGGCAGGGAAAGAGCACCTCGGAGGCACAACAGTTCCTGCAGGGCAAGTTGAACGTACTCTCCAAGAATGAGATTGTCAGGGATTACCTGCGCCGGGACAGCAAGCTGTCCGACCTTCTGCTGCCAACGGCGGAGGCCAGACGGCAGGCCTGCCGTGCTCTCGGAGCCGCTTATGCCGAGGAGTATCAGCCGTTGCTTGCGGATACAGGATGGGTACAGATGGAGAACAGCGGATCGGGTACCAACACACAGTCGCTCTTCGTCCGCCAAATCGGGAACATCGTTTCCATACAGGGTGCCGTCAATACGGCCAACAGGGACGGAAACAACTGGGGAGGTATCGTGGCGGTCATCCCCAACAAAATACAACCACCCCGGTACAGTGTGCGCTGCACCGCCACTGACTGGAATGATGACCATAAGTACAACCGTGGGGTATCGTTCACCATTTACGGCGGCTCGCGAAGGATACAGCTTTATGAGCGCGGTATGTACAATGCCAATGTGGAACTCAACTTTACATATTTCGTATAGCCATGAAACAGAAGATTAATGTAAACGGTGACATCGAAAGTCGCCGCAGAATTGCGGAACGCAGGTCCGTTCCCGCCCGAGAGAATATTTCACCCGACAACAGCCAACAGTATCATGAAACAGAAAAGGATCCGGCGGCAGCCGCAGAAGAAACCGTCTTTCCGGGGAACGAATCCCCGAAAGCGAGAAGACGGAAGACCGCAGGGGACGTTTAAACGTTTCCCCTTCGACCAGACCCGGATAGGGTTCATGCTCCGTTATGAGATGCCGGTGGTTTACCATCTGCTCCGCAGGCTGTATGACCGGCAACAGCCTTTCGAACCGGACTGGCATGTCATCGAACTGGTTGCGGAGGCGTCGAAAGACCCTTCGTTCAGAAAGGCGAAATTCAGCCGCTATCTGGATGAATACCGCCGGAACGGGGTTTACTGCCGGCGGGGCAAACGGCTTACGCCCGGACGTAAAACCTATTACGAGGGCATACGCCGTCGCAAGACGGAAGAGTATATCCGTCAAAACCGCAGGAAGCTGCTCTTTGAAAGACGGAATGGGCCGGGCAGTGACAAACTGCCCGGGGAGATTAAAAACATACTTAAAATGAAATGGTAATGCATTGACGGACAATGGCTGGCGCAAACATTCATATGCATGTATGGCTGTTCGGGAGCATTTGTCTAACTTTGTATTCCACAGTCGCTGCAAGACCTTTCCATATTGTAAAATGAGTATCCGGCCAGGATACGGTCGGCGGGATATCCTCTCCCTATATTGTCAAGTGAATACGGACGGTGCAACCGAACCCGTCTGTCCTGTAACCAGTTTCTTTGCGATACGGGCCTGCCGTGTCGCACTCTTCGGGCATTTTTAATCCATAAAACCAAGCGTTTATGCAAGAAGAAGAAAAGAACAACGGCATGGAAGGCATGTCTGTCGAGGAGATGTTCCTCGGTGTCCAGGAATCGTATCAGGAGGCACAGCAGCGTGCCCAGGAAGAGAACAGGGCGTTCGCCCGCACGGAATTCTTCCGCATGGACAAATTCGGGACCTATCGTCTGCGTGTCCTTCCCATCGCCCCCAATCCGGACGGTTCACCGGCCCGGCCCGGTTATGAGTATCCGGTTCACCAGTTGCTGCTGGAACTGGAAAAGCCCACAACCGGAAACAAGCCCCAGAAGATGTATGTCACCGTCACCCGCGCCACCGATGCCGGATACAGTGTCGATCCCATCGAAACTTACCGGCGTCTGGCCGTAGAAGCCGCAAAAGAGGCCGGGGATGAGAAACTGGCAGAAAAAATCGCCGGCGGTTCGTTCGGTGGCGGCTTGAAGTACAACTACGGGCACTGCCTCTATATCTTTGACCTGGGCGAGCGTGCCAAGGGAGTACAGATGATGACCCTCTCGCACGCCCAGTTCAAGGATCTGGACGAGCGGAAGTTCAAACTCTGGAGCAAGAAGCTGGCCAAGAACCCGTCTTATCCGTGTCCGGTTTCATCGGTGTACGACGCCTATCCCGTGGAAATAGAAAAACGGCGTAACGGGGCCAAAACCGAATACCTGTTTTCCATCGACAATGAATCCGACCCTGAACCTCTGACCAGGGAGGAGCTGACCGCCTTGCTGGGAGCGCCCCGTATTCCGGAAATCATTTACCGCTATACCCGTTATCATCTGGGTGCCACCGTTGAATTCCTTAAACAGTGCGACGGCATTTACGGCATGCGGCTTATGGAGACGGACGAGATGAAAGAGGTCATACAACAGTTGTCCGACGAACTGCCGAAAGAAGATACCTCCTCCTTCTCGTTCGACCGCCGTACGAAGGACAACAAGGACAATGTCCAGGACGGGACAGGAATTTCCCTGGACGATCTTCTTGAATATTATGACGAGCTCAGGAGGCAGGACCTCGGTGACAAGACCGAGGAGGGACAGGAGCTGCGTGCAATGATACGCAGCTACATTGAACAGGAAGCGTTGTCCGTCCGTGTCACCCGCTCGACAAGCAATCGGGAACTGCTCGAACTGATTGAGAGTGAGATGGAAGGTCCGAAACCCACAGACACACCGGAGGACGCTCCCGGGGAGGAGGAACACCGGCCTGCGGAAACGGAGGAGCGTGCCGAACGTCCCCGCCGTCGCAGATAACCCCTTTTATAAGTCTTTGAGTTTTAACCCGGCGGGAGGCATCCATGCCTCCCGTCTTAATCACACACATTCATGGAAGAGAGCAAACCTTGCATATTGTTGTTGAATGATATCCATGTCTCAAAAGACAACATCCCTGCATTTCAGGCCAACTGGCAGGAGGCCGTGGAGATCTGCAGGAAATGGGGTATCAGCGAAATCGCCGTCGGAGGCGACCTGTTCTTTTCACGTGCGGCACAGACACTTGACGTGCTGCTGGCAGTACATGACGCCCTGCTGGAAACCTCACGTGCGGGCATCCATGTCACGCTCGCCGAGGGGAATCATGACCTCGTGAACCAGGAAGCCGTCAGAGGTTACTGCCATGTCTTTGACTGCCATCCGGATGTGACGGTAGTGGATGACTTCCTGACCCTGTCGCGTCCCGGCTGGGAGTTCGCGCTTCATCTGATGAGTTATTTTCCGGAGGACGGATCGTTTGTCGAAAGGCTCGGACAGTTGGAAGAGAAAGCGCTTTCAGAGGAAAAGAAACATTTTCTTTATATACACGAAGGTATAAACGGGGCATTGGCGCAACCATCGGAGAAAGAATTGCCCGCCAGGATTTTTCTCCCGTTTGATAAGGTTTTTGTCGGCCATTACCATAACCGGACCGTCATTCCACAAACCCGTATCGAATACATCGGGGCCTCCCGTCAGCACAACTTCGGCGAGGATGAGGAAAAAGGATATACGGTGCTTTATACCGACGGCACACACGAGTTTGTCAAAAACCGGGTGAACATGCGCTACCGTGTGGTGGATGTGCCGGTGGAACGTGCCGGGCTGCACCTTATGGACGAGTTGCGCGAGACGGAGGCTGACGGCCGCTACAAGGTCAAGGTACGTGTCCATGCGCCGGCAGCTGCGATGAAGTCGGTTGACAAGGCCGCGCTGCTGGAAGCCGGGGCGGCGAAGGTGGAACTGATAGCTGATGACGAGGAACTGTTGGAGGCCGCATCCTCTTCGCTCTTTGAAAAGTATGACAGCTGCCGTATCCGGGAAACTTACGAGGATTTCTGCCGGGAAAAACAGATTGAGGATGTCTCAATCGGATTAGAGTATTTATCCAAAATAGATAACAGGACATGTGGAAATTAAAGAAAATAGAAGCTGAGAATCTCTGTGCCTTCCGCTCGCTGTCATACACGTTACGGCAAGGGGTTACGACACTGATATTCGGCGACAACCGGGACAATGAGTCCCAAAGGTCGAACGGTGCGGGCAAATCCGCCCTGCTGGAGTGTATCGCTGTCGGTATCACAGGCAGCCCGCTCCGTAAGATAAGGTCGGAAGAAATTATAAACGATGCGTCCGGGGAGTGCCGTATCGGATTACATTTCAGCAACGGCAACTCAGCGGAGGAACTGGTTGTCAACCGCTGCATTCCACGCAAAGGGGCATCCACGGTCAGTTGCACACTTTTCCGTAACGGTGCGCAGGTGACGACGGACGAGGCTGTCCAGCCTTCGGTCGATGCCTATAACCGCTATATCCTTGAAAAGTTAGGGATCACGCGCGAGGAGCTGCTCAACAACTTCATTCTCTCCAAATACCGGTATGAGGATTTTCTTTCGTCATCGGACAAGGAGAAAAAGGAGATAATCAACCGCTTTTCCAACGGTATCCTGGTGGACGAGGCCATTGCCATACTTGAGGAGGATATCGTGCCGCTCTCAGAAAAGAAGCAACAGGCGGCATTGGAACTTGCGGGACTGGACGGGCGTGTCGAGATGTTACAGGAGCAGATCCGCAAGGAAGAGGAAACCGGAGCGGAACGGGGACGTACCCGTGCGGAGCGCATCGCCTCCCTGGAAGCGGCCATCGCAGCCAAAAGGGAACAGATACGCATCGGACACGAGACGGTGGCCGGATATGAAACACGGCTTGTGGCGGTTCAGCAGGCGGATGAGGCACTGCAGTTGCTGGAATCGGGGGATACGGCACTGGACGAGTGTCTGGAAAAGATACGGGAGATGATGCCCCTCTTCCCCGATGCGAGACAGACGGACTGGAACGGGATTATCACCGGGACAAAAGAGAAGCTGCAGACGGCCGTTTCCGGGCTGTCGGATTGTGACACCTCCTTGAAACAGGCGGAACGGGAACTGGAAGAGGAGACTGAAAACTGGGAACAGTTCAAAAATAAGTATGCCGCCTTCTGTGAGGAATACAACGAGCAGTCCGGTACGGCAGCGGAGAAACTGAGGGAAACAGACATCCGCCTGCGCAATCTTGCAGGATGCATCGAAGAATTGCGTCACAAACGGCGTATTGTCTCGGCCGGTATTGACGAGCTCTCAAACAAGCTGGCCGGTTCCGTCACCTGCCCTGCCTGCGGACATAATTTCCTAATAGCGGAGCCGCAGTTTGACATTGAGGCGGGAATGAGGGAACTGAAACTACGACAGCGGCAACTCACGGAAATTAATGGCCGTATCGAAGACAAACAGGAGGAGACCGGTTCTGTGGAGCTGCAGCAGAGCCGCCTGAACCACGGCCGCCGTACCTTGGAGGCCAGACGTACCGAATGGGAACAGCAGCTGGCCGGATATGAACGTGCCGTCAGGAACGCTACCCGGAACGTGGAAGAGACGGAAAACAAACACCGGCGTATTGCAGCCGGGATTACCGCGCTGCAAAATGAGATTGAGAGCATCCGCCGTAAGGTATTCGATGAAACATTCGGATTTGTAGACGAGCGTAATGCCTCACTGAGCCGCAGCATACGGACGGAAAAGGAGGATATACAGGCGGCAGCCTGTGCCATTGACACTTTGCAAGGCACTATCAGGGAATTGAACGAGGCGGTGCCGTCCGATCTGATATCCACGCTCCGGAGCACGCTCCGGGAGGTGAGGGAAAAATCCCGCGAAGCGGCGGGACGGAAGACCGCCGTAGATGCGGAACTCCGAACATTGGAGATGCAAAGAGAACGGTTCATACAGTTCAAGACCTATCTGGCCAATACAAAAATCGAGGCACTCAGCCGTATAACAAACGAGTTCCTGCAGAATATCGGCAGTGACATACGCATCCGTTTTGACGGTTATACCGTCCTCAAAAGCGGTAAGGTCCGGGAGAAGATTTCCATTTCGCTGTTGCGTGACGGCATTGACTGCGGATCGTTCGGCAAGTTCTCGGCAGGCGAAGCGGCACGGGTGAACCTCGCAACCATCCTTGCCATGCAAAAACTCGTGAACAGTAACTGTGATGATGGCAAGGGACTGGACCTTCTGGTTCTGGATGAGATACTCGAGGCGGTTGACGAGGCGGGACTGGCTTCCATGTTCGAGGCATTGAACTCGCTCGGAGGTACCGTACTGGTTGTCTCCCACGGTAATGTTGCGGAAGGTTATCCCCATAAACTGGTAATTATGAAAGAGAATGGCGAATCAAGGATTGGAGAATAGTACCCCGGACAGGAAAGAGGTGCTTGCATTGGATATAGCTACGCATACCGGGTATTTTTCCGTGCATGAGGCCGGAACATGGAACTTTACCGAAAGCAGACGGCGCAACGGCAACAAGATGCACGGCGCATTCCGTACCGTCCTTGTCTCGTTTATCCGCGCGTATGGTATCCGGCGGGTCGTAGCGGAGGATGTGAGTGTGAACCGTTATTTCTATGACATGCGCCGGCTCTCGGAACTTCGGGGGATCCTGCTCGAAGTATGTGACAGCCTGGGACTTCCCGAACCGGAGTTTGTGAATCCGGCGGTGCTCAAGAAATGGGCGACGGGGGACGGGCACGCCACCAAGGCACAGATGGTGGTGGCATGCAAGGAAAGATACGGCATCATTCCGGTGGATGACAATGCGGCGGACGCCTGCCATCTCTTCCATTATTACATCCGCAGGCACAGGTTGTAGAACGGCACTTGCCAAGATTCGGGCGGCCTTCTCTCCGCCCGCTTTTTTTAATTGATGCTCAATGGCAGCTGACAGATTAGGACATGAGATTCATTATCAACCTTTTTTCGGTCAGTGAAAACGTGGAAAAGAAAGATGTGTTTATTGCGGTTGTACCCTCTGACGATGAATCCGCAAGACGGAGGGCGGAACTTCTCAGAAAGTATGTGATGCCGCACAAGAATCTGATATACAGCATTTGTATCAAATATACCTATAACCAGGAGGACATAGAGGATAACTATCTTGAAGCGCTGGTTAATTTCTTCAAGTACATGGACAGTTATGATCCGGCGCGTCCGGTGAAAACATGGATCTATGCCGTGACCAAGCGGCTTGTGGCGGACCTCAACAACCGCAATAAAAGCCGCATGCCCCCGGATGACAATATCGACATCTCGGAAATATCCTCCTCCCTGCCGGGCGAGGAGGAACCGTCGGAGAACTGCATGGGAATGGATAATTATCACAAGTATTACAATGATGATATCCTTTGGGCATTGGACAGGCTCAAGCCGATTTACAAAGAGGCCCTGCTTTTACAGCAGGCCGGCTATAAGATCGGAGAAATCATGGAGATAACTTACCGCAACGGAACATTGCAGACCAGAAATGTGGAGACGGTCAAGAGCCGTCTCTTTCTGGCCAAGACACAACTGCGCAAACTTTTGACACGTGATGGAGAAAAAAGAGTGGATTGACGGATGCCGGAGGCTTTTTACACGCTTGCTCCGTGCGGCAGTGTGGCCGGATTTCCAGTTCCCGTCCGGAGGAAAGGCGGACAGACAGCTTTCGGCATGTTTCGACCTGTTGTGCCGGGAAGCCGGATCTGTCAGTCCGGAACGCCTGTCCGATTTCTGCATATGCCAGGTGTATGCCCTTTCCGGATATGCCCCCTCTTATCGTGGAAAGTGGAACATTTCCCATTCGTTTGGCCGGAAGGCAGCTGACCGGTATCTTCATTCCGGAAAGGAACGCCGTTATTGGGAAGACCGGTGGCTGAAAGGTTTCGGACTGTCACGTGACAGTCTGACACAGGCAATGGAGAACCGCCGCGGGCATCCTTTCGGACGTTTCATTTACCCGGAATATGAGGAGATTACCAAACGGCGTCTGCTCTCCAGCGAGGCCGGCTATCTCGTCTGTGCGCTCTCCACATTGATGTGGACACCCTTCTCGCCGTCATGTTCCAAATGTACGAAAGCGAATCCGTGCCGCCGTAGAACAGAGGCGCGTTATCCGGAACTTTACCGGATTCGTTGTGAGGCATGGTGGAAAGAGGAGGTGAAGCCATGAGTTCCGTCAATCCGCTCAGCGCCGAGTTCCTGTATGAGCTCTATGCCACGGCGCTGTGCCAGGAGCAGCTGTGCGCTGTCCTTTCCCGCCACATGCGCAAGGAATACCTTCCGGACCGCTCATTCCAACGGGTGCAGGAGGCTATTGCCGCACATTTCAGAACCTACAAGACACCGCCGTCATATGCCGTACTGGCACAGACTTTCCATGAGGATTACGATGCCATTGAGTTGATAGATACCTTCCGGGAGTATGACGAGGGCCAGAGTCCCGAAGTGATGATCGACATGCTGGAGTCCTACATCAAGGGGGTCCGGTTACAGTCGGTCTATGCGGAAGTGGGAAAACTGTATAACGAGAACAAGCAGGACAAGGCGGAAAAGGCATTGCGCGGGTATGCCGAATGGCTGGCGGGCTTTACACTGAAGAGTACCTCGTTCATTGATGTGGCGGAGACCTTTACGGAGCGCTTCCAGCGGAACCGCCGCCGTGAGGAGGAAGAGGAACGCTCGGCATCACCACGTGTGTCCCGGTTCTATATCCCGTTTCTGGACGCGCTCAATGCCGGACGCAACCTGCGGGGGCAGCTGACCTGCTTTCTTGCCAGTACCGGTGTGGGGAAATCCCATATCGCCAAATGGATAGGTGTCAGGGCGGATATCGACGACGGGCTGCATGTGCTGCACTTCCAGCTGGAGGGGTCCGAGGAGGAAGCATTGAACGCCTATTCGGGAGGGCTGGTTTCCAAGAACGCCTATTATTACGAACGGGGAAAGATCTCGGATACGGAGATGCGCCATCTGGAAAAGCTGGTGGCATCGTATGCCGGCAGCATCACGGTACGCAGTTATCCGCGTTTCAACGCCCAGGTATCGACGCTTGACATCAAGAACGGAATCTCGGAATACCGCAAACTCAAAGGTCACAATCCGGACATCGTCATCGTCGATTCGATGGATCTGCTGACAGACGCCAACCGCCGTTCATGGGGTGCCGACCATGAACGCGCAAAGCGTATCGCCGTGGCCAATGACCTCAAGGACCTGGCGGCGGACGAAAAGGTATGGATGGTCGTGACATATCAATCGACCATTGAAGACCGCGAGTGGCTGAATGACGAAAGGAATGTACTGACAGAGTACAACTGTTCGGAGGCCAAGGGGCTGGCACGCCCATGCACGCACCTTATTTCACTCAACCAGTCATCGGCCGAACGCAAGGAGAACGTGATGCGCCTGCATGTGGCCAAGAGCCGCTTTTTCAAAAAGGGCGATACCATCAAAATAGCGACGGACTATGACAACGAGGTGTTCTATGACGGGCAGAGGACACTTTCATTACTACGGTAAAGAATCCACTATTCCTTTTTTGGAAGAAAGAGTGGTGTCTGAAGAGGCATTGGTAGACTTCTTGTCGATTTGTTTTTGTATATGGTACACATGTTGAGAAGACGAATCTTCGTAAACTTCAATGTCTGTTTTTCTTGCTTTTTGAATTGTCTCGAGTGGTATATGGTTTGTATTTGCCTTTGATGGTCGAATACAAACCAATATTGCCATTGCCAAGATTAATAAAAGTAATGTTATAAAGTAAGGATTTTTAAAGTTTTGCAATTTCCACACACTTTCTTTATCTGGATTTGCAATATTATATACGCAAAACACAAACACCAATATCCCGGTCATAAATGTTATAGAAAATAACATAAAATCAAAAATATCTATTGCAACTTTCTGCGTACCAACCAAAGAAGATACAAAAGCGATGAACGTTCCTAATAATCCGACTAATTGTAGCGTCCGCCCCCGTTCTTCTTTTATTGTTGCTATAGCACCTGTAATCTTTCCGGATAATTCTTCAGATTTTTTTATAGAATCCTCTATCGCGTCTCCTTCAAATGTCCTAAATTCCCTATTATATTTTAAGAAAAAGTTTTCCAGAAATTGCATATTTACAGGAGAATACCCTTGTGATGCAAAGAATATATATTGCTTGGTTTGTTCTCTGTCATAATTCTGCAATTCTGCCGGAGAAAGATACACTTTAATCACTTTCTTGTCTTCTACCGAGCAATATGAATACTCAAAATATGAACGAAATCTTCTCGGGGCATCTTTTTCATTTTTATATGCTATGATGAAAAGCCTTAAGCAGTTAAGTAATTTTCCATAAGTATATATTACTCTATGTTCCCTATTTACACTGTTCTTGAGATAGTTATATAACCATAATATCGATTTTACCAATGTAGAAGGTGATACACACTTAAATGCCGTAATATCTGAATGTTCTTGAACAAAACTTTCAATTCCTTGGATTATACTTTGGGGATCAGCATTGTTCTTTATAAGGTAATAAAGCCTATTATTTGTAATATAAGCCGAAACCCCTTCATCTATATTTTCGTTATACTTTTTAATAAGACTACACTCAGGATAGCGGCTATTATCTTTACGGCAATTTTTTAAATCATCTTGGAATTTATCCTGTGTTGAAATATCATTTTTAGAATCATGTTTATATAATACATAGAATATATCTTTAGTATAGTCTTTTGCATATTGGGAATATTGCTCAATAATTGAATTAATTTCAGGATTGGTAAGAAGAGGGCTATAGCCAAAACATATTTTAGGACCTGCCGGCGCTTGCTGTTCCATCATTTGTTTTGACAATACACAGGCCTTGAAAATTAATGCCTCTATTACATTGTTTAATATTTCCAAGGCATTAACATCAAATGCTTGTTCAAGAAATATGGATGTTCTGCGAGCTAAAGTTGCTTTTGTTGGCGATAAACTTTTTTTTAGTTTGTCAAATGCATAAATAAAATTTATCAACTTAGACAGGTTACTTTCTGATGCGATGTATCGAATATCTATAACGGTGATATCAAAAAGCAATTGTGTCAATTTTATCAATGGTTGTAAATGTTCTGTTTTGACATATTTACCAGGAATTGAATCTATGATCAGATCTTGGTCCAGTTCAAAATGGACTTCGTAAAGCCCACCGTTGTTCTTTGGATTTATTCTATTTACAAATGTTGCTATTGCCGAAGAAATATCAGAATAGCAATTAATAAAGGCTGGTAGTATTCTTTCATCAAGATCATCTTTTTTGTCTTCCCATGCCCTAATTATATCCTTATAACCGGAAACAATATAAAATTCTCCAACCGCAACGGATTTCCATAAATAAGTAAAAAACAAAAAAGTTATAGCGTCACAATAGCTGTAAAAATCAGTTTTATTATGCATATATGTGTAAGCAACACAAAATTCTCCAAATGAACGTTTAAGCAGTGCTGCCAAATCTTCATCGGAGAAGGTATCTTTTTGGAGCTCTTGCCCTTCAACTTTATTTTGTTTCTTTTTTTCTTCCCAAATCCTTAATGCTGCAATTATACTATACTGCCCAGGGATATTGGTCATTTCTTGCTCAAATCTTTGATCCTGAGATAAATCTACAAAAAAACTTTTTTTCTCCTTGTCGTATTTCTTGGATTTGCCATCGTCCTTAAAGGAAAAGTCAAAGTCTTTATTCTCAGGAAAACTAAATTGTAATATTGAAGATTCATTTACGCTTAAAACCCTTTTCAGTATACTTAATTGTTCTATGTTTTTGATACCATAACCATTCAATGTTTGCAATACAAAAAATTTGTATGATTCTATCTTGCAACCAACAATATTATTATATACTTCCTGAGCTTCTTCTATGTAAGTCTTTTTCATATAATATTTGTGTTTTATAAAAAAAGGTGTCATAAGACACCTATTATTAACCTATATTGGGCATAGTATGATTTTACATTGCTGATCTTAATAAAACATATTGTTCATATTCCCGTTGAAGATCTTGCAGCGTAGTACTCATTTCCTTATTAGCCTCATACATGAATGTTTCTTTCCACAATGGGAGATTGTGGGTTAAATCCACAAGCTTATCCCTATCCATGAAAAGTTCTTTTTTCATATTTTGTTGTAATCCCAAAACAGCATTGTCAATCAAATGAATAATCTTTTCATATCTATCTCTGTATTTGGGCGGAATCAAGCATTGGGTCTCTGACATTTGTTCTTGAAAATGCCCTTCTTCATATCTAAATCCGGGAATAATGTCTAATGCATTATAAATATGAAGGAGTACAGGTCCGTTGGGCAATGCACTGAAAGCGCCAAAAAACTCAAATAGATTATTCTGATTTATGCGTATATTTTCTCCTTGCGGTTCTTCTAAATTAGTCAAACTCTCTAAGCATAAACAATAGAGCAATTTCATAATTCTTGTATTAGAGAATGATTGTAATATTTCTTTTGAAGGCATCGCATTGCCATTGGAAACAGTCATCTCTCGATGAATTTCTACAAACCTCCCTAAAATATAGCTAAACAGAAATAGCTTATCATTTGCTTTACACATAGTTTTAAACTACCAACAAAGCAGGCACATACTTTATTGGTTTTTAAGTCGTTACACAATAATCCAATGTGCCAATGGACAAAACAGTTCGCAAAGATAGGAATTTTCTTTGAAATTCCAAAACTTTATAAAGATTATTTGTTTGATTATCATAATTTTAGCATCACTAATGTATTTGTCTTAATTAACAAAGTCGACACTATAACATTGTTCGTTGAAGGGCAGAACAATCATTTATAATTAGTCAATTTATAGAATGCTCAAACTTTATTATGACCGGCAGTACTATACCTTAGTATGGAACTGTCTGTACAGGAATATCAATATCTGGTTTCGGAGATAACCCGTGAGACGGGGGCCAAACGGGACGGGAGCGGCAAGAACCTTATCGTTCCGCGCTGTCCGTTCTGCGGCAAGCAGGGCGGTAAGTTCGGTATCTATATCGGTAAGGAAACCGTCCGCCACAGACCGTTCATGGCACACTGTTTCTCCTGCGGGGCGTCCACCCGTACACTTGCGCAGTTATTGGAGGCTATCGGACGCATGGACCTGATGGTTTCCGAAACAACAGATATCTCGGCACCGCTGAACCTGCACCTGCTGGAACCTGACGAGGCGGAAGATATAGACGATGAACTGGTCCCGTCCGGACTGCCGGACTTCTATAAACGGACTTTCCGCCACCCATATCTGAAACAGCGCGGATTCCGCTTCGATGACTATGAATATTTTCCTGCCGGAATAACCGGCAGGCTCAATCCGCGGTATGCCGACTATGTAATTTTCCCGGTCATCGACTGCGGTATGGTTGTCGGATATGTTTCACGCCATACCTGGCCAAAAGAGGAGATAGACACCTACAACCGTAAAACGAAATACAAAGGTGAATACAAGATACTTCGTTATCGGAATTCCACAGAGAACGACTTTTCCAAACTTCTTTATAACTATGATGCCGTCCGCAAGGACGGTACCGATACGGTCATCGTTGCAGAGGGCGTTTTTGACGTCATCGCGCTGACGCGAAAACTTGAGCTTTACGATAACCCGCATATTGCCGCCGTAGCGACTTTCGGAAAGAAAATTTCCGATGTGCAGATTTACAAGCTGCAATCGAAGGGCGTGAGGACCGTGGTTATTGGATATGACGGTGATGCCGTCGAGGCGGTCAAACGGGCTGCGGAACGGCTGAGGCCCTACTTCGAGGTGTTCATCGCAGATATAGCGGATGCCGATAAAGACTGGGATGAACTGGCGGAAACGGAGGTCTACGGCATCTTTGCCTACCGTCTGCTGTCTGTCCTTGAATACAAACTCAAAAAAGTACAGGAAAGATGATACAGGAACTGCTCGCATGGCTTGACACACAACGGATTTCTTATATACCGGTTGACACGGAGGTGGTGGACATACCCGGGTTCGGACGGCTGTTCACGGCTGACCTGTCAGGTGTGGAATCCATTTTCCGCAGTGACGGCGATAAACTTGTCTTCAATCTGATGGAGAATCCGGCAGTATTGATGGAGGAGGGAATCTACCATGTGGCTTTTCCGTTCGGATATAACTGGTACTATTACGACCTTCGGGAAGAATTCCGTTTCAATCTGTTGAAATACATCGGCCGTCCCGGGCCTCCGGTACATGACATTCCGTTTGTGAATCTTGGTGTCCATACTTCTTACGAACTGCTGAACGCCTGTGGTTCCCTGGAGGATTTATGCCGCAAGGCAAAATGGTCAGGACATACGGCGGTCGGCATTTGTGACCGTAATACAATGGCCGCCACACTCAATTTCCAAAAAGAATGTGCCAAAAACGGGCTGAAACACATCTTCGGCTACTCGCTGACAATGATTCATGAAGAAGAAGCCGTAAACCTGAAAATATATGCCTTGAACAATGAGGGGCTCCACAACCTGCTGCGTATCCAGTCCGCCGTGATGGTGGTTTCGGAAAACAATACAATCCGTTATGAACAGCTGCTGATGTATGCCGCAGGGTGTGTGCCGGTCTTTGCCACCCGCTCTGTCTATTGGATGGCCGGACACCCTAAGCAGGTGGAACGGATCCGGAAAGGGGCCGAAGCGGTTTATTACCAGATAGACGCCAACGAATATAAGGCGGACCGTATTGACCGGGAGCAGCTGGAAGCCCTTAAATATTATTTCTGTAATTGCTATGATACCGAAAGGGATCTGTTTACAGTAGAACCGATCCTCCTGCCGGATTGCTATTATATGGACAAAGATGATGCCGCTTCCAAAATTATAGTGAATAAAATTGCTGCAGGAGCCGCACACGAACAGAGCGGGGAGCAATATTTCAAAACGGCGGATGAACTGTATGACACGCTCCGTCCGCTTTTTTCCGAGAAATGGGACTTCGATGCCCTGTTCGGGCGTATGTGCCGCCCTACGGTGGAGATTGCAGAACGGGCGGAAGCCGTGTTCGAGACCGGACGGATGTTCATGCCCGAATACCGTATGCGTCCCGAAGAAGTGGAACGGTACGGCAATCGCCGCACGATGTTCCTCCGGCTGCTTGATGAAGGGTTGAAACGAAAAGTTCCGGATATGGAACGCTACCGGGAACGGCTGGACGAGGAAGTCTATATCATCGAGTCAACCGACAACGTGGATTATTTTCTTGTACAGTGGGACATGGTGCGTGAGGCGCACCGCCGGGGCATTGCAACCGGTATCGGGCGTGGCTCCGCCGGCGGATCGTTGGTCTCCTACCTGTTGGGCATTACCTCCATCGACCCGCTGAAATACGACCTGATTTTCTCACGTTTTCTTGTTCCGGAACGCTGCGGACTGGTTTGGAAAAACGAGATAACGGTACTGGCTCCGGACATTACGCTTAACAAAGGCGAACAATATGTGGAGATACAATCTGAAAATAAGACTTATCGTCTCTGTGCGGATGCCCGTTTGAGGATTCTCCGCGGCGGGGAAGAAAAAACAATATATGCCGATGAATTGATTTGCGGTGACGAAATTCTTTTTGACCGCCGAGATTGTTTGTGGAACTTAAAGGAACTCGAAACCCATGAATCCGACTTACGAACACCGCCGTCCCTATGACGGCTGCGACCTTTACCGGGGTGACGCCCTCGAGGTGCTGCCCCTATTGGCAGGGCAGGGCATCGTTGCCGACATGGTATTGTCAGACCCGCCATATGGTACGACACACTGCCGCTGGGACGCCGTGATAGATATTCGGGGGATGTGGAATGCCATACAAGGCGTTTCTGCCCCCGGAACTCCCATACTGCTGTTCTGCCAGCATCCTTTTACCAGCATATTAGGCTGTTCCAATCTTGAAAAGCTGCGTTATGAATGGATCTGGGAGAAGACACAGGCGACAGGTTTTCTCAATGCCGGGCGTATGCCGATGAAAGCGCACGAGGACATTCTCGTGTTCTATGACAGGCTGCCCAAATACAACCCCGTCAAAACGGACGGGCACCGGTGCAAGATCGTAATGGCCGACCACCGGCGCAAGTGTGACAGCGGGGAGATATATCGGAAGCATGACAATTACCGGGACTACATCTCCACGGAACGCTATCCGCGCAGTGTATTGAGATTCAAGACGGACAAGCAGAGGTCCTGCCTGCACGCAACACAGAAACCGGTTGCCTTGCTGGAATATCTGATACGCACCTATACCGACGAGGAGGACCTCGTCCTTGATTTTGCGATGGGCAGCGGCAGTACTGCTGTCGCCTGCAGGAACATGGGACGGCGCTTCATAGGCGTGGAGATAGACCGGGATATTTTTCAAACAGCATATAACAGAATAGCCAATGACTGACACCCGGGAAATCTGGGTGGATATCAAAAATTATGAAGGGAAGTATAGAATCAGCAACAAGGGGCGCATCAAGAGTCTGGAACGGCAGGTATCGCATGGCGGTATCACCTGGACACAGCCTGAACGGATCATGAGCCATTGGTGCGGGACCACCTCATATTACGACTGTGTGCGGCTTTATAAGGGAGGCGTCGGGACAAAATTCTCCGTACACCGTCTCGTGGCACAGCACTTCCTTCCGGAATGGAATCCAAAGTTGGAAGTGAACCATATTGACGGTGACCGATACAACAACACCGCGGACAATTTGGAAATGTGTACGCACCAACAGAATATGGAACACGCCATTGCGGGCGGGCTCAAACAGGATTATGGAGAGAAAAGTGTGAACGCCAAACTGACGAACGCACAGGCGGAAGAGGTACGGGTGAAGTATTTCTCCGGCAAAGTCTCACAGAATACCTTGGCAAAACAGTACGGCGTCAGCCGCCAGACGGTAAGCGCCATTGTTCGATATAAGAAGTATATAAGATGAAAGTGACTCACATTAAAATCAGGAAAGCGGATACCCCTTTGACTGTCATGGATTCGTTCGTTGACAGAGGGCTGACGGAAGGCGGACACGCGTCCTTGCCCGATATCGATGTCGATTACGCTTCCGACCGACGGCAGGAGATCAAGGACTATCTGGAAGAACGTTACAATGTGGATGGCCGCCAGCGTGTGTTCTCGGCTGGAACCTTTACAACCATGAAGCTCAAGGCAGCATTGAAGGATGTGGCGCGTGTGCACCGCGTGCCGCATGCCATCGTGAACTATATCACAGCCATGATAGATGACGGTACGGACTGGACGGGGCTGTTCATGCAGGCGACGACAAACAGGAAACTGCGTGAGTTTATCCAGACCTATCCGGAAGTCATTGAAGATGTGCGCGGGCTGCTCGGACAGCCCAAGGCCGCATCCATACATGCTTCCGCAATTATAGTGACACCTGATGCCCGGGACGGCAGGCAGGCCGAGTGCTTCGATTACCTGCCTGTCCGAAAGATGGACGGTGCATTGGTGTCGGAATTCGACGGCTACTCGGTCGATGAGATCGGGCTGCTGAAGGAGGATGTGCTGGCGACAAAGGAGCTCGCCAAGCTCAGCGCCGTCATCGCATTGGCCAACAGTCATTTCGGACAGGAACTGTCCATAGAACGTATCACACAGGAGATGCTGGAAGATGACAAGACGTACCGGCTGCTCGCTGAAGGCAACACACAGAATGTTTTCCAGTTCTCTTCACCCGGCATCACCCGCTTCATTCAGGATGTGCGGCCAAAGTGCATAGAGGACCTGATCGCCATCAACGCCCTGTACCGTCCCGCCACGCTCGACATCGGGGCCACGGAGGATTATATCCGTTTCCGGCGGGGGGAAGTGGCGCCGGTCTATGACTACGGCTGTTACGAAGCGACGAAGAACACGTTCGGAATAATGTGCTATCAGGAGCAGTTCATGTCCATAGCCCACACACTCGGCGGCTTTGACCTCGGCAAAACCGACCTGTTGAGAAAAGCCATCGGCAAGAAGAAGGCGGATCTGATGGCTACGCTCAAGGCCGATTTCATCGCGGGGGCTGTCCGCAATGGCTGCCCGGACTATGAAGCGGAAGAAATCTGGCACAAGATAGAGGTGGCCGGAAAATATTCGTTCAACCGTTCCCATGCCGCAGCCTATGCCCTGACCGCCTACTGCGGGGCTTGGCTCAAGGCCAATTACCCGTCGGCATTCTATACCGTAGCATTGCAATGGGCGGATGACAAGGAAATTCCCCCGCTGATGGCGGAGATGGAACGCTGCTCGTCAGCCAAGATCGTGCCGCCGGACATCAACCGCTCGGGAACGGAGTTCTTTACCGACTACGCCACCGATGAAATATTCTGGTCGCTTACCCGTATCAAACAGGTGGGTGTCAAGACGGTGGAACACATCGTTACGGAACGTGACCGAGGCGGGGCGTATACCGGCATTGAGAACTTCATACACCGCATTTTCCGTTACAAGCTCAAAAAGTACAGCTATTGGGATGACCCGGACAACCCGGAGGAGGCGGTGAAAGTGCCCGTGAATGCCCGTCATGTCAAGCACATGGTCCTTGCCGGATGTTTTGACCGCGTGGAAAATGTCGGGGCGGTTACCGAACGCTGCGCCCTGCTCGAACGTGCCGCCAGGGAACTGGGATTTTCTCTTTCCGAAAAAGACTTCCCCCTGGATATGCGTGAGAGGCATTTCTTCTGGTCTCAACAGCAGATTGCCGTATCGGGCATCGGCAATATTGATTACTGGCGCATCTTCGACAACTCGGAAGCCCGCAGGCAGGTCAGGGGAAAAGCCTCTTACCTGCCACTGGACGAGGTGGCACTGGATGAGAACGACGGCCGGAAGGTAACGGTCTGCGTCACGGTTGTGGAGGTTGCGGAGCATACTTATAAGGACAGAGAAACGGGAAGCCGGAAACGTTTCGCCAAGCTCACGCTCTCGCAGAACAACCGCATTACGGAATGTGTCTGCTGGAACGACTACTACATGGAACATCGCACCGAGATACAGGCCCTCAAGGGCCGGGTGGTCATTCTCACGGCTGTCGTCCGTTACAGTGATTATAACGGATGCAATATGCTCCAAACCTATAAGAACTCAATGTTATTCATTCAATCCTAAGACATGACACCAAAAACAGAACAGAAAGTATACGTGGGGATCGGGATGGATTTTGAAACCGGCGGTCTGGACTGCCGTGAATGCGCCTGTACCCAGATCGCCCTGCAAGCCGTCCGTTTCGACACCTGGCAGGTGTTCGACCATTGTCAGGCGTATATCGCCCCCTATGGCAAGGCGGATGCCGGACTGCCCCGTCGCAAAGTGTTACGAACCCGCCACGAACAGGCGAAGGAAGCCGGGGTTGTCCCTATGAAATATGAGCAGACGGCATTGGACTATTCCGCCATCACTATGGAAATGTTACGTACACAAGGGGTGGATATGAAGACGGCGGCCGGAGAAATCATCGCCTTCGCCAAACGTAGCGCCTTGTCGAAAGGCAACCAGTGTAAACCCATACTGATCGGACAGAATGTCACTTTTGATATCGGTTTCTTACAACAATTGATGAACTATGCCGGACTGGTTGCCGAGTTTGAAAAAACTTTTGCCGGAACGAAGGACTATTACGGTAATTTCCAGCCCCACTATATCGATACGCTTACAGTAGGGAGGCTGGCATTTGCAGCCGATCCGGAAGTGACTTCTTACAAATTGGAGCTGATCGCCTCCCGATTGGGAGTGGAATTGAATGATGCACATGATGCGGCTGCCGATGTAACGGCCACACTTGACATACTTGGTATCTATACCTCCCGGTTACGTCATGCGGGCGGGGAAGCAATCACAATACAGGCAAAAGAGAAAACCCGTAAACACTTTAAAATATGATGACGGATATCAATAAAAAAGATGCGGAAGACATTCAGCAGGGCCCGATTCCGGAAACCATCACGTTTCATACTGCAGACCGTATGACATATGGGGCATTAGGCTATGACGGCAATGAACTTATGGCGTTTATATCGGGCTATGACCTTGAAATTAAGTTCAATTTGCGGATTATAAATTCACTGGCGGATGCCGAGGCATGTGCCGACGCGCTGGCACAAGTGTTTTATGAGGCACTGATGGAACAATTAATTAATGAGAAAGCGGATTTTGTAAAACCTCATCACTGGAAACCCGCTACTCTTTCAGAAAAAGAAGGAAATGAAATCAGACAAGATAATGGACATGCTGGATAAACCGGAAGGAAAGCCGCTTACAGAACAGGAACTGCAATTTTGCAACCTCTATGTGAATGGCGGCCTGGAATATGCGGGACGACCGAAGAAATGTTTCGTGGAAGTGTTTGGGGAGAATGCGGTAAAGAATCCTAATGCTTCCGCCAACTACCTGATGAACAAGCCCCATGTATTGGCACACATCAGGACATTGCTGTCTTCGGAGCGCTTTGAAATGGAAACAATGGCCGTGAAACTGCAAGTGACCGAAACCCTCAAAGCCGTCATGGACGAGGCGGCCACTTCGGACTATACGGACCGTTTCGGAGTCCCCCTCTCTCCTGCGGCACTTAGGGCCGTGTCGGTCAATGCCGCCAAGGCGCTGATGGAAATTTTCCCCATCAGGCACAAGGAAGAGAGCCGCCTGCGCATTGAGGGTAATGACGGCAATGTGATTTTTAATGTAATTGTACCCCAAAAAACGACAGAAGATGACCAGAGGGAAGCATAAGATTGACAAACAGGAGATAGCCTGGTGGACTTATCTGGCAATCATGGTCGCATTGATTGTCTATGGATTTTGGGATAGTGCGGCGGCAGAACTCCTGCTCAGGGCTATCAAGGACGCATACACTCTTTTAATGGAATAATTATATGGAACAATTCAAGGAATTTGTAATAAAGTACTTCAAGATTATTGTAGTGGTACTATCGTTTTCACTGACACTGTACATACAACATATCAACAACACGGCGCAGATTGCCAAGTTGGAAACGAAATGTGCCGGTATGGAGACCGAAATCAAAAACCAGTATGACCGTATTAACGCCATGAAACTGGACAAGTCTGTTTTTGAGGCCACCATGATGCAACTCAATACGGTACAGAACGACCTGCACGAAATTCGTGCGGACATTCGTGAGCTTCTCAAATGCCAGGGAACGCACAAATAGGATCATAGAACATAACCGTCATGATTAAGAACTCATATGTTATTATCATCGCCTCGCCCAAACTCTCACAAATAAGATTGGACGAGGTGATCGGCCGCCGTGGACTGCTCGTGGAAGACCTGTCACAGAACCGGGAAACGAACCGGGGCGGCCTTGTGTTGCTGGAAGAAAGTTATCTGGATGAATTCCTGTGGTTCATCCCCGAAGAATCCATATCTTATGAATAGACTGAACAAAGTATTTTTGAGTGTCATGCTGTTACTCGTAAGCATTGTCTGGCTACAGTACCGCCGCATGGAGCGTCTTACGAAAGAGCGTGACCGTTTTAGCATGAACAATACCGCACTGCTTTCTGATATAAAGCGGATACAATCCGACTCCGCGACAATGGCGCTCGATGTCAAAGTACTGAGGTTGACCATGGACGAGTATAAGAAATTCCGTACCAAAGATACTGAGAAAATCAAGGAACTCGGAATGAGAATCAAACATCTTGAAGCGGCGGCACGGCATGAGGTCGAGGTACAGGCTCCGATAGATGCCGTTATCCGTGACACTTTCATTGTCCGTGATACAATTCCTTTGTTACGGCAAAAAATTGAAATGACAACACCGTATATAAAGTTGACAGGTTTTATTGAGAAGAACCGTCTCACAGGGGATATCAGAATGCCCGTAACGCTTAATCAGGCCATTTGGATAGAATACAAAGGGTGGTGGTTCTGGAAACGGGCCAAAGCCATCCACCAGATGATCTCAAGTGACAATCCTTATGCAGAAATAAAATATTCGGAATATATCCAAATTGAAAAATAGTCTCTCTGCCCAAAAGAGAGACAACCCACCCTATCTGATAAAGCATGACAACAGATAAGTGTGAAATACAAAGTTTATTTAGGGATTTGCAAAACACCCTTCTTCAAGAAAAGAACAAGTGTTGAAAAATGCTCTCACCTTTCCCATATGGGTAAGGAACCCCCAAAAACACTAACATTAATATCACAAAAATAATCGTGATAACAGCTATGCCCCAACGTACTAAAGCGGGGGGAATCGTACCGATAATGTTACGTACCTTTTCTGACCGGAGTTCAACCTGATCGGAACCATTGTTTCTCTCTATTTCCATGTTAATTGCCTAATTCAAGTTGGTTTTTCACTAAATTATAATATATGCCCTGCCTTTCTATAAGTGAGGCATGATTTCCTATTTCCACCACTTTACCATTGTCAAGTACGATTATCTGATCGGCGTTTTTTACTGTTGAAAGCCGGTGGGCAACAACGATGACTGTGCGTCCTTTATAAAACCCGTTCAGGTTTTCTACAATAGCTTTCTCGTTTTTGGCATCAAGAGCATTGGTCGCTTCATCAAGAAAGATAAAATCAGTTTTTTTATAAACCGCACGCGCAATAAGAATACGTTGTTTTTGCCCCTGACTCAATCCCATACCATCCCTACCGATTTGAGTGTTGTATTTTAGAGGAAGTCCCATTATATAATCATGAATATTGGCTATTCGTGCAGCCTGTTCCAGACGCTCCACATCTATATCACCATCATCCACTGCAATGTTTCTTGCTATTGTTTCTGAGAAAATTATTCCGTCCTGCATGACTACGCCACATTGCCTACGCCACCATTTTAAATTATAATTATCAAGATTTCTTCCGGCTATGAGAATATTACCTGCCATCACTGGATAATAACCTAATATAAGTTTTATCAATGTAGTTTTTCCACTCCCACTTGCTCCTACAATAGCGGTCACTTTTCCTTCAGGAATTATGAAAGATATACCTTCAACCGTTTTTTTCAGAGCATGCGGGTCATATTTAAAATCCACATTATCAATGACTATCGATTTGTCAGTTCTGTCTGCAAATCCAATATGTTGACGTTCGCATGTTTCTTCACTTTTTCTTTCATGAATTTCATTAATGCGTTCCAACGAGATTCTCACATCCTGTAGTGAATAAATGAATGACATCAGCTGCTCCACCGGTGAATTGAGTTGTCCTACAATATATTGTACCGCAAGCATTGCCCCTAATGTGATATTGCCATTAATTACGGATGTCGCAGCCATTACTGTTATAAGGATGTTCTTTACCTCATTGATAAAAATGCTTCCCGCTTCCTGCATCTGTTGCAATTTAAGGGATTTCATCTGCACTTTGAACAGGTCGGCCTGTACATCCTCCCATTCCCAGCGGCGTCTGCGTTCGCAATCTTGTAACTTTATTTCTTGCATTGTTGTAATGAACTGATAGGTTTTGCTTTGGCTTATTGCCTGCTGCTCAAAAAGTTCATAATCGATCACCTTACGCCGTTTTAGGAACGTGGCGATCCATGCTCCATAAAGAAAACTGCCTAAAAGGAATACTCCAAAGATTATCCTGTTATAAATAAAGAGTACCATTCCGAAAACAACAAAACTCAATAGACTAAACAATGTACTAAGTAACTGTGAAGTAAGGAATGATTGTACCCGGTTATGGTCGTTCATGCGTTGAAGCAAATCCCCCATTAATTTGGTATCAAAAAAGGACATTGGCAACTTTAATAATTTAATGAAGAAATCACTTACAAGTGAGATATTAATGCGCATAGAGATATGTAACAGCAACCAACGTCTGATAAAATCAGTCGCTGTCCGTCCAATGACAATCAGAAGCTCACCCAACAGAACTAACCAAATAAATCCGATGTCCCTGTTAGTTATGCCGATATCAACAATGGATTGTGTAAGGAAAGGCATGATCAATTGCAATATGCAACCTACCAGCAGCCCTAATAAGATTTGAATGAGATGCTTTCTGTATTGTCTCAGATAACCATATAAAAAACGGAAAGAATGCTTTTCCTTCTCGGAAGAATTTATTTCCCAAAAATTCCCTGTCGGTTCGAAAAACATTGCTATGCCTTTTTCCTCCCTTTGCGATTGTGTATTCAACCATCCTTTTTTAAATTCTCCTTCAGTATATACAATTTTCCCTTTGCCGGGATCTGCCACATAATAGATATTTCCTTTCTTCCTTTTATTTATTTTGTAAAGTACTACAAAATGATTCTGATTCCAAAAGATGATGGACGGCAGGTCCACTTGTTCCAGCTGCTCCACTGTTGCACGCCCGCAAACGGTATGTAATCCCAGTTTTTCGGCAGCCTGACTTATGCCAAGCAAAGATATGCCTTCATTGGTGGCAAAGCATATATCGGAAAGCTGGGCAAGGGTATATTCCTTACCATAATATTTACATACCATTTGCAGGCAGGCTATGCCGCATTGCATGGCATCATGCTGGAAATATAGTGGAAATTGAGACATATTTCTAATTTTGATATACTGTTGTTTAAAGTTTAAACTGCAATTACTTTTGACCAAATCTTGATGTATCCACTTCCTTAAACTTCTTCTCTTTGTAACCTCCGAATTTATATCTGAAAGAAACTGTTAAAGTACGGCTGTCCGGTCTCAGGAGCATATCCATGTGCTGGCTTTTATATCTGGTTTTCACATCAGGCATGGCGCTATTGAACAAATCTGTACCCTTTACACGAATTTCCGCCTTGTCTTTTGCAAAGCTCCACTTCAGACCTGCGTCCAGACTCCAGATTCTACCTAAATCGTAAATGCCTTGGATAGAAGGGGTCATATACATGGCTGCCAATTCTAATTTAATATTCGGCTTGGAGGAAATATTGATAGCGTTATCCAGACGTGAATATAGCGTCCACTTGTTCCGTTTGAAGGATAAGTCATAAAAGTCCTTGCATTTTGACGAATTGTTATAGCCGTTCAGGACTATTCTTGAATCAAAAATATTTCCAATATTAAAAGGAACCACGATGTTTAATCCTATCATTTGCTTATAGTTCCAATTAAGTGTCTTATATATCAGGGCCAGCCTATCTGATGACAGGTAACCTAACTGTTCGAAATGGTCAGGTTCATAGTCATAGTATAAAAGAAATTGATACTTGCTTTTTAAGACATATATCAACTGGGCTGAATAGTCTTTTGATGGCTTCAGATATGGGTTACCATGAATCTCCGTATATCCGTTCAAATATCCGACCGATTCCTGCATATCCCAATAATCCGGATAGGATTTATCTGTAGAGAATGAAAACTGGAGGATATGTGAGGGAGAAGGCACATACGTAAGGTCAAGTGTAGGATAAACAGCCCAGTTGTCATACTTGGCCAGCTTATAATACTCTCCAATAACAGAGAATGACATGGAAAAAGTCTCCGTGAAACTTTTATCGAATCCGGCATAGGCATTATATGTATATTCTTTAATGTTGCTGTCTGTGTTCGACCCCGTCATGTCGGTTTCAGTTCTTGAATTATATTTCTGCATATTATAATCTGTTGCATACGTGAATTCCGCTCCATAATTAAATGACCAATCCTTGGCAAACTCATGGCTTTTGTCCGCATATACTTTTATCCGGTCAATCTTTTGTTTTGAATCTGAAGTGAAATCGTTGATCATTCCGTCTGTTCTGCTATCTTGGAAATCCTGATAGAAAAGTGAATTATAATGTGTATAGTCCACTCCCGCATTGAAATTATTATGTGAAGAATAATTCAGACTCATATTGTGCATGGAATTTTCGAAATCCTTGTTATTGGTAGAATTGGAAAAGCTGCCAACAGAATTCTCTGTGCTTTTTCCATCAGGGCTTAAAACTGCTGTGTAAGCCAGGCTAAGTTTGTCCTCGTTATTGAAAGTGTACTCTCCTCCCAAACGTATGTTATGCGCAAGATCCTTTTTTGTTCCTCTATTGTACTGTTCTATTTCATAAACCTTATTATCCAACTTATGTAAAGTCGCCAAATCAAGTTGTGTCTTACTTTTAGTTGCTGACAGTGAATACAGAAAGTCCACGGATAATTTGGGGGAAGAGTACGACAGATTGATCCCTCCCTGACCGTTTGTAAAATGCCTTTGAATATACGAACCGTTAATTTCTCCCTGTAGAAATGGATTCTCCGTTTTTTTCTTTTGGGTGACAATATTGATTGCGGCACCTCTGACATGGTATTTTGCAGGAGCGCTATACATAACCTGTATTTTTTCAATATTTGAAACCGGAGTGCTTTTCAGCAACTCATAAAGTTGTGCATTGCTCATGGTTGTCGGTTTACCGTCGAGTATTATAGATACTCCATTGGCACCGGCCAAGGTTATTGAACCATTTTGTTCCACTACTCCTGGAAGTTGCAGAATGGATTCATAAGCATTGCTGATTACCTTTTTTTCTGCCATTCTATTCATATCATAGCTTAAAGCCCCATCTTCAACCTTAACTTGTGGACGTTCCCCCTTTATGACGACCTCGTTCAATGTATAATCCTGTTCTTTCATTGTGAGAGTTCCAATATTAGGGGTATATCCGTTAACTTGTTGTGTAACAAATAACAGGTGTTGCAAGATCAGACGATATTTTTCAGGTGCGTTTTTGATTAAAAACTGACCTGTAGAATCTGTAATAGCGGCATCAACAAAAACTGAATCTATCGTCTGCGCAACAACAGTAACGGCCTCTATCGGCTCATTTCTTGAATCAACGATTTTGCCTGTGATGGTCTGTGCATTTGCTGCCACACCTAAAAACAAGACAAACGCCAATGCTATCAATCCTCTTCTCATTAACATGTCTCTATATTTTTAATAATTATACATTTAACTAACCAATAAAGCCTCATGGCATTTATTATCTATCCGCATGGAAGAATTTGTATTTACTCCGTATTGCCGTAGGTTGATAGTCTTATGAATGTCCAAAACAGTTACAATCTCTGTCTTATTATCATTGCAATACAACAACCCTTCTTTTTCTAAGTTGAGAATTACTTCCGGCAATGTTTCTCCTTCTTTTGATTTTTTATTACCCAACTTCCTTGTTATCTGTTCAATAGATAACACTTCGGAATCACATAACTGCAACACTTCCCAATAAATATCATCCGTTTCGAACTCGATTTCCTTAATCAATGTGTTATTATAGAATTCCCTGTAGAACACACTATTGCTTTCAATTATCAATTGATAATCATAAATATTGTTTATATAATGTTGCTCTATTTGTTGGAAAGTGTCCCACAAATGATTATACTCCGGTTTTATAAAATCAAAAAAGAGGATGAATTTATCTTCTAATGACATATAATTTTCTGGGGTAAATTGTGCCAGGTGCGATTGTCCCCATTCTGTCAACCGGTTTGTTTTTAATAAAGTCCGGTAGTAAGGTGATGATTTTGCGACACTAAGGAAGGAATAGCTGTGGCATACCAGTCTCTTTTGGAAATAAAACCTCAAAAAATATAAGTTGTCAATACTTTCCTTTATATCATCTGTTGTTTCTTCCAATAAATTTCTTAGTACATTTGCCCCGTTAATACGAATACCTAATTCATTTGCCCATTTAATGAAGAACAGGTTACTGGCAAACGTATTTTTCTTATGGATCTTTTCCAAAAGGTTATTACTGGGTGATTCATATCCTATTTGGACGGATTCAAATCCTGCGAGGGCCATCTTTTTTATGACATTGAACGGAACCCCTTTTGTAACTATTTCCGCCAGTAATATAGAGAAGTCATTATTTTCTTTCCTATATTCGATCAACATGTCCAACAGCTCAATAAAGTTATCCATATCGGCTCCTATGATATCGTTGTCCAAGAATAAGACACGATTTACCTCATATCGCTCCACTTGCTCCTTTATTTCTCTTATTATCTGTTCATTGGTTTTAGTCCTATATTTATAGCCGGTATTCAAGAAACAAAATTTGCATTGTTTCCAGCTGCATCCTCTGCCGCCTTCTATAGGCAAGGACAGTTCCTGATCCAGAGAAAAGCCCTGTATGGATTTGAAATAATCGGAAAAATCCATCTTGGACTTGTTTAAGTCCACATAAACATTTCTTAACAAATTCACTTTTATTTCATCTCCTATACGATATACGGTATTAGGAATGGAAGACAATGCTGCTTTTTCACCGTCCAGATACAATGCCAGTTGTTGTATTGAATATTCACCTTCTCCCCAAGATGTATAATCGACATGTGGAAAGTTTTTCAAAAATGTAACCGCTTCTTCCTTTGTTCCAAAACCACCCACAAGTATATGGGTATTCGGATAAGCAGTCTTTATCTTGTCAATAAACAGGTTTGCAACAAGCCATTGATAGAACTGGGCTGAAAATCCTACAAACAGGTAGTCATCAAACTTTATTTGACTGATTTCATTTTCAAACCAGCAATTCAGTTTTTGATTGAATGAATGGAAGTATTCATAAATATACTCATTCCCTTTACTGTGCAGCTGTGGCTTTATGGAGTAGATATAATATTTAATCTTGTCCACAATTTTTGTATCGTTTAAACTGATGCCAAGATTTAGTAAAAAAGGCATCAGTTTATTAAGTTCGGTATCATATATCAAGTTCTCCATGTTGAAGAAACTTTTCAGCAGAGGGTTCAATGATACATTCCAATACTTCAAAGAAACATTGTACCCAACCTGATTTAATGCAGGTTTTAAGACTGACAGGCATGGAGATGGGACATTCTCCATTGCAGGCGGAAGCCATCCTAATAAGATTGTTTTTTTCATTGTCGTACATTTTAAGTAGTAGTAGCAAGGCTTGCTTGCTACTACATGCCCTCATTTTTTTTAGATTCTTATTACTATTTCCGGAATATCAATTTTAGGAACGTCCACGAAAATAGAATCTTGAGGTGAACTTTTACCGCCTTTTATAGCACCAGCATTTAGATTGGTAAGCCGGTCTATATTGGCAAGGCGGGAAGCTTTTGTTAGATTTCTCTTTTTCATTACTTGTAGTTTGAGATTTTGATGTTCAAATTACCTTCAATTTTCGCTTTTCCACCCTTAATTTTGTTGACTTCTGCATGAGTCAATCGGTCCATAAGAGTCATGTCATTCATTTTTTTAAGTTCTTTCTTTTTCATAATTGTAAAATTTTAAATTAAACATTAAAAGTAAACCCTGATGGTGCCTGTTATTTCACCACTGATTCTTTTCGCACCACCTGAGATAATTGATTGCTCTTTTTGAGTTAAGCGATCAAGCAGGACAAGATTCTTTTCTTGTCCGATCTTTTTCTTTTTCATTTGTGTATCACTTAAACCAACCTACTCTTTCAGTTTTTCGGTATCCACTCCTTTGTACAGTTAGGTCTGTTGCTGATTGTCTGGCCATCCAATTATTTATTTGCAAAGTTAAATAGTCATGAAAGTATATTTTGACACAAAAGTGTATTCGTTATAGACCTTCATGGAGAAATACACAAAAGTGTATATCATGAAGCTATATATAAATTTTCATAATGATTGTAGAATAGGAGAAGTCCATTCTTACTGGAGTACACCGGTATGGTTTCTGAGGCAAGATAATTAATGGAATGCCCCAATCGAACAGTCTCAATACCAAGTGTATTCATCACTTTGAGTAACTTGCTGTCTGTTTCTGCTATCATATAGCTTTTGCTATCGCATATAATAGGATGTACCGCATATACCATGAGTTGCTTAAACAGAGTGACTGTCGGGATTCCTGCCAGGGAGTCTATGGCAAATCGGCCTATATGCCAATAGTTATAATCTGTTTCAGAATGTATAGCTGTTAACGGATTGATACCGAAAATCTTTTGTAACGGGAGAGTTTTCTTCCTGTCCCACTTGAACACCCTGATTGAACCGATAATTTTGCCTGCATCATTGCGGACTACAAATATCGTGGAGTTATCAATATACTGGAGTTCTTCTTGATAAACAGAATATATCTCATTCTTGATAGATTCGGAGGAAAAATCACCCACATGATGTTTGTAATTCTCCCTTACCACAAATTCTGCCAATTCATTCAGGTTTTCCTTCCCCACCAATTGCCAGATATTGTATTGTCCGTTTGTATAAATCAGTTTTTCCATTTCTTTTTGTTTTTCTGATACAAAACTAAAAACGAACGGCTGCCTTTATTTAACACAAAAGTGTATTTTAGACAAATACACTATTATATTCACACAATTGTGTGTTAAAAAGTTACATATTCAAGAATAATCAGTAAATTTGCGGCGAATCTATAAAAAGAATTGTTATGGCAACAAATATAGGAGACTTCTTTATAATGTCTAATTCCGTATACAATATTACGGACGAGGACTATCAGAAAATCAATCTTCTTGTAAATACAGCCAAAGCATTTGCAAGAAGCACGCACCAGTGCGTGTATATCATAGATTATTTCAAACAGAACTTCCTGTACGTATCAGAAAATCTGGGATATTGGTGTGGTCAGACTTCTGACAAGATTAAGGATTTCGGGTACAGGTTTTATCTGGATTACGTGCCTGAAAAAGAACAACAGATGTTATTGGAAGTAAACAAGAAAGGATTCGATCTGTTCAACGAAATACCCTTAGCGGAACGTCTTGACTATACCATTTCATATGACTTCCATATTATACATGGAAGGAAACTAAGATTGGTGAATCACCACCTCACTCCAATGATATTGACTAAAGATGGACGTATATGGCTGGCGTTATGTACCATATCCATGTCGGCAAGAAGTACTCCCGGTTACATCATCATGAAGAAATCCGGTTCGAAATCTTATTATGAATATTCTTTGGACAAGCATAAATGGATAAAGAAAGAAGGCATAACCTTGAGCGAAATGGAACGTGATGTACTGATCCTTTCAGCCCAAGGCTATACCATGAATGACATAGCCGATAAACTATGCAAGTCCGTTGATACCATAAAGGCATGCAAAAGGGCACTGTTCTCCAAATTGGGAGTAAAAAACATTGCGGAAGCGCTGTCTTATGCAACCAATTATAGGTTACTATAGGGAATTGCTCTCACACATCAGTGATGAGAGGTAAAATTTAGGAAAGAACTTGACTTCACGTCCGGTCGCCAGATTGAACATGGCATTCACGCAGTGTCCCGCAACAATCCACGAGGCAACAGAAAGCTGGGGAGGGGGCAAGATGCCTCCTTCCGCACGATATTCTTCTATCGCCTTCTCCAACCATGAAACTGGCATATTCCAAAACGTTCCATACCTCGATACATACTCCGCCACTTTCAGTTCAAAGCCGTTAGGTTCTTGGGAGATTTCAGACAACTGATAACCTTTCGGCTTTACAATAGTGAGGAATCCCGCCCATCCGAAATTGTACGGATGGAGAACGGGAATCATCTTTTCGGAACAGATGCGGTCAAATTCAAAAGGGGTTCCATCCTTGAAATCCAAAGCATTAATAGCTATATGATGCCCTGAGATAATACTCTCTATATTACCTTTGTCTATAAATGTATTATGGAATTTTATTTCTGCGTTGGAATTAATTTTCTGCAAGCGTTTGCAAAGTGTTTCTGCTTTATATTTTCCAATATCCGCTTTTACATAATTCTGCCTGTTGAGATTACTCTCTTCCACTTTATCACCGTCAACAATGGTCATATTTTCAAAACCAAACCGCAAGGCGCATTCTGCAATGATGCTGCCAATTCCGGCACCACCCAATAGAATACGGACTTGTTTGATTTTCTCCTGTTCTTCTTCGCTGATATAAATGCGATTCCTGCTGTATCTTTTCATATAAACATGTTTTAATGAAACAAAGATACAGAGGTTCTTTCGATTAAGCCTGACACAAAAGTGTATTTTTGCAATAGAGTATAAATTTGTTGCATTATCTTTGCCATTGCCCTCCAAAACGTCAAGCAAGTATAAACCAAAAGAATCATTATCTAATATTTACACATTCCTCTTTATTGTTCACGAACAGCTAAGCCATAAATATACGATTCAGACCGGATTTTGTTAGTTCATACACAACTAATCGTTCTTTGATTAATGCTTTTACCGCTCCACCGAATATATGCCGCAAGAGATCAAAATATAAAACCACATCACAAAACCAGCTACCAACTATTTGTCAAAAAGGCATTTCCAACAACAAGAACATCGGAAGAAAGAGTTATTGTGGTAAATAATGGACGTCTTTTATCTACATTAAAAACTTCCTTGTAAAAAACAATATAGGCACATCTAAACTCAATAATCCGAAATACAGAGTTATCTTCAATCTTGTAAAAAGTAAACCTTCCGCTAATGGGCTTAAATTGCCCGTTCACCATAATCTCAAGTATGTCCGTATCTTGAGTCGATTCAATGCTGAACGTAACCCGTCCGCCAATAACAGTTGTCACCGGACGCCCTTTGGCGTCTGTCTTACGACTAAACTCTATATGTGAGTAGAGTATATCTATTTCTTTGTTCCGAATTTGCACGGTCACTCTGAATGCTCCCATAGCAATACTGTTTTAATGGTTATGAATCAAGACAATAATTCTTGATTAAAGCAGAGGTCCCGCTTTCGAAAAAAGAAAAGAATATCAACTAAAGCAAATGTAACAGAAATCCTCAAAACATCCAAATAGTTTGGAATATTTTTTGTAATCAAGGGGATCTGATGATTACGGAAAAAGACCTATTTTATATGGTGTACATAAATTATAATGATATTGACACCTGCATATCCGCTTCCTGAATACAAACGGAAATGCAGGTGACTTGCCAATAAGCTTAGAACAATCGTTGTTGCTTGTACATTTGGATATCTTCCAATTTTATAAGTTCCCACAAATCCGGTGATATTTTGCGGGACTGCATATAGGCTTGTATTTTCTGTTGGTCTTCATCGCTGTAATAACTAATTGTCCAATGAACTTTCTCTTTGTCTATGTGGCTGATTATTTTGTCAATATAGGGTTCGTCAACCGGAGAAAAAGAAAAGCCGTAAATATAAATATGCTCGATTTCATTCATTGAAGAGAATATGCTCCGGTTATCTTGGATAATTTGCTCTACATTTTTGCGAATACTATATATTTCGTTGACTGCGGCATCACGAACTGTTTGAGTTATGTAGTCTTCCCCATCGTACCACTCGGCGAGCTCCTCTTCCGACAAATCTGCCGGAGGCTCCGGTTGGATGACTTCTGCAGCTTTGGTCAGCTCTTCATAAGTCTTATTGTGACCAAGTACCAGCACTTCATCGGAAGCCTTACCATGAATATGAAGAATTTCTGAATCAGGAATACCGTATAAATACTGTAAGGTGGAAGTGTAATTAAAATTAATGAAGTGGTCATCTCCTCTGGTCAACTTTATCTTTTTACTTCCATCCGCCTTTGACAGAGAGTTAATCCATGCTTTGAAAGTGTCTTTAATGTCATTGACCAAACCTCCAATTTCACTTTCTGCCTGGTACGAACCGACATAATAATCCCGATCCCTAAACTCGTCACTGGCAAAATCCGGCTGATTTTCCGAAGCAGTATACTGTACGTAGTCCGCAAGTTCTATTTCACCTAAATTCACCTCAAACTGCCACCACCATTCGTCATCATCCACATAATAGAATTCTCTCAGTCTTTCGTAGAGTTCCGGTTCGTTTTCTTCGAGCCATTGACGGTACGCACTATAACTACTATTTATTCCATGATGGCAATCGAATCCATTTCCTATAATATACAAGTTTTTCATTTAAGTATTTTTTATGAGTTAATTCTTTCATTTACGCGAAGTTATAAAATATTTGTGGCCTAAAAAAATATCTTCTCCTTTTTTTGATAGTCTTGCTTTTTTCCCTATTTTTGTAGAAAACCAACATCATAAATTATGAACATCAAAGATTATATAGAAGAAAAACAAAAAGTTTTTAAGCAGTTGGATTCTGCTATAGATAAGACATTTTCAAATGATGCTGAAGAACGTAAGGAAGGAAGAGAAGAATTAGAAAAGTTGCGCGGTAAAGATGAAGCCGTTCCTTTTGCCATAGGTTATGCACATCAAATAGAATATGACTGCACGGGAAATCCGGAGAATGCACAAAAAGCTATTGAAGAATACAAGCGCATAGTTAATGAAGGGTATGCTTTTTTAAAAGAAAGCATTCAGGAATTGGAAGCCCGATTAGGGAACTAATTGTATATGAAGCGGAAGTATTTCATTACAAACAGTAGATTGTAGCGTGTTTGATTTTGTATCCACATTAAGAAGACGTCTGACCTTATGCTGTATGACAGCGAGGACAAACGTCTTTTTTGTGGCAGTTCAGTTGTCGTGGTCAAGCATAATATACCAGCCGTCTTTGATAGGTTTATATAGAGTCGTATCACTATCTGTTTGGCGATAGATATCATTCAAATCCAATTGTTGTTCTGTTGCCGATATTTGCTCTTTATCCAGTTCCGGTTCATAGAGAAATTCTTTGGAAGTTCCGCCGATTGACAAGCCGTGAACAAAATAAGGGATATAGACTTTTGTTCTTGATGTATCCTTGCCCATTTCCTTTAGCGATTCTTTTCCCCAGTAAAAGACACGCTCACAACTTATTTCGTTTAGAAGGGAATCCAGCCGCAACTTATGTTCTTCGGGCAGTTCCTTGATACTCAATAAATCGTCGCCATATAATGTATCCGTTCTGTAAGGAGGGTAATATGTACCATAAGCACGTTGTACGACAATGTCGCGTATTTCATTGAAAGCCGCTTCATGTTGCGTGAAATGACGCACCATTTCGTCGTCGGTCGGCAGGGATAGTTCGCAACCTGTAACGAATAAACTTGAAATCAGAAATGTTATTGGTGATATTCGCATTTTTCTATATGTAAAGGCTTATTATTCCGGTAAAACAGATAAAGTTCATCCATGATATGCCGAGATGTCAAAACAGAAGGTACCGCTCCGAACTTATTGAACAGGCTGAAACCAACCTTTATGGCCTGAGTGTCTTCTGCGTCATCGAATCCTCCCAATATATCCGCATCTCCCAAATTAACAAATCGATTCGAAATGTATTGTTTGGCCCAGGTACCATAAGACCTGTTATTGTCTCCCAGTTGGGCAAAACCGGCGCCATTAACAAGTTCAAATTCGGTAAATCCCACATACCTGCCGATAAATCCATAGTGTATGTTAGACCATATATCATACATAAATTTCAATTGTGTTGCACTATCACAAGCCCAATCGCAACCTTGTATTTCTTTGATCTTTCTCTTATGATCCCATATTTTCTCATTTGCAACAAGTCCTTTCCACTTTTTGTATGCCTGTATTCTTCCCTCTACTTTGTCTGATGCGACACTTGCAAGTAGAGAAGAAGGATTTAGTGCGGATACTGCTGCCTGCCCGAATGGGGTCAGTTTCTTGAATGCTTGCTTTTGAGAATTCTGTGATTTATTGTAATGGTTCAAAAGAGAGATAAGTTCTTTTACATCCTGAGACCTGACGTTTCTTTTGATCTCTTCACAGATATAGTTTGCCGTATCCCATACTGATGGGTATGGATGCACGGAAATACTACTCCCTGTCGCTTGCCTTTTTGCAGACTTCGGTGTGCCATCAGCTTTCATCATATTGTTTATGAATTTAAAAAAGATTCTATATCATTGCTACATGCTGCGGCATGTTTAAATCCATTAAAAAGTACCATCAAACAACCGTTGTCGCTATACAAAGCACCGGTCTTGGGGTCCTCATTTTTATAAAGTTGTTCCACCACTTCATCAAAAGTACCGCATTCTGCCGCACGGCAAAGGAAACTACCCATATTTTGGCTTAACCAATATCCGCCATGCATCCGGTCCTTTTTCGGAATATCTAAAAAATCAATAACTACAATACGACGCCGATTTCCATGCAGGAAGTGCATTCGCTCTAATAAATTGTTACAATATAAATCCCCGAAACTATATCCTGCAATTACTAATCTGGGGTTCCGGATTATGCAATTAGTTAAATTGGCATGATAAAAATCAAAGGGGACACAGTTTAGTTTATCCGGTTTACGCAATCCTGTAACTATAGGGGACGCATAGTAAGTTTCTCCGGACTGGCAGGTTGGTTGCCCCTGTCCTCGGCCTATCATCATATCTTTTACTATATCATAATTAGGATATTTGTATAGGTCATGGGAGAGATTGGTATATATATCCTGATTTGCGTTTTTATAGGACGAGAAATAGTAATTGATACATCCGTGCAGATGGTTAATGGTTGCCACTTTTTCCGGATTCTCAAACAACCGCTTGGGATTAAACCTTTTGAATACATCTTGAATGCCATCAGGTTCAAAACCATCTTCATAGTTTCCAATAGAATCTTCTATCGTTGTGTCATAGTTAAACACAAAGAAATCACTGCCCTTTCCGAACTGTTGGTAAAAATCCCGATACCATTCATTTTCTTTATACTTCCGATTTCGAAAAACAGTATCGTATCCATTTATAATATCCATTATCCGTAAAACGAACTGCTTCATCACGGAGCTGAGATTGTTACGATCAAACTCCATATTAGGCAGTGTAAAGGGAGCAAAAGCAGGGAACAGATTCGCATTATGACATTTGCCATCCCATACCCATCCATAGGAATATAGCATTTCCAACACATGGAACAGATGTTCAAAATGGACATTAGGTTCCGGTGCCTTCCTAAGAAACGGATTGGAGTGATCAGGCGGATAAGCCATCTTAAGTTTGTCATAAATATCTTTCACTGTTGTAATGGAATTACTTGGATCAAGATAATCCGTATAGGGACTACAAACCTCGTCTGTAATATTCCTTGTTGATGGTTTTATAGTTCCTTGCGGTAAATCAAGGTCAAGTGGCGTACCTGCTCCAATAAGAAATGTTGTGCGATTATCAATCATATTCATTAATACTTAAAAATGTAATTTAATTGTTATATGTGAGGTGTTCCCTCAACTGTTGGTATCCGCCGCCTGCTCCACTGTCAGTAACGGAGAGAGCCGTAACGATGAAGTGCTGCAGTCTCAGGAGCACGCTGACATAAGGGTGAGGCATGAGAGAGACAGGGAAGGGCGATATCGCCACAAGGTGAATGTCACCTTCGAACACCGGAGCGAGCTGCTTGGAGAAGGGCAGGCAGAGCATGTTCTTCATGCCCCCGAGAACCGAGAGCATCGAGGCATTGGAGTTGTTTTTTATGCTACCCAAGATATCTTTTCCTACACCAGTCTTGAGGTTTGCACTTATGCTGTCGAAATAACCTGTGTCCGTCATTACAATTATTAGATATTATATCAGATTAGTTATCCAGTCTGAATACCATTCACTAAAAGTAATATGCTTATTCTCTTTATTGAGAACAGGTGAAATACCACTATAATCAGCTCTATTATCAAGCCAAATATTACCAAATTCTGTTCCATTAACAACAAGTAAAAAGGTACAACCATGCCCCCAATGACCTATTTGTAAACATCCAAATATATGTTTGGTATTCATATATTTATCCACAATCTCGGATTCAGGATAATCATCATCCCAATCAAATGATGCAATCCAAGACTCATTCCACTTCTCTTGGTATGGAAATTCTTTATTTAAACAAATGCAAGGTCGATTTCTCAATTTAAAATCTATTATAGAATCAAATAATGATTTTAATCCAAATCCAGGACCAACTCCACCATTTCCTATCTCAGAGATAAAGCGTTTATAATCTAGTGGAAGTTCTATATGATTTTCAAATTCAAATTGTCTTATCTTTTCAAGAGAAAGAGTTGGATTAAATATCAAATCACTCTGTGCTATTTTATCTAACAAATTTCTTTTCTCAATAATTTTATTTTTAATGTATTTGATTGAATCCATAATCATTTTGGTTTATAAGTTGATATTTTTTTATGCCCTTCATCATTAATATAATGATATCGAATAATCATATTATGCTTTATCGCAAAGGTTTGCATGCCTTTCTCACATCTATTACATGGAGCCAATGGAGATAATTGTGATACACCACCTTTAGTCATTTGCCCCATTGAATGTATATCTAATACTTTTCCCGATAAATCACCAACTTTGTTTCTCTTATCAAGAGCTTCTAATAGTTTGGCCTCTGAATGTCCAGTGGCACCATATCCATTGTATTGTGCGTCTGACGATCCAGGATTACTATACCATGAATATTTTCCTTTATCTGTTAATACTGGTTTCCCATCCAAAATAGCAATAACCTCATGCCAGCCAAACCAATCAATTAGAACATTAGTATCAACAACATAATTATATAAACAAATTCCACCAGCCAGTCCAATCGGGTCCTGCGAAACATACATTCCTATTTGCGGTGAGTAGTACCTGAACCTGTTGTAGGCCAGTTCTGTCTCTCTGTCATAATACTGGCCTTGAAAAAGGAACGGAATCATCCCTTTGTTTCCTGTTTCCTCAATGACATTCCCATTGAAGTCAAGCACACGACTCCACACTTCATTACCTTCAGTATCATACGTTTCTGTGGGTGTCCCCAAATGATCCGTCAATATGGAATATGTTTTCCCCTCCTTAATCATGGCTGCCGGAACGAAAGATTCTTCATCGAACAACCACAGTGTACGGGCATGACGCTTTTCATCCGTTTCCCAGCGTTCATATCGATGCAAATAGGTACGCTGCTGCTTCCACTGGTGCAGCGGTACATTCCCATTCCATAACCAGCGAGTGACAACCGTACCAAATGTCTTTGAAAGTCGTCTGCCCAGAGCGTCGTAGGTAAATCCAACCTCTTCTCCATCAGGACGTATGACCTTAGCCAGCGAACCGTCGGCGTTCCATCGATACCTCCAATGCTCTTTTTTCCCATCAAGCCATTTCCCTGAACCAATATAACGTTCCGTCAGGTTGCCGTCCTTGTCATATTCATAGTGCCACTTACCGTCCTGCTCCATTACGCCTCCCTTGAGGAAACGCCGTATCGTACAGTCAGGATCAGGATAAAGATTGCCGAGAATATCGCTCTTTCTCCATTGCTGTGTACCATCAGGGTATTCCGCAAATTCAAGCTGACCATTCGGCGTATAGCCATAACGTGTCGTACCTCTTTTGCTATCCTCGGTGGAGAGCAGACGGTCGGCCACACCCCAGCAATAGCGACGCATGTGCCGTGTCCGGGCATCTTTGCGTGTCCGGGCATCTACCAACCGTCCTATATTGTCGTACGCGAAACTGCGCACCACACCGCCCGGAAGCATCCGTTCCACTTCGAAGCCCAACGTATCGTAACGGTGTTCGGAATGCCAAGCACCTCCGTCTTCACCGCATCCGTCACTCGCCTTGAATCCAACCAGCTCTCCATATTCGTTTCGCTCATATTTCAAGTCTGCTCCAAGTGTACTCTGTAAAGAAAGAATCTGCCCGACCTTATCATAAGTACGTGTGATGGTCTCTCCATCCGTCGTTTCCGTAACCGGGAGCCCCAGTGTATTGTATGTAAACTCCACACGGCTTTCACCTCTTACGGCTTCCACAAGCCTGCCCGATATGCCGTACTGATAAGTCTGGTCCGGTTCGTCAGTTGTGACATAAGAAACACGCGTAACGCGTGATGCCGCATCGTATTCATACTCCCTTTCCGTTCCGCTCGGCAATTTCTCGCTCACGACCCGTCCGGCTATGTCACGTTTGTATATCCTTCTCTTTCCATCGAAGCCCACCTCGCTAATTACGTTACCCGTATTATCAAGGTCGAAGTCATAGCATTGCCTCCGTTCGTTGATTACCTTGCGCAAGCGTTCCTCTCCATCGTAGCGGAACGCTACTACGCCACGGCTATCCCGACGGGAAGTCAGTTTCCACATTCCCGCATAGCGGTATTCCACCTGTTGCAGGTTATCACGATATTCCACCAGGTTATCAATTCCGTCATAAGTCAGGAATATATGGTTTCCATCGAAATCTTCCACCTCCACCACACGACCAACCAAGTCGTACTTGCGTACCTGTTCTGCGCCTTTCGGATTCGTAACGCGAAGGCAGCGTCCAATCCGGTCGTATCGGTAACGTAACACATTGCCACGGCTGTCTGCCACTTCCGTAAGATTTCCGTCCTTGTCGTAAGAAAGGGTTGTCATCACACCGTAAGGATCCGTCACACGACTAACCAATCCTTCACGGTATTCTATTTTTGTCTCAGCTCCCTCCGGATTTGTGCGCTTCATCACATTGCCCTTGTCGTCATAGCCGAACATCCATGTTCCCCCGTCTGCCGTAGTCACACTTATCGGCCTGTTGCGTAACGCACCTTTCCGGAAGAATACCGCAGAAACACTGCCACCGCCCGGATCCGAATTGTCCGTGCAGTTACCCCAGCGGTCATACTTGTACAGGTAGCTGTTGCCTGCCGGATCCGTTTCCTGCAAAAGTTTCCTGTCCGTGTCGTATTTCCAGCGGTGTTCACCTCCATTGGCGTCTATTTTCAGATATACAAGCCCGTCACGGTGGTGATAAACTGTCAGTTTATCATGGCTGTCAAGTACTTCTGTCAGCCCGTTCATAAACTTCAGCTTGTGATTGTATATGCCGTCGCCCCCCCATGTGTGGATGCAGCGGGCACCGATACCCGTATCGTCATATTCAAAATACCACGAGAGTCCGTTACGCCACGTTTCCTTCACGATCAGGCGTCCGGCATATTCATAGAGCATCGCATCACCCACCGCATTACGTTGCCGTATCATATTTCCTTCGGCATCGTAATCGTAAGAGGCAAGTATGATTTCCTCATCCGCATTTTCGGGATGCGGAGCCCATATTTCCATGATGCGTCCGTTGCGGACATCGTATTCCACCCTCAGATGGCGCCCTGCACTGTCCGTTATATTGCGCAGGTAGCCCTCGGCACTGTAACTGAACCGTATGGCAAAGCCGTTAGCATCGGACACGCTTTCAAGCAGATGTATGGAGTCATACTCTTTCCGTGTAAAACGATAGTACAGATCCTCGTCCATATCCCAGATACAATAACCGTCCTTCTCTTTCCGTGCTTCTTTCCGTTCGGAACGTATAAATGACGGATTTTTCTCTGTGGGCAGGGAAAATGCGACCGGTATTCCGTCCGACATACGGAAAGTTAGTATTCCGTTTTCCACGACAATCCCCATGTCATAGGCGTGATGCCAGCCGTTGCCCAAGGGGCCACGGTAATCGCTGCGACTGTACCATGTACGTTCCCACGAAAGCGGAATCGGGCCGTCCAGCCAGAAATCCTCTTCATCAGTAAAGAACGTGCCGCTTGCCACATCAACGGGATGTCCGGTGACGGTACAGATCGTTTTGTGCAGCATATTCTGCAAGGACTTGCTCTTTATTTTGTCATTTACCGCGTCGTGCAGTTTTTTTGCCACCTTTGCGGTCTTTCTCTTGTAGGCTCTGCCGAAAGCCCCCATGCATTTACGGGAAAGTGCGGCCATAGGGTTGAGCGGTACGGGAATGGGGCTGGTCAATATCTGTTTTGCAGGGGGAATCGGATTAATGACTCCCGTAGGCAGAAATAGTCCCGGCACCTTATGTACACTGGCCATACCGAGGTCGTTACAATCCAGATGCAGGTGCGTACCTCCTCCTGAAAGAGGCAATCCGTCAGCCAGTACCGTAAGGCTTCCCATGAATGCGTGTCCGTTATTCTTCGGGATCGGGAGAGAGTTGGCAGCAAATCCGGCTCCCATAGGAATATGCGGTATGCTACGTGTGGGTGTGGAAGCTACAGCACGAGGAATAAATCCGCCTATTTTGACGGTTGCACCCAACATGCCCACGGCCATTGTCAATGCGGTATGTCCGATTTCCGCAAGTTTGGCAGAGTCCGCACTTCCAGTATCCTCTGCTGTTGGCGGAGGCGGTATAAACGAGGCCACTGCTGCGGTCATAAAATCTTGAGGGCATAATAGTGTGCCCACATACGGATGCGGCATGGGTACGCTTGTTGCCGGAGGTATGTTCACCAAGTGTATATCCACTCCGATTACAGGATCAAGTTGCTTGGATATGGGAAGGCAGGCCTGTCCTTTCATACCCAATGCGCCGAGTACGGGCAGTATGGCTGCCTCACTCACGTTGTCAGCCAAGCTGCCAAGGGCGGTTGCCGCCTTTAATCCCGTGTCGAGAGCATTTATCGATGGTGACACACCAGCTTCTGCATTAGCAGAAACTCCGGAAACCACACCAGACATTTGTTTGCCGACAGTGACTTCAAGCTGCGAGCTTACCTGGTCGAAATAACTTGTTCCTGATGACATAACAATATCCTTTAATAGTTTTAAGTCTTAAAAAATAAATAGCCTGACAAGAAAATGGCAAGTACGACAATGACCCCCAGCCAAAAGCGTAAGCCATTAGGTCCCAATATGTCCAACCAGAAATTTCCACCCCAACTGCCGGGACGGGCATAAGTCCATTTCCAGTCCAGTAATAATCCAAGAAGCCACACCAATAAAATCAGTATAACAATAAGATAACCTGATTTCGGATTAGACTTGATATAATCCGGTCCATCAGTGAATATCTGTTGCAGCGTTGTCCATATTTTGTTCAGCCAGTTCATAATATTTCCCTAAATTCCGTTTGTACTCATATAAGAAATTTTCCCAGTCTTTCCCGATTATGCGTGTTAATACCGAATCGATTTCGTCTTTGCCGACAGAAGACTGGTAGTTCGAACTCTCAAGCAGCTTGAGAAGCAACAATGGATAAGAGGAGTGCCTTACCAGCTCAACAGATAATTTATCTGCCAAACGGAATCCTTCAATGTAACATTCTGCCGCCAAAGCGTTCTCGTGATTTTTTTCTCGACACCATCCGCACATTCGCAAAGCCTCTGCTTGCATAAGATAGTCTTTACATCGGGAGTAAGCATCCGCTCCCACCTTATATATTTCAGCAGCTTCCTGCCACCCGGAACGATGCACCAATATGGAGGCTTTTCCCAAAAGTGCACCACCAAGCAAACGGCCGGACAGTGAAGGCTCGAGCCTGCCTTCACCCATTTGTGCCGATTCTACCGCCTTGTTGGCAAAATAGAGAGCCATGTCCCAATCTTTACGTGTAATACGGTCAGTGTATAAAATGGTATAGACAGTAACGAATTGACTCAGCCAGTTTAAGTCCTTTTTTACATTGACGAGAGCCATATCCAAGCACTTGCGTGCATAAAATTCAGTCTGCGCGGCATCCCCTTTCTTCACGCTATTCATTAGTTTCACCAACATTATTCGAAAAGCATTGGCGCCCGGATCACCAGTATCCTCATTGGCGGCCTGTTCAGCCAATTTTTCAACGGCCTCATCCATGTTGATCGGTGGATAAATACTGGTCGTTTCTTTCGGATACTTAGACATGATGTCACCGAACTGTTCCTGCCCGATAATGTCACTGATCCCCCAAACCATCTGCGCATTGAACGGCAATGACAGAGCCTGTTCGAACCAAAATCGACATTCTTCATACTCCTGCGTACCCTCGATATCAAAGACAAAACTGCATTTCATATCAGTCCCGCCAACGATAACCTTTGCCAATCTATTGAAATTCTCAACAACCAACTGCGCAGGATTATCCTTGCTTCCAAGTGTAAAATCCGGAGTCCAGTCTATTCTCTCAAAAATAATGTCTTCCGGCTTATCGGAATCATTCCAATATTCAATCTGCCGCTCTATATACCGAAGAACTTTATCGCTATATTCTACAACAGACATAAACGGCAAGGCTATGACGAAAACCATATCCTCCTCGTCGCTGTCAATGGCCAACATATAGTCATAAAATGCCTTGAGCATGGATTCATCTCCAGGATTAATAACTATACGAACCATTTTTACGGGATGACTTATGGCTTCCTCCCAAAGGTAAAGCATATTGTCTGCTATCTGTTGTATGGCGTTGCTCATAAATTAATTCAGTTTAATGATTGTACCTGCTATAGCCGTTGTGCCACTGGAATCCACAGTAGCCTGTGTGCCTCCGGAAAGTGTTGCCGTACTTTTCCCCGTAGCAGTAACCTCATTACCGTTTATGTTATATGAAGTTTCGGCAGAAGTGCTCACTTTTTGGGCGGCTTGGATGATGTCCGCTCCGGCCGTTTCCGAGATATTGGCAGCAGCATTGGATGTAATATTGCCTTCACTATCCAATTCAATGGAAGTTTCCCCCACGCACAACTTGATGGATTTTGAGGCGGAAATAGTTATGTTTCCCTGTCCATCAGCCGCATAGCTATTGCCATCCTTATCTTTCATGGTGATACTGCCTTCGTCATCGTCTATGGTAATGGTACAACCGCTTCTCGTTGTCAGGCTCTTTTTCTTGTTCCCGCTGTCTCCTCCGGTTCCGGTTTTTCCATTAAACAAACTTCCAAGCACGAATGGGCGGTTGGGGTCGTCATAGCGAAAACCGACAAGGACGATATCATCTTTCTCCGGGATAAATACAAACCCGCGATTTGTAGAAACTTTATCGCTTACACCGGCATCCGGTGTCAAGACACGAATCCATGATGTCTGCATTCCATCGCCTTGCCAACTCATCTTAACCTGCACACGTCCTTGCTTTTCCGGATCATCATTGCTTATTACCACAGCCTGCTGGGTTTGTGCAACCGGCAGTGGCACATCGGGAGGGGGAAGAGTCGGAACAGAAGAACTGATAGCCGTGAAACTGTTATAATAACTTTCTCCCGCACCTGAGAAGTGTGTAATCTCCGTTACGATATATTCTCCCAAACTCTTTTCTTCAAAAACAGATTGAAAAATCTGGATTGCAGTCTGAATTTCAACTACGCTACCCAAATTTACAAGATTGCTGTCGGTATCACAAGCTATGTAATGTGATGAGGCTGTGTCACCCTGTTGCTTTTTCTGGAAATAATTATCAAGCTGACTCTTGTTGGCAACCCTAATCTCAGAGTTTTGGACAGCCGGAGACTTGAATAGTTTTATAGAAGCGTCGAATGCAGATTGTCCCAGCATATTCAGCCCCTTTGGAGCATCCGGAGTAGAAGCCTTATATGTCTGTGCATTTCCTGAATGGTATGAACTTCCTTGTAAAGGTCGTGCAAGTGTCTGAATACCGATATTCAAATCCGAAATTTCGCGGCCATAAGCCAAAGAGACAGGAGGTGGAAGTGACGATGGTTTGCCAAATACCAGCTGATGTCCGTCATAATACAGCCATTCATGATATTGCCGTGCCAAACGCCGGATAAAATCAAAATCGCTTTCGCGATACTGGCATTCATATTCGATCTCTGTTTTGTATTCCGGATTAACCAGACAAGGGACACCATCCCTGTCACATATTTCCTTAACTATGCCGGATAATGTTTTTTTTGTCCATGAAGCACAGTTCAATTCTGATTCAAGCAGGAATGTTAAAGAATATCCCTGTATAAGCAGATAGCCGTGATTGCCTTGGGTACGATGAAGCTCGACGTGAGTTATGATACCCTTGAAAACATTATCTCCCAGTTGAATATCCAGTTTCTTGCCTACCCAGTTCTTGCTTTTGTCAAGCGTATGTGCCGCATAAAGTTCTCCGGATTCTATGTCCATGTGAACATCAAAATAGTGATGGTCATTAATGAATTGTTTCAATATGACCTGAGAAAAGGAGGGCAGAGGACTCCCTTCAATGCTGACTGTTGTTTTCTTCTGCTCGAGCATAACGGCTATATTTTAGTTAAAAATCACAATTGCCGCCCAACGGAAAATCCGTCAGGCGGCAATTCTTATTACATCCCGGACGGGTGTTCAAGCTGAAAATATCAGTTCTTCGGCCAGCGATTGTCCAAAGCGGCGTTCCCCACGTTG